TGGTTCGACCCCGAGCAGGACCGCTACTTCGCCCAGATGGGGACGAGCGATCTCGCGTTCTGCGACCGGCTGATCAAGGAGAACGTGTTCGCCAAGACCGGGTGGAAGGATCTGGCGAAGAAGCGCTACCCGTTCCTGGTCGACACGAACCTCTACGCCCAGCAGATCGATCTCTCGGGGAAGCTCTATCCCAACAACTGCAACGAGATCCTGCCGCCGCTCCGGGGCACCTTCGCCCAGGACCTCGCCGCGCGGTTCAAGAAGCCCGAGAAGAAGCGGAAGGCCAAGGCGTGAGTCACGGCCACTTCATCCTGAAGTGCAAGTGCGGGCGGATCATCGCCCAGTGCCGCTGCCCGGCCTCGGACAAGGCGATTGAGGTGTCGAACGATCCCTGCCCGGTGTGCCGGATCGCGGGGGAAACCAAGCCGTTGACGGAGGGACCGTGAACGCCTGGGACCCGCTCGTGATCTTGGCCAACGCCTGCGCCGTCCGCTATCTCGAGGCCTGCTCGGCGGTGGTCCTGTCCTACGCGGTGCTCACGACCGGGGGCCTGCTCGCCTTCGCGCTCTTCCTGCGGGCGGTCCGGGGGGCGCGATGATCCCCGCGATGCATCCCCAGGCCGCCCGGTTCCTCGAGACCGATCCCGGGCTGTTCTTCGTGGGGTTCCTGCTGGTGCTGGGCATCCTCCTGTTCGCCTGGTGGCTGGGGCGATGAAGATCCCCCGGGGCGATGCCCAGAGCGAGCTCGCGCCAGCGTGGCTGCCCATCGTGGACACGCAGGGGCATCCGGTCAAGCCGATCATCCGCTGCCGCTGCGGCCGGTGGATGAGCATCGGCAATCATCACGTGCATGCCGACGGCCGGGTCACGGCGAGCTTCTACCACGCCGAGGACATGGACTGGGCGGACGCGACCCGATGAACGTCTACTCCGACACACTGACCCACGACGCCATCCTGGTGTGGCTGTCGCCGCCGGCGCGCGACGTCATCGGCGGGGTGGCCATGCGGACGGCCCCGCCGCCGACCGTGGCGGATGCGGTGCCCGTGGCCGAGCTCGCGTTCGTCCAGATCGGGACGGTCCTGGCCGTGGCCGACGACAGCCCCGCCGCCGAGGCCGTGACCGCCCGCCTCATCCTCCAGGTCCTGGCCGCCGACGATCTGCCCGCCGGCGAGGTCGTCCTGGGCCGCCTGAGCGTCCTCCTGCCCGCCGTGGGCGACGATCTTCCCCCCGGGGAGGCCCTGACCCTAGCCCTGCCGCTGCCGGGCGTCTCCGTGGCGGATGCCCTGACCCCGGATGACACGGTGGCACTCCGGGCCAGCCTAGCGGTGGCCGACCTCCTGACCCCGACGGACGCGGCGGCCGCGCAGCTCCCGCTGGGAGCGATCGCGGTGGACGCCGTCCCGGTGGCCGAGGGGGTCAACGTTGGCCTCAACGTGCTGGTGGTCCGGGTCGGGGACGACAGCCCAGTCGGGGAGGCGGTCACGCGCCGGCAGTCGATCACTCTCGTGGTGGTCGACACCATCGTGGTCGACGAGCGCCGGAATGCCAGCCTGCTTGCGCCCAAGAAGATCAAGGTTCGAGGAAGGAACGCCACGCCATGAAGCTGATCGGTCGCTGGGAGAAGGTCCGGATGCTCGGGATGCGCGGGTGGGGCCTGCCCTACATGGTGGACCGGAAATGGGGCCGGGTCATCCCGCACGCGGAGTCCGGGGAATGGTGGAAGTCGCCGGACGGCATCTGGATGCCCACGATCCGTGGCGGGACCGGCTTCTCGTACCGCGGGTTGCCGCGCGCGACGCTCTGGAGCTTCGATGTCAGCGCATTCTCCCCGTCCGCCGTTACGATCAACAACGTCCTGACGGTCGGCACCTCGGGGATCGGCGTCGCCGCGCGCGCCGCCATTCCGCAGGCCGAGACCCTCACGGATCTCTACTACTACTGCTCGTCCGCGCTGACCGGCGCACCGACCTTCAAGTGGGAGATCCGCACCTCCAACGGCAATGCGCCGGACACGACGGCCCCAGGCCTACTCGCGAGCGGTACGTCCACCCCGACAGGCAATAGCTGGAATCGCATCACCGGCCTGAGCGTGAGCCTCGCGGGCGGGGCCGTCTACTGGTTCATCATCGGTGGGAACTCAGCGGACGCCAGCAACAAGGTCGATCTCCAGCGCGCGGGCTTGAACGAGAACAGCGGCACCGCCGTCTTTGCGCCCTACTGCGCGGCCTCGACGGGCAACGGGTGGTCGGGGGCCTCATCGACCTTCAACGCCTTCGCGTCGATCTCGGCGGTCTTCTCCTCGGGGCGCGTGGTCGGGGATCCCTACACGGCCGAGACCGGGACGGTGAGCACCAACCGCCGGGGCATTCGGATCGGCAGCCTGGAGCCCAACATCGGGATCTTCGGCGTCTTCAGCACGAGCGGCGCGGCGTCGGGCAGCAACGGGGCCGAGCTGTGGCTGAACGCCAATGGCCCGTCCGGCACGCCCGATGCGGCGAGCGTGCTCCAAACGCTCACCGATGTCGGCAGCATCTCCGGCTACATGTTCGGGTCGGCCCAGAAAATCCCCTCGGGTTCGACCGCGCGGCTGGTCTTCAAGTACAGCGGGGGCGGCGGGAGCCCGACGAAGGTCTCGATCGGCACGGGCTCGGACGCCAACCTCAAGGCCATGATGTTCGGCGAGGGGGCGTGGTACTGGGCGCAAGCCAGCGGCACCACCGACTGGAGCAACGACGACACGGCCGCCTTCCCGCGGTTGAACCTCATGGTGGAAGACATCGGCGGCCCCGGCACGCCGCTCGCCTTCTCGGTCTCGGACGGGTTGCGCTGATGCCTGATGTCTTCGATCTCATTGGCGACTCGGTCAGTCCGACCGAGTTCGTCAACATTGGGATCGGCTACCCGAAGGTCTACGACAACGTCGGGGAGTTTATCAACGTCCTCGAGTCCGTCACCATCGTCATGGCCTCGAGGCTCGATGTCTCGGTGTCCGACGACGACGTCGCGACCGAGGCGGTCACCGTCCGGATCTCCGTCAACGTGGTGGTCTTCGATGCTGATCTTGCAGCCGAAGTGGTCGCGGTGGTGGTCACTCCGCTCACCCTATCGGTGGCCGAGGACGATCTCGCGGCCGAAGTGGTCGCCGTGGTGGTCAACCCGCTCACCCTCTCGGTCTCCGACGACGATGGGCCGACCGACGCGGTGGTCCTGGCGTTCCAGGCCGAGATCGAGATCACCGTGGCCGATGCGGAGGCGGCGACGGAGGACGTCCGCCTCGGGCTGTCCGACGCGATCATGGTGGTGGACGACGTCGGGCCGACCGAGTTCGTCAACGTCGCCCCGAGCCTCCAGATCGCCGTCAGCGACGACAACACCTACCCGCCGCTCGAGCCGCCGCCGATGCCCGCCACCGGGATCGCGCGCGATTACATCGACGTGCAAGAAGGCTTCACGATGGGGCTGGCGATCCCGGTGCTGGCCACCGACGATGCCAGCGAGACCGAGGCGGCGACGGTCGCCCTGGGCCTGCCGGTCCTGGCCGTGGACACCGTGCCGGTGGTCGATGTGATCGCCACCAACGCGATCACCATCAACCCGGTCCTGGTGGGCTTCGACGGGGTGGTGGTCGACCCCGTCACCCCGACCGACGCCGTCACCGTGGTGCGCACCCTCGTGCTCGTGGTGGCCGACGACGTGCCGATGACCGAGTTCGCGGGGGCGGCGCTGCCGATGCAGGTGGTGGCGGCCGACACCGGCGCGCCCACCGAGGCCGTGGACGCCCGGAGCCCGGTGAGCGTCCGCGTGGTCGACGACGCCCCCTCGGCCGATGTCTTCGCCGCCCTCGTGAGCGTGCTCCTGGCGCACGCGGCCGATGATGTTCCGAACGGGGATCTCGTGCTCGCGGGGATCCCGATGGCGATCCAGGTGGTGGATGCCCCGGACGGTAGCGCCGACTTTGCCGTGGCCGAGCGCCGGTTCGTCACCGTGACCGGCTTCCCGGACGATCTCCACTTCATCAACGATGCCACCCGGCACGGCTCCGTGACCGGGGCGCGCGTCACGAGGAAAACATGAGGCAACTCAAGCGGAAGGAGTGGCGGTTGGTCGCCCTCATCAGCCTGGGCGGGGGCGCGGGGCTGCTGCTCGCGGTCCTGCTGATGGCCCTGCGGGAGCTGCGCTAGCGCGATGAGCGTGGAGGAGCCCGAGACGGTCGAGATGGTGGAGGGGGAAACCCCGGACTACGAGGCGCAGCTCGTCGACAAGGACGACAACCCCGTGGCTGGCGACGTCCTCGACACCCTCACGCTCAAGTACTACCAGGAGTACAGCGAAGAGTTCATCAACGGACGCCACGCGCAGAGCGTGCACAACGCCAACGGGGTCACCCTGGACGATGCGGGGCTGCTCCGGTGGCGGCTGCGGCCCGAGGACACCGTCATTCTGGACGATGCCCTGCACCAGGAGCCGCACATCGCGCTTTTCGAGTTCAGCTACGCCGGCCCGAACGGGACTGAGTACGGGAAGCATGTCGTGCGCTTCCTCGTGACGAACCTCTCACAGGTGCCCGACTAGGAGTCGCGATGCTGCTGCTGACCTCGACGAGCGATCTCATCGACGTGGTGACCAGCGGGGCGGCCACCGTGGACGTCCACGCCTCGTACATGGACTACGACGGCACCCCGACCACCACGCCGGGTCGCACCAATACCACGATCACGACGGCGGCGACCACCACCGTGGTGCCCTCGCCGGGTGGCGCGAGCGTGAAGCGGAACGTCAAGTTCCTCACGATCCGGAACAAGGACGGGGCTGTCACCACGGATGTGACCGTCCGGCACAACGACGGGTCGACCATCGTGGAGCTGAAGAAGGTCACGCTCGCGCCGAACGCGGAGCTGCACTTCATTGATGGCATCGGGTTCCTGATGCTATGAGCGACACCGGCAAGCTGAATCAGCTCTCCACCGCGATCTCGGTCGTCTCGAACGCGCTGTCGGCCGAGACGGTGGCCCGCGTCGCGGGGGATGCCGCCGAGGCGTCCACGCGGGCGGCGAAGGACGATGTGCTCTCGACCGCGATCAGCGTGGTCAGCCAAGCCCTGTCGGTCGAGACCGGCGCGCGCGTGGCCGGGGACGCTAGCCTGTCCCAGGAGATCTCGGCGCTATCCAATGCGGTCTCCGCCGTCTCGCAGGCGGTCTCGGTCGTGTCGGTCGCGGCGGCGGCGGCCAGTGCGGCGGCCGCTGCGGTCTCGGCGGACCTCACGTCCGTGAAGAACGTGGTGTCCGCCCTCAGCCAGGCCATCTCCGTCCTGTCGCAACAGGTCTCCGTGATCTCCCAGCAGGTATCGGTCTTGAGTATCCAGGTGGTCAGTGCGCTCTCGATCGCGAACGCGGCGAGCGCGGCGGCTGCGGCGGTCTCTGCGGATCTCACCTCAGTGAAGAACGTCGTCTCCGGGCAGAGCCAGGCCATCTCGGTCCTCAGCCAGCAAGTGAGCGTGCTGTCCCAGCAGGTCTCTGTTCTGAGCATCCAGGTAGTCAGCGCCCTCTCCATCGCCAACGCCGCCAGTGCGGCCGCTGCCGCTGTCTCGGCCGACCTGACGTCGGTGAAGAACGTGGTGTCGATCCACTCACAGGCGATCTCCGTACTCAGTCAACAGGTGAGCGTGATCTCGCAACAGGTCTCCGTCTTGAGTATTCAGGTCGTCAGCGCGATCTCGATCGCGAATGCCGCGAGTGCCGCCGCTGCGGCGGTGTCGGCCGACCTGACCTCCGTCAAGAACGTGGTCTCGATCCACTCGCAAGCCATCTCCGTCCTGTCCCAGCAAGTGAGCGTGATCTCGCAGCAGGTCTCGGTGTTGAGCATTCAGGTGGTCTCGGCGCTCTCCATCGCCAATGCCGCGAGCGCAGCGGCGGCGGCGGTGTCGGCGGACCTGACGTCTGTCAAGAACGTCGTCTCCATCCACTCCCAGGCGATCTCGGTTCTGAGTCAGCAGGTCTCGGTGATCAGTCAGCAAGTGAGCGTCCTGAGCATTCAGGTGGTGTCCGCGCTCTCGATCGCGAACGCCGCGAGTGCCGCCGCCGCCGCCGTGTCCGCCGACCTCACGTCGGTGAAGAACGTCGTCTCGATTCACTCGCAGGCCATCAGCGTGCTGAGTCAGTCGCTTTCGGCCTTGTCCCAGGTGGTGTCGGTCTTGAGCGTGATCGCGACGCCGATCGTCACGGTCCAGAACAACGACGGCTCGGCGGTCTCGGCGGGTGCCCCGGTCTATGCGTTCACGAGCGCCAACACCTTCAAGCGGGCCAATGCCAGCGCCATCGCGACCAAGCCCGTCCTGGGCCTCGTGATCGACGCCGCGATCGCGGTCTCGGCCTCTGGCCGCGTGCAGACCGGCGGGCTCGTGACCCTGACGACCGGGCAGTGGGACTCGATCACGGGCGGCTCCGGCGGCTTGACCGCTGGATCGCTCTACTACCTCGACGTCACGGCAGGGCTCCTCACCACGACGGCCCCCGCCACCGGCGCGGTGCGCGTGGTGGGCGTGGCGCTCTCGACCACGCAGATGCAGCTCCAGCTCGGGCAGGCCGATGATCTGACGTCGGCGGTCAACCTCGTCAGTCAGACGCTCTCCGTCGAAACGGCCGCGCGGATCGCCGCCGTGAACGTCGTGAGCCAAGCGGTCTCGGTGATCTCGCAACAGGTCTCGGTCCTGAGCGTCCAGGTGGTCTCGGCCATCTCGATTGCGAACGCGGCCAGCGCGGCGGCCGCCGCCGTCTCGGCCGACCTCACCTCCGTAAAGAACGTGGTGTCCATCCACTCGCAGGCCATCTCGGTGCTCTCGCAGCAGGTGTCCGTGATCTCGCAACAGGTGTCGGTCCTGTCGATTCAGGTGGTCAGCGCGATCTCGATCGCCAACGCGGCCTCGGCGGCGGCGGCGGCGGTCTCGGCCGACTTGACCTCGGTGAAGAACGTGGTCTCGATCCACAGCCAGGCTATTTCGGTCCTGTCTCAACAGGTCTCCGTGATCTCGCAGCAGGTGAGCGTGCTGTCCATTCAGGTCGTCTCCGCGATCTCCATCGCCAACGCGGCGAGCGCCGCAGCGGCGGCGGTGTCGGCTGATCTCACCTCGGTGAAGAACGTCGTTTCGATTCTGTCGCAAGCCGTCTCGGTCCTGAGCCAGCAGGTTTCCGCGATCTCGCAGCAGGTGTCCGTCCTGTCGGTCCAGGTCGTCAGTGCCCTCTCGATTGCGAACGCCGCGAGTGCGGCGGCGGCCGCAGTGTCGGCGGATCTGACGTCGGTCAAGAATGTGGTCTCGATCCATTCGCAGTCGATCTCGGTCCTGAGCCAGCAAATTTCCGTCCTGTCCCAGCAGATCTCGGTCCTCTCCGCACGCGTGGCCGCGAACAGCGCCGCCACGGCAGCGAGTGTCACCTCGGCCGAGCTCTCGGCGGTCGGAACGCTCTCGCTCCAGAACGTCGATGGCTCGGCGGTCTCTGCTGGCACGCCTGTCTACGCCTTCACCTCGGCGTCGACGTTCAAGAAAGCGAACGCGAACGCTGCCGGAACGCGACGCGTGATTGGACTGGTGCAAGACGGCAGCGTAGCTATTTCAGCCGTCGCCACTGTGCGGTTCGGCGGGGTGATGACGCTGACGACGGCGCAGTGGGATGCCATCACTGGAGGGTCTGGCGGTCTGACGCCCGGCTCGGTGTACTTCCTTGGTACCACGGCCGGAACGCTGACGACCACAGCGCCGACGTCACCGAACTATGTCCGGCCGGTCGGGGTGGCGCTCACCACCACCGATATGAAGCTCCAGCTCGCCGGCGGCGACGAGTGGAACGACACCCTGAGCGACCAAGTCTCGGTGTTGTCCCAGAAGATTTCGGTGATCTCGCAGCAGATCTCGGTGCTCTCGCAGGCGGTGTCCACTCTCAGCGTTGCGGCGAACACGGTCAGTAACGCGGTCAGCATCGTCAGCGTGGCCGCGAACACGGTCAGTAATGCGGTCAGCATCGTCAGCGTGGCGGCCAACACGCTCTCGCAGAACGTCTCGGTACTGTCCCAGGCCGTGTCCGTCTTGAGTCAGTCGGTCTCCGTGCTCAGTCAGGCTGTTTCGGCGGCACTGTCGTCGCTCTCGGTCTTGAGCCAAGCGATGTCGGTGATGAGCCAGCAACTCTCGCTGCACTCGCAGGCGATCTCCGTGCTCTCCCAGCAGATTTCGGTCCTGAGTCAGCAGGTCTCGGTCTTGAGCCAGCAACTCTCGGTTCTCTCTCAAGCATTTTCGGTTCTGTCGCAGGCCATGTCCGTCCTGTCGAACCAGATCTCGGCGGCCGGGGGCTTCCAGATTCGAACTGTCTCGAGCGGTAACCAGGACATCACGACGACTGGTCTGTCGACGATCAGTGGACTCTCGATCTCGGTAGCGGCCGGCGGGACGTACAAAGTTGACGGACTCGTAATGTATAGCTATTCCGCCGTGACTACTCCAGGGACAGCATTCGGATTGTCGTTCCCTGCAATGGCGCAAGCCGCTGGCGTCATGGAGATGTTCTTGACGATAGGCTTGAGCACCGGCGGAGGGCAACAGGCGAAGGCTTTCTTCAATGAGAACGGGACCAACTCGGCCATCGTCAGCGACCTTCGATCGTCGATGATCACTGCCCAAACATTCATGACTCGACTGGACGCCCTCTTCAACGTTAGCACCGGCGGAACAATCCAATGGGTTGCGAGGGTCTCGCTCAGTGGAGCTGCGCTTCACATCTACAAGGGCTCGTACATCCGGGCCTACAAAATCGTCTAGGAGGCAACATGGTCAATGTCAATGTCGTTTGCTCTGGATTGCGGTCGGCTGATGGTGGCCAGTCCGCCACTCATCTGAACCTTGAAGTCTCGTACTTCGTCGCGCCTACGGACAATAGTTTCAACGTTCAATATTCGGTGACGGTGTCTCTTCCGCGCGCTTCGCATCCGCATGCTTGGAAGGCAGCCATCTTCGACGCGATCCTAGCCAATGAGGCGTTGCAGGGCGATCGGACAGTTTTGCAAGTCATGTTTCCGGACTTCGACATCTATCAGCCCTAGCGTAAAGCCTGATGGCAACCGAGCAGCGGACACTCGATGCAACAGTAGACCAGAAGGTTTCCTATTGCATACCCATCTGGCTTCGTGATGAGCAGATCCGCGTCAACATCTCGGCGGTTCCAGGCCGGATCGCTGAGAGTTACGAGCTTCGTGAGGAGCCGATCGCGATCGTGTGCTACGGCCCCAGTCTCAAGGAGACCTGGGAACGGATTCGGGAGTTCAAGTACGTGATGAGTTGCTCGGGTGCTCACAAGTTCCTGATCGACCGCGGCATCGTCCCCACATGGCATGCAGACGTCGATCCGCGGGAGCACAAGATCAAGCTGATCGGCGAGCCGCACAAAAACGTGGAGTACCTGCTTGCATCGACGTGCCATCCAGCGTACTTCCGGATGCTCCGCGACGGCGCCTTCAACGTCAAGCTCTGGCACGTCTTCGACCCGGACGATGATGCGATCCGGGCATTGCCGCGCGGCGAATGGGCGCTGACGGGCGGATGCAGCGTCGGCTTGCGGACCATGGCGATCGCACGCTTCTTCGGGTTCCGGCAGCAGCACATCTTCGGCATGGATGGTAACGCCAGCCAGGACGAGATGTCGCATGCTTCGGAGCATCCAAATGCCCCGCCAAAGTGGTTCAAGACTGAGTACGGCGGCCGGACGTTCTACACGACCCCAGCACTCCTGGAAGCGGCCCGCACCACTTGGCACGAACTCAATCAGCTCAAGGACGTCGAGGCGATCTTCTATGGGGACGGCCTGGTGCAGGCGATGGCCAAGGACTACGTTCGGAAGACGCCGCCGGGCGGGGCGGGCCCCGTGGGCTTCAACCGGCCGGAGACGATCACCCCGGAGTTCCGAGAGCTCAATCGGAGGCTCCACGAGGACAAGCTCGAGTACGGCGTCGGCGGCGGTCGCCATGCGGACACGGTGAAGAAGCTCGTGGCGAGCCTCGCGGGCAAGGTCGACTCGCCGGTCGTCTCGGTCCTCGACTACGGCTGCGGCAAGGGCTACCTCGGCAAGAAGCTGGGCTTCCCGATCTACGAGTACGACCCGGCGATTCCGGGCAAGGACGAAAGCCCGCGTCCGGCGGACGTCGTGGTCTGCACCGACGTCCTCGAGCACATCGAGCCGGACAAGCTGATGTTCGTGCTCGATGACCTCCGGCGCTGTGTCAAGCACATCGGCTACTTCACGATCCACACCGGCCCGGCGAAGAAGACGTACGCGGATGGTCGGAACACTCACCTGATCCAGAACGGTTTCGACTGGTGGAAGCGCAAGCTCGAGAAGTACTTCCACGTGGGCAAGATCATTCCGAAGGGTGTGGAGCTCCACGTGCTCGTCGCGCCGAAGAAGAAGGACAAGGGGAAGTAATGGCCGTCGTCTTCAGCGACACCTTCACGGTCGGCGCGGATACGCGCCTCGATCAGTACCCCTCGGCGGGCTCGCCGGACTACGCCTACACCCCTGGCGAAGGGGCGACGACCGACATCACGGTAAACGCCGCGACCGACCGCGCGCGCCAGGTGGCCACCACGCGGGTCTCCGCGCGAATCATCCACGCGGGTATCCCGACCGGCGACTACCAGATCTCGATCGACATCAACGGGGTGCTGACGTCGGTCCAGCACGGCGGGCTCTGTGCTCGCATGTCGGCATCGGCCGCCGACTACTACCTCCTGCTGATGCGCGATGACGTCGCGGATCAGATTCAGCTCTGGCGAGAAGACGCGGGGTCCGGGACGAAGCTCTCCTCGTTCACCCCGTCGCCCGCGCTGGACGTCTCGCAGTTCCACACCCTGAATCTCAAGGTCACCGGCGCGGGGGCCACCGTCACGCTGGAGTACTGGGTGGACGCCCTGGGCCACACGATCTTCGGGGATTCCGATGCGAACCGCAAGACGAGTGGCCCTCCGGGGATCAGCGTCGACGCGGCTAGCGCGAACCTGATCGAGATCGACAACCTGTCCATCGACGACCTCGTCACGGGCTCTCCGAAGCCGTGGATCGAATAGCCATGCTCGACTTCTCGCGCGCCACGTTCATCCGGGAGCCCTATCCGATCGGGGTCGCCGCCGAGGTCTTCTCGCCAAAGCAGTACGACAAGATGGTCGCGGCCTACCCGGCGGAAGATCGGTTCAAATACCTGAGCGGCAAGTACGAGAAGTACTCGCTCTCGCAGGTGAACCACAAAGGGGACTACCTCAACGTCGTCTCGGCCTCGCCGATCTGGGCCACGTTCTACCAGTACATCAAGAGCGCAGCCTTCCCCATGGCCGTGGCGGCGGTATTGAAGCGGCACAATCTCGCGGGACTGGAGCCCGGTACGTACATCAGCCGGTTCGAGTTCTCTTCGCTCCCGGCGGCGGGCGGCATGATCTGGCCGCACACCGACATCCCGTCCAAGGTCATCACGCTGATCATCCCGATGATGGCTCCGGGGGAATGGGACAAGGCGTGGGGCGGGAGCACCGACGTCCTCGTGCCGAAGCCCGGCGTCGAGCCGAAGGACTACCAGACGCCGCTGGAGAGCTTCGACTGCCCCGCGTCCTTCCCCTGCGACCCGAACCAGGCCGTGATCTTCATCAAGTCCGACCACTCCTGGCACTCGGTGGGTCCGATCCACGGGCCGGAGGGTCGCTGGCGGCGCACCCTCACCATCAACATCGAGCGAGCGACATGACCTTCGACGCGATCTCGCACAAGTTCGTCCTCGAGCGGTGGATCAAGGCGAAGCGGTTCGCCAATGTGGCCGAGGTCGGGGTGAAGAAGGGGACGACCTTCCTCCATCTCCTCGAGACCTGCCCCGAGACGAATCTCTTCGGCGTGGATATCTGGGAGAACGAGACCGAGCAGCTCCCGGCGTACTACGAGAAGCTCCAGGCGGCCGTCCGCGATCAGCCCCGCGCGTGCCTCATCCGGGACCGCTCGGTGGCGGCAGCGAAGACCTTCCCGGATCGCTTCTTCGACCTCGTCTTCATCGACGCCGACCACGCGGAAGAGGCGGTGATGGCGGACATCGCGGCCTGGTACCCGAAGGTCCGTCCCGGCGGGATCCTGTGCGGCCATGACGTCCACATGGAGACGGTGCGGCGCGCGGTGGACGCGCTCTGCCCCGGGTGGAAGCACCACGAGCAGGAGATCTGGTCGATCCCAGTCGGGCCGCCGTTGATCGCCTTCATGCCCTACGCCAACGACCGCAACCTCGGCCGAGCCTACAACGAGGCGATGAGCCTGCTCCCCGAGGACGGCTGGGGCTGCCTGATCGACCACGACGTGATGTTCACCACGACGGAGTGGCACCGGCAGCTCACCGCCGCGATCCTCGCCAAGCCCGAGGGCTGCTTCTCCGGGGTCACCAACCGGATCAAGAGCCCCTACCAGCGCGTGCCCGGCGTGAGCGCCAAGAACCACGACATGGCCTACCACCGGAAGGTCGGCCTCAAGCTGGCCCTGGAGAAGCCGCGGCTGCTGGACGTCACCGAGGATCCGTCCGGCAAGGACCAGACGCCCGCCGGGTTCCTCATGGTGCTGTCGAAGACGGCGTGGCGAGAGGCCGGCGGCTTCGCCGAGGGGCTGCACTACGTCGACCGGGTCATGTGGCTGTCGCTCAAGCAGGCGGGCCGCCGGCTCTACATCCACAAGGGGGTCTACCTCTACCACTGGCACCGCGCGGGCGGCGAGCCCCACCAGGTCGGCGCATGGGTGCCGCTGGTCCATCACCTCGAAGACGGTAGCGTGATCAAGCTCAAGCCGACAGAGCCGCTCCCGCTCTACGGTGGCCGATGAGCGCGGTCATCAAGACGGCGGGGCTGCGGTTCATCTGCGACGACACGCTCGAGCTGTGGCGGGCGAAGACCCTGCTCTCGAAGGAGAAGGGCACCGTCGCGTGGATCCAGCGTGAGGTGAAGGCTGGGGACGTGTTCTACGACATCGGCGCGTCGACCGGCATCTACGCCCTGCTCGCTGCGCTCCAGGTCGGGCCGGAGGGGGCCGTCTACGCCTTCGAGCCGAACCTGCTGTCGGCCATGCACCTGCTCCGGAACGCGCAGGCCAACCAGATGCTCGACCGCGTCCATGTGATCACGAGCGCGCTGCACGACGAGGACACGTTCCTCCCGTTCCACTACCCGGCGCTCCGGCCCGGCGTATCCGGGAGCCAACTCGGTGAGGCCATCGACGAGATGGGGACCGTCTTCGTCCCGGAGTTCACCGAGCTCAAGCACGCCACCACGATCGACGGCCTGCTCGACATGCGGCACATTCGGTCCGCCACCCTCGTGAAGATCGACGTGGACGGCAACGAGTCGCGGGTGCTTCGTGGGATGCGAGCGCTCCTGCGCGCGCCGCTCGGGCCGCGCTCGGTCCAGGTCGAGATGCATCCGGCGACCGCCGATGCCCTCATCCGGCAGATGGGGGACTACGGCTTCGTGGAAAAGGAGCGGCACCACACCAGCTTCGGGGAAGAGGCGATCGCCAACGGGGTCGACCCGGCCAAGGTCTTCTACAACATGATCTTCGGGCGCGCCTGATGCTCCTCCGCGTCTTCATCGGCTACGACTCGAGAGAGACGGCAGCCTACCACGTGCTGGCGCACTCGATCCAGGCGCGGGCCTCGAAGCCCGTGGCGATCATCCCGGTCGATCTGCGACAGCTCCGGGATGTCTACACTCGGCTGTACGGGTCGCAGTCCACCGAGTTCACCTACAGCCGGTTCCTGGTGCCGTACCTCTCGGGGTTCGAGGGGTTCTCGGTCTTCATGGACTGCGACATGCTCTGCCGGACCGACATCGCGGCGCTCTTTGAGCGTAACTACGACAAGGCGGTGTGGGTCTGCCAGCACGACTACAAGCCGCGTCCGGGGGACAAGTTCCTCGGCCAGCCCCAGGTGGCCTACCCCCGGAAGAACTGGTCCAGCCTGATGGTCTTCAACAACGCGGTGTGCCGCGCGCTCTCCCCCACGTTCGTGAACCTAGCGACCCCTGCGACGCTGCACCGCTTCGCCTGGACTCCGGACGAACTAATCGGCGAGCTGCCGCTGGAATGGAACTACCTCGTCGACGAGGACGGCCAGTCGACCGAGGATCCCAAGATCGTCCACTTCACCAACGGCGGCCCCTGGTTCCCCGGCTACGAGCACGTGGAGTATGCCGACGAGTGGCGGGGTGAGTACGAGCGGATGACGAGGCTCGGCTGATGGCCCGTCAGGGCGTCTTCGATCCCGAGCTCGTCCGCGCGGCCCTCTTCGACGCCGACCTGCTCGCCGAGGGCTGGTATGCCGGGGACCTCATCCCCGAGTCCCGCGCCCTCTCGGTCGTGGTCCATGACGACGTGGGCGAGACCGACGCGGTCGTGGTCGCCATCCCGATGCGGGTCGTGGTGGCCGACGATACGCCCGCCACCGAGGCGGTCACCGTCCGGATCCCGATGGCGGTGGCCGTCTTCGACGACGATCTGGCCGCCGAAGTGGTCCTCCTGGCCTTCAACCCGCTCCTCGTGGCGGTGTCGGACACCGAGGGGGTGGGCGAGAACGTCCTGGTCAACACCGGGACCGCCGTCCTGGTCCAGGTGGCCGACGACGCGCTCGAGACCGACGCCGCCGTGGTGGCAATCCCCATGGCGGCGCGCGTCAGCGACGACGATCTCGCCGGGGAGTCGGTCACCGTCCAGATCCCGCTGATGGTGGTGGCGGTCGAGGCCGACAGCCCGGCCGACGTCGCCACGGCGGCGATCACGCTGCGGGTGGTGGTGTTCGAGGGATCTGCGCCGGACGAGCTGGCCCAGGTCCAGACGGCCGGGCTGGCGTTGGTCATCGTGGCCGCCGACGCGCTCACGGTCCGGGAACGACGGTCGGTGCTCTCGCACGGGATGGAAGACCTCTACTTGGGCAACGGCGACGTGCGGGAGACCACCATCGTGAATGGGGCCATCGTGACTGCGGGGGCGGCCCTGGAGACCGTCGAATCATGAGCCACGACATCGAGACGTTCGACATCGCCGAGGGCACCACCCCGGACTACATCGCGACCCTGCTCGACAAGGACTTGAACGCGATCCCCGGGAGCGTGCTCGACACCCTGACGCTCACCTACTTCCAGGAGTACTCGGAGGAGATCATCAACAGCCGGTCCCTCCAGAACGTGCTCCAGCTCAACGGGGTAACGGTGGACGAGGCCGGACAGCTCCGGTGGACCCTGACCGCCCAGGACTCGGCGATCCTCGACGACTCGCTCCATCAGGAGCCGCATCTGGCGCGTTTCGACTTCAGCTATCCCGGGACGGCCGGGACGGAGGTCAGCCGGCACGAAGTCCGGTTGCTGGTGAAGAACTTCCGGGTCACTCCGTGACGAGGCGACACGTCATCGTGCTCTACATCGAGGGATCCGTGATTCGAGCCGCCATCCTGGTAATCGCGCTCGCCACCCTGGGGCTCTGCCTCTACTGGCGGGCCGTCCCGTGGATCGCCATCTACCACCGTGTCCTGGGGTGGCTCTGGATGCCCGTCGGATGATGACCAGTCCCCGGGAAGGCTCGAAGCTCTCCAAGCAGGTCTGCCTCCGGTACGTGACGCGGCATCCGGTGGCGTTCCGGGAGTACTTCACCCCGCGGGTCTCCCGCCGGCGGTACTGGCACCGCTACACCTTCTCGCCCCCACTGCTCGCCATGGACCAGGGCGACGCCTCGGTCATGAGCGGGCGCGGATCCGGCAAGAGCTTCGCCATCCTCGAGCCCGAGATCGTTCGCCAAGCGCTCGACCGGCCCGGGGAAGAGACGATGCTCACCTCGTTCCGGAAGCTCCACGTGGTCGACCGCCTCGAGCGGGCCATCGACTACTTCGAGATGATTCCGTTCTTCAAGGCCTACATCAAGCGGATCGTCCGGTCGCCGAGCTACACCATCGAGCTCCGGAATGCCCACATGATCTACGGGATCTCGGTCGGTGATGATCCCGAGGCCAAGATGGCGCAGGGCAAGCACGTCTCGACCATGATCATCGAGGAGGCCCAGCAGTACCCCGAGCGCGCGTGGCTGAAGCTCCAGGGGGCCAAGGACCCGCGCGGGTGCCGGCTGCTCATGGCTGGCGTGCCCGACGGGTCCATGAACAGCCCGTTCCGCAAGGCCGATGGGCAGTTCTCGTCCTTCGAGGGCCGCCGGTTCCGCCTGAGCCGCCGGTATGACCCCTACTTCGACCAGAAGACCAAGAACGAGTTCGCCGAGACCCTCGGCGGTGAGGAGCAGGACACCTTCCTCCAGGAAGTCGACGCCGAGTGGGCGAACCCGTCCTGGTCCGCGTGGGACCTCGACTCGATCTACGCCTGCATGGAAGAGAACCTCCCGCTCCGCCTGAGCCGGGTGGCCGGGAAGCTCTACCGCCAGCAGAACCTCACCCCGCTTGACGTGGTGACGGATCTCCCCCGCCAGCCGCACCCGGGTGCGCCCATCTACATCGCGATGGACGTCGGCTACTCGCAGCCGTCGGAGATCGGCATCTGGGAGTCCTGGTACGACCGCTGGCACCTCATCGGGCGGCTCGAGCTGGTGGACCGCATGGAGCACAACGACCAGGCGGCCATCCTGCGCGCGCTCGGGGAGTGGTACGGCGCGCTCAAGATCGGGATCGACACCACGGAAGGCGAAGGGCGCGCGATCGCGCACGAGTGCGAGGAGAACGGCTGGGCCGAGAAGATCGTCCGCGTGGGCTTCACCGAGACGCTCAAGTCGGGCTACACACCGAGCGGGGAAGAGGTCTGGGAGCATGCCCGATCGATTGCGACCCGGGTGCTCCGGGCCTTCTTCGGCCATCGGCTCGTCGCCCTCCCGCGCGATGAGGACATCGCGACAGAGTTCAATCAGGAGAAAGAGAAACGCACTGCGGAGGGGACGACGAAGGTCGTCACGCCCCCGACGGTGCACATCACGGACATGATGCGCGTGTTTGCGGTCATGGTGTTCTTGGAGACGCCCCCAGTTCCGCCGGATCTCGATAGCGGCGCGTTCGAGGACTGCGTGTGGGGAGACCGTCCAGGCCCGTGGGCACCTACGCAGATCCAACTATAGGAGAGGGGATCAGCGATGCCACGGAAACAAGACGCGATGGGAACCCTGTACGCCGACTTCCAGGGCCAGCGGTCCGGAGCGCTGGCGGCGATGGCCGATGAGACGCGCCTGAAGTTGCAGGCGACCTCGCGCGTCGACATGGCAGGGGCACCACTCAACACGCTCTTCGTGCCCCAGACCTACCAGCAGCGCGTCCAGCGCGTCTGGTCCGCCTACGGGACCGATCCGCTCTTCCACCGGCTCGTCAACCGCTTCTGTGAGTTCGCGGCCAACGGCTCGCAGTGGGAGGTGCCCGCCCAGTCCAACGAGACCTCGTGGATCAAGCGGCTGAAGAAGTGGAGCGGCGCGGACACGCGGTCGGATCGAGAAGAGGACGTCTGGAACGTCTGGTCGGAGATCATCAACCGCGGGATCCCGGGCGTGATCCCGGGCCTCAACGAGTTCGTCCGCTGGGGCGTCAAGCACATGCTGCTGTCGTCGATGTTCGTCCCACACTGGCAGATCGGGGAGGTGAAGGTCGGCAAGCAGACGTACCTGATGCCCACGAAGATGACCTGCTACCCGGCCTCGAGCATCACGCTGCGCCGGCAGCAGGGGCTCTTCGTCCAGGAAGACATGTTCCTCTTCCGGGCGGTCACGGACCAGTTCACCCCGATGCAGGAAGGGCAATTCAGCGAGGCCCCGTCGTTCACGGCCCTCGTGAGCAACCCGGCGAACATGATCCAGCTCCCGCCCATCAACCCGCGCGCTGTCACCGGGGAGACCGAGTCGTTCGCGCTCAAGTACAACTGGTCGCCGGGCGACCTAGTCAGCGTGCGCCGGGGGGCCACCGAGATGATGGGGCACGGGATCTACCCGTTCCCGTCGTTCTCGTCGCTCCTCCCGCAGTTTGCCATCCGCCAGAAGCTCTTCGCGGCGGATGCGGCGATCCTCGACGGGATCATCAACTTCATCATGATGTACAAGATCGGCGACAAGGACCACCCGCCGAAGCCGCCCACCCGGACGGCAGGCGGCGTGATCACCACGGACGGCACCATCGAGATGGTGCGCAAGCTGATCCAGGAGGGGCGCACCGGCCCCGCCATGGAGCTGTTCGTGCCGTACTACGTCGATCTCGTCATCAAGATGCCGGAGACCGGGTCGCTCGTCTCGGACACGAAGTACGGCCCCAGCGCGACCGAGATCCTGCAAGCCTTCGGCATCTTCTTCTCCCGGACCGCTGCGGGCGCGCGCATCAAGCTGGACGACATCAACACGGCCGGATTCGAGCAGTTCATCGAGGCCATCCGGCTGCAAATCAAAGCCTTCTTGCAAATGATGGCCGCCCACATCGTCGAGATCAACGGCGGGAAGCTGAAGGTCCCGGCGCAGTGGTCCCCGAACCCGCTCAACACCAAGAGCGACGCCTTCATCCAGGAACTCCAGAAGATGAAGGACAAGGGCATGATCTCGGCCAAGACCCTCTTCCGGCACCTCGGGATCGACGACGACGTCGAGATCCGGCGGATCGTCCAGGAGTTGGCGGTCGACGCCGACGATGTGTTCAACGAGAACGTGCCGCTCACCTACGTCCAGCAGGCGATCCAGCCGGACGAGGGCGGCCAGGATCCTAGCGCGCCGGCTCCGGGGGGCGCGCCTCCGCCGAAGGGCGGGACGCCGAAGCCCGCCACCGGCCCGACCGGGCGGACGCGGAAGACCACCGCGATTCCGCCGACCAAGCAACGCGGACGCCCGAAAGGTTCTGGGAAGGGGTAGCGATGGGCCGAGACGATGTGCTGTGCATGATGCGGGTGCGCAACGAGGCCCGGTGGATCCGCCGGAGCCTCGAGCGCACGTGGCAGGTGTGCAAGACCGCCGTCGTGTTCGATGACCACTCGACCGACCAGACATTCAGTGAGGCCGTCGCGACGATGGGCGCGTCCATCAAGTACGACCAGCACCCCAGTGGGGTCACGGTGCTGACGGACGACCGGGAGCTGCACTGGCTGGCGTCACCCTTCCAGGACCAGACCGATGAGGTGCGCGACAAGAACCATCTCTGGGAGTACGTGGGCGGGCTGAAGTTCCGTCACGTCCTCTGCCTGGACGGCGACGAGATGCTCTCCCTTGAGGCCATCCGGCAGTTCGAGAACGCGTGTGGTCGGCTCGAGCAGGGCGGGGCGAGCGTGATCGTCATGCCGTTCATGTACCTCTGGGACACCGAGCGCTATCGGCGAATCGATGGGGTCTACAACGACATCCGCCACGCCCGGCTCTTCACGATCGACCGCGCCCCGGACTTCCGCTCCGCGCGCTTCTTTGCCCGTGGCCGTGCGGGCTTCCACTGCGGGAGCATCCCGGAGCACCTCAACATCAACCACTTCGACTTCAACATGCCCGTGATCCACTTCGGCTATCTCGACGCCGAGCTCCGGGAGCGCAAGCTCGCCTTCTACACGAACCTGGATCCGAACAACGAGGCTGAGGGGTACTACCGGCACATCGTCGGCGAGGCGAACCATCTGGCGCCCGGCCCCGTCCGGCTGGCCGAGTACATTGACGCGTGATCTCCGTCCTGATCCCGTCCCGCACTGATGCGTACCTGGCGCGCGCACTTGAATCGCTCTTCTGGCACGGCGGCTTCCAGGGCACGGGCCGGCGGATTATCGTCGGCGATAACGGCTTGGCGGAACGTGACCCGCATCCCGCGATCGTCTACGTCGACGTTCCCCGGCCCTTCAACTTCGCCCGCGCCATCAATCTCTGTGCGGCCGCTGCCGATCCGACCCACGACCTCCTCATCCTCAACGACGATGCACACCCTCTCGACTTCTACTTCCCGGTGGCGATCGAATGCGCTCTCAAATGGGGACGCGAAGAAGGTTACGGACTCCTCAGCCCCCGGATCGAGGGCGGGGTTGGTAACGACGACCAACGGATGAAGACGCCGATCGGGACGATCAAGCAGACCTTCCGGTCGATCTGCTTCATGGCGGCCGCCATCCCACGGCACGTGTGGAATGAGATCGGGCCGCTCGATGAGCGCTTCGACGGCTACGGGTGTGACGATCTCGATTACTCCCGGCGCGTGGTCGAAGCGGGCTACAAGCTCGGCGTGGCGGGCTGGACGGCGGTGGAGCACGGCTTCCACGATCGGATACAGAGCGGGACGTTCCTGAAGGTGTATGGGCAGCAGACGTACGCGGAAATGGGGCAACGCGCGCTCAAGATCTTCTTCGACAAGTGGGGCGAAGGCCCCCAACTGGGAGAGTACGAATGCGAACGCACGGGGGAGTGAAGCGGGATCCACGGGAGTGGACCGAGGCCTGGCAGTTCACGGAGGCCTGGCCGCCGCTCGGCGAAGCGATCCAGCACGCGGCGGGCAGCGACGTCCAGGACGACGTCCCGCTGCTCTGGGCGCTGGTCTGCGAGGTCGAGCCGAAGCGGATGGTGGAGCTGGGGACCCGGCAGGGCACGAGCACGCGGACGCTACGGCTGGCCGCCGAGCTCGTGGGGGCTGAGTTCCTGACGATCGATCCGGATCCCGGGTGCCTCGCCTTCATCAAGCCGATCCTGCACCAGCGGTACTGCCGGTTCCTTCAGATGACCGGGCAGCAGGCCTTCCCGGGGCCGGAGCCGGACTTCCTCTTCATCGACACGGACCCGCACACCTACGAGCAGACCGTGGAGTGGCTGGACACCTACGTCCAGGTGGCGCTCACGCCGGGCGGGGTGGCCGTCTTCCACGACACCGTGCCCGCGCGGCCGGAGATCCAGGTGGGGCAGGCCGTCCGGGACTGGGTGGCCAAGCACGAGGGATACATCTGGCGGGAGATCCCGACGACCTACGGGCTCGGGGTGCTCTGGAAGCCATGAGGCGGCTCGCCTTCGTCATCCCGACGATGAACTGCCTGCACTTCACGCGGCAGGCGATCACCTCGATCGCGGTCCGGCCTGGCGACTGCATCTACGTGATCGACAACGGGTCGACCGACGGAACGCTCGACTGGCTCGAGGAACAGCGGCGGAAGGGGCGGCCGATCGTGGTCACCGCCTTCGGGCAGAACCTCGGCGTCGCGGCAGCCTGGAACCGCGGGCTCGAGACGGCCTTCGAGGACGGGCACCTCAAGGCCCTCGTGATGAACAACGACGTGATCCTGGCGGCCGATACCGTTGACGCGCTCGAGCGCGGGTACAACAAGCACCTCGGGGTGGTCTCCGCCCACAGCGTGGCGGCGATCAACGCGCTGTATCTGGTCGAGCGGACTCCGACCTATCAGCTCCCGGTCGACTACTCGTGCTTCCTGCTCTCCCGCGCGGTCTATGCCAAGGTGGGGCCGTTCGACGAGGGGTATTGGCCGGCCTACTTCGAGGACCAGGACTGGGACTGCCGGGCGGAGCAGCTCGGCGTGCCGCGCGGGACGCTGGGCGACGCCGTCACCTGTCACTTCCACAGCCAGACGCTCCACAGCGGCCAACTTCCGGAGCACGCGCACTACTTCGCGAAGAATCAGGCGAGGTTCATGGAAAAGTGGAAGGACTACATCCTGGGAGGCCGCCGTGCGCCTGGCCTATAGCGGCTTCTTCTTCGACTCGAGCGGCTACGGGGAGATGACCCGGCGCTACCTCTTCGCGTTACTTCAGACCGACGGGCTCGACGTCACGCCGGGGGCGATCCTGGCCGACGGCGGCTGGCAGATCCCTCCGACGGCGGACCTTCAGATCTTTGGCGGGCTCCGGCGCGTCGGGCCGCCGGACGTCCACGCGCTCTGTGTCACGGGTGCGGACCTCGCGGGCATTCAGATTCAGGAGATCCCGCCGTGGATCCCGCGCGTCGGGCTCATGTGCTGGGAGACCGATCGCCTCCACCCGACCACGCTCGCCGGGTGCCAGTCGGTCAAGCGGGTGATCGTGCCGTCGCAGCACAACGCGGCGGTGTTCGAGCGCGCGGGCCTCAAGGCCGAGGTCGTGCCGATCCCGGTGGAGGTGCCGCGCTTCATCGACGAGCTGCCCTTGCAGGGCATCGACGACGTCGGCGAGGAGACCTACATCTTCTACAGCCTGCTCACCTGGCAGGACCGGAAGAATCCGTTCGGGCTGATCGCGGCGTTCTGCCAGGCGTTCACCGATCGCGACGACGTCATGCTCGTGCTCAAGGTGAGTGGCCCCGATGCCGACAAGGCGGTGGCGCAGGCCGCCGGGTCCGCGAACGCCGTTGTGCAGGCGATGGGGCTGTCGGATGCCCCCACGATCCGCGTGATCGGCGGGCGGATGAGCCCCGCGCATCTCTGGGCGCTCCATCAGCGCGGGCAGTGCTACGTCTCGCTGGCGAAGGGGGAAGCCTACGGGATTCCGATGCTCGACGCGGCGGCGGTCGGCAATCATGTCATCTCGACAGGGTACGGCGGGCAACTCGATTTCCTGCCGCCAGCGAACTCGAGCTTCGTCCGCTACCGCATGACGCCGGTGATGCAGCGCTACTCCCACTTCAACGGCCGGATGCTCTGGGCGGAGCCGGATGTGCTGCACGCCGCCGAGCTCATGCACGCCGCGTTCATGCGCGGCCGGCAGCCGAAGATCATCCCCGACCTCACCCATCTTTTGCCTTATAACATCGGCACTAAGCTCGCGGAGGCCCTCGCCGTATGACGAGTGGTACGAGACTCCCAGCGCCGCACTTCTATCGCGTCGATGAGGTCGCCCGGATCCTCCGGATCTCGCTCGCGACGGCCTACCGTCGGATCGAGGACGGCAGCATTCCCTCACGGATCATCGGCGGCGTGATCCGGGTGCCGATCGTGGAATTTCGCCGCGCGTTCCAACTGGACAGTCAAGAGCCCCAGTAAAATTCTTTCTCACAATTCTCACGAAAATTGACTTGCGCTTCAACGGATTGCTACGGTCGCCGTCAATGGCACTCACCGGATACGCGCCGTCGCCACACACCGGCGTGCGACCTCCTGAAGAAGTGACCGCCGTGACGAGCACCGTGTTTCATTCTTCCGATCTCCCGATGCTGATCGAGTTCAACGGGCGGAAGTACTTCCTGAGCGAGACCAAGAAGGGCGGTTTGCTCTTGAACGGAGCCGTCACCATCGGAGGGCAGACACTCCGACGATAGCCAGCCGCGCCTAATCCATCGGCGTCCGCCCGAGCGGACGAGCTCAGCCCAAAGCCAGCGAGCCGAGAACACCCGGCCCGCTGGCTTTTTTCTTGTGGAGGCGACGAGATGCGTAAGCAATTCCGGACCGCGACGATGAGCCACGACGAGCTGCGGTCTGCGCTCTGGAGCGAGCTCGACGAGGAGTACCCCGGACAGCCGGGCGAGTACGGCTCGTGGTGCGCGCTCATGGACGTCTACGACGGGTTCTGCATCGCCAAGATCGCCGTCAACGGCGTGAAGGCGCTCTACAAGGTGCCCTACACGATCGGCCCCGATGACAGCGTCGAACTGGGGGAGCCGGTCAACCTGCTCGAGGCCGACGCCAAGGTCCTGGAGGAGCGGGTCGAGTTCCGGGCGAGCACGGTGGCCTTCGGGGCGGATGCCCAGGCGCTCCTGACCGAGGTGACGGAGAACAACCCGCTCTTCTCCACCATCAAGAACTCGCCGAACACCCACCTCGTCGTCTTCGATCTCACCTCCGTCGGCCGGCCCAGCAAGCACGCGGGCAAGCTGAAGTATCAGCTCGCCACGAAGGGGCTCGAGGCCGCGCTGCCGACGCTGATCTCGAAGCCGATCCACATCACGACCGACCTGGACGCCCACTTCGAGGCGGGCAAGGCTCCGAAGCCGATCGGGACGTTCCTCGGCGGCGTGGGGATCCCGAACGACGACGGCACCATGACCCTCCGGGCGATCGGCACGCTCTGGAAGAACGACTTTCCGGACGAGGTCGAGGAGATCCAGAAGAAGCAGGCCCAACTCGGGGCCAGCTACGAGATCCAGTATCTCGCGGCGAGCGCCGACCGCATCGGGGCCAACGTCATCGAGATCGGCCACTACGAGTTCTCCGGCGGGGCGATCCTGAAGAAAGCCTCGGCCGCGCACCCCGAGACCCAGTTGCTCGTGGCCTCGGCGGATCCGGATACGACCTTCGACGTGATGGACGAGGAGGAGGTCTCCCGCCTCCTCGCGTACCTGAAGGGCGCGACCTCATTCAGCACCGCAGACAAGCTGTCCTACCAGCAGCGCGAGAACCTGTCCGACAGCGACTTCGCACTCATTCAGACGGTCGACGGCAAGAAGGTGCGTCGATTCCCCATCCAGGACGAAGCCCACCGGAAGAACGCGTGGGCGCGGTTGTCACAGGCGAAGGGCCTCTCCGAAGCCGAGCGTAGCGAGGTGGCCAACAAGATCATCTCGAAGGCGAAGGCCGCGGGAGACGACTGGGCAAAGGGCTACACGAAGTCCAACGGCAAGTGGACCCAGACCAAGGAGGGAGGAGCCAGCATGAAATACCCCGGGATCCCCGCAGAGCAGGAGGCCACCGTCGACGGCATCATCGCCGCGCTTCGAGCCGAGTACACCAAGCAGCTCGATGAGCTGAAGGCGCAGATGGCCGAGGACACCGACCCGCAGAGCAAGAAGAACATGGCCGCGAAGCTGACGGAGCTGGCGGCGAAGATCGCCGAGCAGGACAAGGCGATCGAGGCGGCCAAGACCAAGGAAGTCGAGGCGGCCAACAAGATCGTCGAGCTGACCGCGTCGGTCGAGGGCACCAAGGCCGAGCTCACGGTCAAGGCCACGCAGCTCGCCGAGATCGAGACCAAGACCAAGCACGCCGAGACCGTGGCGAGCCTCAAGGCGGACTACGGCCTGACCGACGAGCAACTCAAGGAGGAGAAGCGCGCGGCCCTGGTCACCAAGCTGGCCGAGGCCAAGGTCCCGCTGACTTCCGCCGAGTTCAAGGAGTTGATCTCCGGCGGCAAGGGCGTCGTCCCGCTGATGGCTGGTCAGGGCCAGGGCGAGGACGGGCTGCGCAAGCCCATCGACGAGAAGGCGATCGCGTCGTCGTTCCCCGCTGCCACCGGCCCCAGGCGGGTGCGGTAGTCCACCGACCACGAAAGGAGAGGTGAAGACTCATGGCCCAGACCAAGAAGATCTCCCAGTACCCGGCCATCGCCGTGGTCGGTGCGCCGATTCTGGCGTCCTCGGCTTCGAGCATCCTGCAAGGGGTGTTCGTCGGCCTCGATGCCAACGGCAAGATCAAGCCGGCGGACTATCGGGCTTCGCAGGGTCCGGTGGTGCCTCGCGGCGCGTCGTTGCAGGACGCGCTGATGAAGGATCCGAAGGGTAACACCCTCGATACGGTCAAGCAGGGATCGTTCACGTTCCTCGGCCGCATCAAGGGCATCACCGATCGCAACGGGGCCGCGCTGACGCCTGGTGCGACCTACTACCTGCACTCGGGTGGCGGGATCTCGGCGACGAAGCCCGCGTCGGCCACGAGCGACGTCGACATCAAGGTCGGGTATGCCGTCTCGGCCGACGAGCTCGAGATCGACATCGGCCAGGAGGTCATCCACGCCTAGTCCGGCGTGACGCTGCCGTGACCGACTACGGATTCTGAGTCCACCACCCAGAGAGGAGAACTGACCTATGTCGCCGCAAGGCTACAGGACGATGGATGGAATCGATCTGAACGACATCTGGTACGGGGGCGCGGGCATTGCGAATGCCATCGACCTCTACCGGCGGGTCGAGCTACCGCTGATCAACATGCTGGCGATGCCCTGGCCCGAGCAGATCATGAAGTACGGCATCAGCCAGAAGAACGGCTTCCAGGTCCTCGCGCCGAGCGAGCGGCCGAGCCGCAAGACCGTCGACGTGGCGACGACCTACCCCACCGTGACCAAGTACGGCTACGGCGTGGGCACGGATCTCGACACGCTGCGCCGGTCGACCGGCCGAGAAGTGATGATGGACCTGAACCGCCCGATGCAGGAGGACCCGGAAAACGTCCTCATGCAGTTCCTCCAGGTGATGTTGTCCGGCGCGGACGCGCAGAGCAGCAACTCGCTCTACTCGTTCTACAACGGGCAGTTCGCCTCCGAGGAGAAGATCACCGCGCCGCCCCAGTACCAGCAGAACACGTTCGTGTCCGGGCACTCGCACTACATCGTGAAGAACGGCTCGCTCGCCTTCACGGACATCACCGACGTGAAGCAGACGATCCGGGAGCACGGGCACAAGGGCAGCATCATGGCGTTCTGCAACAGCGACACGGTCCAGAAGCTCGAGGATCTCGCGTCGTTCGTGCAGTCCGCCATCGTGCGGTCGCCGCTGACCGACCAGACCGCGGTGGAGGGCTTCAACGACGTCTTCACCGTGTTCGGGGTGACCTTCCACTCCACCGAGATGATCCCGAACGGCTACATCCTCTTCGTCGAGGGCAGCACCGCCGAGACGGGGCGGCCGCTGATCTTCTTCGAGCCGGCCAACATGCGCGGCCTGACCCTGCACCCGGGTCCGATGAACGACTACCCCCTGATCGAGTCCTTCTGGGATCGCTGGATGGGCGTGAAGGTCTTCCAGCGCGGGGCCGGAGCCGTGGTGCAGTTCGGCCTCGGCGCGAGCTACATCACGCCGACCCTGACCTAGAGCTGAAGCGCGCGCCCGGCGGCCGATCTCGAGCCGCCGGGCGGTTGCACCACATCGCACGCACGGGAGGACCACATGGACACGACGGAACATACGGACGTCATCGATCCGAAGGAATGGCGCGTCCGGGGCTCGCTCCGGCACGAGGGCCTCACCTATGGCCCCGCCGATCCTCTGCCCCCGCTCACCCTCGCCGAGGCCGAGCGGTACGAGAGCCTCGGCAACCTCGTCCGGCTCAACCCGGATGGCTCGGTCCAGACCGTCCCGCGCAAGAACGCCGCGCCGCCGTCGGCGGCCGCCTATCTCTACGCGCGCGATGAGCAGGTGTTCCGCTCCATCGTCGAGCACCGGCCGAGCAAGCGCGTCGTCCAGGAGATCCTGTCGCTGGCGAAGCAAAACGGACGGTCGTACGCGCTCCGCTTCGCCCTCGAGGCCATCCTGCTCTACGCCGGAGTCAAATCGCCGCACGCGGACCTTCAGCGCGAGTAGCCCATGCGCTTGCTGATCGTCTCCGACAGCCCCGCGATCCGCTCTGGCCTCGGCCGGGTGACGCGGGAGCTCGCGCAGCGGTTCGCCGACGACAACTTCGAGGTGGCGGTCGCCGGATGGTTCGATCTCCACGGCAGCCTCGACGAGGAGTACGACTACGCGGTCTACCCGGCCGTGAAGCCCGCGCCGGAGTCCCTCGCCCGGACCATCGCCCACGTCGACCCCCAGGTGATCCTCGCCATCGGGGATCCGTGGGACTTCGCGTGGCTGGCCGATCAGCGTGCGGCCGGCGCGCCCTGGCGGCTCGTCGGGTACCTCAACATCGAAGGTCGTCCGCTGCCGCTGGCGTGCGAGCGGATCCTGGACGCCTTCGACGTGCTCGTGACCACCAGCGAGTTCGGTGCGCAGGCCGTCGGCCGTCCGAGCGTCCGCGCGGTGCACCACGGCGTCGACATGGCCACCTTCCGGAAGCTGGGGGAGCGGAAGGGGGAGTTCTGTGGCCGGGATCTCGCCCGGACCTTCCTGGTGATGCTCAACGGCCAGAACACGCCCCGGAAGAACTACCCGACGGCGCTGCGCGGCTTCCGGCTCTTCGCCGAGGGCAAGCCGGACGTCCTGCTCTACGCCAACACGGCGGTGAGCACCGGGCCGGACGACCAGCCGGGACCGGACCTGCGCCAGACTCTCGTGGGCCTCGGCGTCGACGAGGACGACCGCGTGTGGTTCAACCCCGACAACCGGGGACCGCTCGCCACGGTGAGCGACGACCACGTCAACAAGATCTACAACATGGCGAGCGTGCTCCTGGTCACCTCCTGGGCCGAAGGCTTCTGCCTGCCGGTCCTCGAGGCCATGGCCGCCGCCGTCATCCCCGTGGCCCCGGCGGACTACTCGATGCCGGAGTTGCTCGCCGAGGATCGCGGGATCCTCTACCCCGTCGCCGCCCGGGTCGAGAACACCTTCGGCATGCAGGTGGCCGTGGTCTCGGATTGGGACGTCGCCGAGGCGCTCGAGCGGGCCTACCGGGAGTGGAAGGACGATCGGGCGGCCTGGGACCGTCGGCGGGTCCGGTGCACGGCCTACGCCCGGACGAAGAACTGGAACGCGACCTACCAGGGCCTCAAGGCGGCGATGTCCGCGTGGACGCCGGGTCGGGTCGCGATCGGACGGCCGGTGAGCCCGCAGGCGCGCGCGGCCGCGCGCGCGGCTGCCGCGCGGCACCCGGGGGCGCTGGGCGTCCTGAAGCTCGGCGGCCTCGGAGACCTGCTCCAGACCACTCCGGTGATCGCGGCCGCTGCCGCCAAGACCGGCCGGAAGGTGGTCGTCTTCACGAATCAGCCCGCGCCGGTCTTCGAGGAGAACCCGGCCGTGGCCGAGGTCGTCGCCATCGAGGCCATGCCCCAGCAGGTGGCCCTGGAGAGCCTCGCGGATGCGTTCGAGGCCTTCTACGACCTCCGGTATGTCTCCTGGGCCTACGGGGCGGAGAAGCCCAGCGCGTTCGCCGAGCGGCATCGGTGGTTCTACGACCACTGGACCGACTCGAACCCTCGCCTGCACAGCCTCGGGATGCACAGCACCCGGGTGATGCTGACGAGCCTCGATCTCGAGAGCGACTCCATCCGGCCCATCTACAAGCCGCGCCAGAAGTGCGAGATCCCCGCCGAGCCGTACCTGGCGGCGGCGAGCGGCGTCGGGGTCATGGGGGGGCTGAAGCGGTGGCCCGCCGAGGCCTGGGCCAAGCTCCTGGCGGGCATCGGGGTGCCGGTCGTGCAGGTCGGCGGCTCGGAAGACGAGCCGCTGCCCGGAGCTGTCGACCGGCGGGGCGCGAGCCTGCCCCAGACCGCGTGGGTGCTCGAGAACGCCGCCGGCCTCGTCGCGGTCGAGGGCGGGATGGTGCACCTCGCCGCCGCCACCGGGATCCGCGTGGCCGTGATCTTCGGCCCGACGCCGGTCGAGACCTTCCTCTACCCCGGGCACTGGGCGGCGGTGACCCGACGGTGCACGCCGTGCTGGGGAGCCGAGCCGAACTGGTCGCAGGCCGTCTGCGCGGTCGCCGAGCCGGTGTGCCGGAACTTCCCCAACCCCGACACGGTCCTCGATCAGGTCAAGGCGTGGCTGCATGACTGACCTGGGCGAGCTCGAGCCCTTCCTGAACGTCGAGCTGGGGGGCGGCGTCGACGGCGACTCCCAGCCGGTCGGGACGCTCGATCGGATCAACCTGCTCAAGGCCGGGGTCGCGGCCTTCAACGCCGAGGCCCCGCAGCCGTTCACGCTGACCGGGGTGAAGCTCGACCGGGACGCCAACGAGATCGAGAAGCGGCTGGTCGTGCTCTTCTCCGCGTGGGCATGGGTCCGCGGGCGCGCGCTCGACACCTCCACGCAGGCCATCGTGCATTCCAACGTGGCCGGCCGGACCGATCTCAGCGGCATGGAACTCGGGCTCTCGAAGCGGACGAAAGAATGGCGCGCGGACATCGACAACCTGCTCCCGCGCCTGACGCAGCCGGCAGTCATGGCGGATGTGCACGCGGAGGAGCTCGGCGAGACCAAGGACCTCGCGGTCGCCTTGCCGACTTCGCTCTACCCCTGGATCTGGTAAGGAGGAACCCTGCATGGCGACCAAGACGAGGAAGCGGAGTGGCCCGGTGTTCGAGTCGGTGCGGGTACGCGGGTTCTGCCGCGTCCAGGCGGGCACGCGCGATCGCCGCACCGGCCGACTGCGGATCGTCGGCGATTCGGGCTGGATCAAGAACACGATCACCAACGACGGCCGCAACAGCTACATCGCGGCGACCGTCGGCGCGGTGGCCGGCTCGAAGGTGGTCAGCCACCTCCAGCTCGCCACCCAGTCCACGGCGGTCGACGCGACCCAGACCTCGCTGACCGGGGAAACCCGCGTCCGCAAGGCCCTGACCGCGTCGACCCTGGCCACCGGCACCCTGCGGATGACCGCTTCCTGGTCGTCCTCGGACAACACGGCGGCCATCACCATCGGCTCCATCGGCGTCTATAACACCTCGTCCGGCGGCACGCTCGGGTCGGGGCAGACGTTCACCACGAGCCAGTGGAACTCGAACCAGGACCTCAGCGCGACATACGAATGGCGTTTCTAGGCGCACTCGGGGCATGGTTGCGGATTCTTCGTAACCTGCCCCGGGTCGTCGGGCTGCTGTTCAAAAGGAGGTAGCGATGCTTCAGATTCCTCCGGCGGTTGCTCCGTTGGTCTGGTGTCTTGGCTTCGTGTTGGTGGTGGCGGCGGTCTACGCGCTCATCACGTGGCTCGAGATCACGCTCCATCCCAAGCTGGTGCAGATCATGATCTTCCTGGTCTGTCTCATCGTGGCGGTGGTGCTGCTGCTCTGGCTCCTCGGGTTTCTCGGGATCATGAAGCCGCTGGCCCACGGATTCCTCGGGCTCGGGCCGGTCCTGGGCTAGTGGTGCGCCAGTGCTCGTGGTGTTTCCAGCGCGCGGACGGCAGCGAGTGTCATCGGGGTTGCGCCTGCGCGTGCCACATCCGCCGAGGCTCGGTTTCTGCCGCTTCCCGGGCCGAACTCTCCACCGAAGCGGAGCGGCGTCAGGTGGGGGGCGGCGGGTGATGGAGCTGCCGACCGTCTGCCCGGCGTGCGATCCGGAGGAGGACTTCATGTACGCCGGCGTGGGCTGGTGCGGAGAGCATCAGCCGAACCGGAAGGGGAGCGCGGACAAGATCGCCTCTCCGCTTGGGGATCCCCCAGCCTCGACGGCCAGTGAGGCGGGGGGCGAGGACAACCGAGCCATGTGCGACCTGCTGCACCGAGGGCGGGATGCCTGATGGGCACCGGCTTCCTGACGGCCGCGCAGATCGCGGCGATCAAGGCCGTCCGCGCGCGCGCGTGGAACCGCGACTTCACGGTCGTGCGGACCGCACCGGGCGAGGCGGCCGACATCTACGACGACCCGGCGATCTTGGCGTCAGGGACGCAGGTGCTCCAGGGAGACTGGGCGTGGCGCGGGCAGCAGACGTTTCAGGGCGGGCCGGGCGGGGAGACGGAGCATGCGGACCTGATGCTGGCGACAGACATCTTGAACTCGGGGGCGTTGATGGCCTCGGGGGTGCGGCTCGTGGTCGACGGGATCACGTGCTCGGTCACGCGCGCCGCGCCATTTCCGGATAGCGGAGAGATCGTCATCTCCGCAGTGAGGGTGGCATGAGCGAGCAGAACGGCATCACCCAGGGGTCGCCGACGGCGACGTCGACGGCCCCCCGCACGGTCCCGGTCCCGACGGACAAGGTGCGAGAGAAGTTCATCCTGTCCGTGACGAACTCGGCGGGGCAGACGAAGCGGAGCCTGCTCGACTTCCTGGACTTCCAGGAGGGCATCCTGCTCCGCGACCCCGCCCTCGAGCCGATCCACGCCCAGATCAAGGACGTGTTCGCCTACTCGCGCCGGCGGATCCACAACGAGATCTCGACCATGCGGGACCAGGTGCTCGCGTGCTTTCAGATCTTCGCCAACGGGGGCGAGATCCCGGCGTTCGGCCGGAGCGAGGAACAGCGCGCGGCGGCGGACACGAAAGGGAAGCGCTAGTGGCGGTGGTCGGCGCGATCGTCCTGACGCCCACCGGGCAGGAGAAGCTCCGCCGCGCCGTGAACGCGGTTGGGCAGGCGCTCCAGATCGGCCTCGCGCGGGAGATGCAACTCCTCCGGACGGAGGCCTCGCTACGCGCGCCGTCCTCCGAGGAGGAGGCCGAGATGCTCTCCCGGGGCGTCCCGGACAATCTCGCCGGTGGCAACCTCGTGTCCTCCGGTGGTGAGGTAGGGACGCCGAACGGGGGGCGCTTCCTCCGGCTGGGCTCGATGATCCCGGTCCGGGAAGCGATCAGTCAGGAGCCCATCTCGACCGGCCGTCAGCTCGACCGCATCGTGGCCGGGATCGGCAATCCCGAGTGGATCAACGCGCGGACCGGCTTCTCCTGGGACACGCGCAAGCGCGGGGTCCAGGGGCCGACGCTGCCGTTCAACCGGGCCTACATCCAGACGCTCGAGCGCGGGGGCGCGGCCTGGGTGGTCGTGCCGCGCCCAGAAAACCGCGGGCCGCGCGGGCTGCCGGGCACCCTAGAGCCGGAAGAGGACGTCCTGACCCGGCGGATGGTGAAGACGCTCAAGCCGCAGCGGATGTACGCCTCGACCCTGTTCGCGCGGACGGGACGCCTGCGGCAAGCCCTGCTCGGCGAGGCGCAGGCGGCGGTGCGGGAGATCCGATGACCCTCACCGTCCAGCGCTCGCTCCAGAACATCCAGTTCTCGCTCTTTCGCTTCCTGAACACGAACACGTACAGCGTGGAGAACCAACTCACGAACGTGGTTACCACCGGCACGCTCAAGCAGTTTTTCACGGACCTGATGATCCGGGCCGAGTACCCGGATGACCTGATGAAGATCACGGTGCCGACGCTCGCGCTCGGCGGGCTTGAGGTGGCGGAGGCCGAGCCCGACTTCTTCGGGGCAGCGCTCTTCGGGGCGACCTACCGGGTCCCGCTCTACGGCTTCGTGACCGGCCGGGGGAGCGACGCCCAGAACAAGGCCTATCGCGACCGACTGATGAGTGATCTCTACGAGATCTTCGTCCACCAGTGCGGGGACGAGGGCTTCGATTTCTACGATGCCGACTCGAAGGTCCTCCAGGAAGCCGGAGGGCTGGAAGTTACTACCGCTCGCGCGCGCATGATCCCGGCGAACGCCCCGACGGTTCCGGCGGATCGCTACAAGTTCCTCATGGAACTTGATGTGCACTACGCATAGGCAACAAAGGAGAGCGACACCATGGCGCTAGGCGGACGGCGGTTCCGGCGGCGGAAGAAGGAAGACATCTTCGTCGAGGGCTACTTCATCGACCACATGAACGTGGCCAGCCCCGACATCAACCAGCAGGACGAGATCTTTCACCTCTTCGGCAAGGACTCGCCGGAGACCGATCGACTCCAGAACTACGGCACCCTGACGGTGACCGTGCTGGACAAGTACACCAACAACGCGATCCTGGACCTGATCACCGGGAACGACCCGGGTGCGGGGACCACGTCACCCCGGCAGTACAACACCAACGACCTCACGGTCGTGAACATCTGGGCGAACGTCAAGAACGCTCAGAACACCCAGTACGTGAAGAGCTGGATCCTCGAGTCGTGGACCCCGGGTATGCCTATGCCGTCGGGCAACCCCGAGGCCAAGGCCGCCGTCCAGATCACCGGCAACGGCAACCTGCCGCGTCAGTTCCAGAACGCGGCCATCCTCATGAAGAAGGTCGCCTCCGGGGCGGCCAACATCGGAGCGACCCCGGTGCTGGTCCCGGGTGAGACCAACTACGCGGTCGCCGTCAAGGCGATCAACGCTGGGGCCACGTTCGACCAGGAAGACCTGATCGTGTCGGCGGCGATGATCACGTCGTCGGGGGCGATCTCCTGGACGGAAGTGCTCGCGGCGCTGATCAACCTGACGTCGGTCACGCACCTGGCTGTGTACTACCTCTACACCGGCACCGGCGTCTACCCGACGGTCCGGCCGGACAAGCTGCGGACCTAGTCGTCCGCCGCATCGACCACACGCACGGGTGCCACCTGGGCTACGGCTCAGGTGGCACCACTTCACTGGAGGACATATGGGCACGAACGGGACAGGGCGGAATCTGGCCACACGGCTGTTCGATCTCTTCCGGGGCCGCGAGAGTTACGAGATCGTCGGCCTCGACGGCGAGCCAACGGGCGACAAGGTCTGGCTTCAGGCGCTCGATTGGCAGCAGAACCAGGCGTTGCTCAAGGACTTGGAGTCCGCGCGGTTCCGCGTGCGCTCGGAGATGGCCGGGAGCGGCGCGCGCGAGTCGCTGGTCGAGCAGGTCAGCGGCCTCAATCTCGAGATGTGCATCGACATGCTCCTGAATCTCGAGCGCCCCACCGCGACCAACGTGGCCGACCTCGCGCCCGGTGGGAGTGAGGAAGAGACCAAGAAGGCCAAGGAAAAAGAAGAGGCCGCCACCAAGAAGTGGGAGGAGGCGCGCAAGGCCGAGCTCGCGGAGATGGAGTTGGCCGAGGTCCGCGAGATCGTCGTGCGGCGGCAGGAGACCCTGTTCGTGCAGGCGCGCGCCATCCAGGACTACATCAATCAGACGCTCTGTCTGATGGTGATCGACCCGGAGACCGGCGAGCCCGCGTTCTCGGCCGACGAGTTCCTCGAGGACGGCCACACTCCCAGTCCGAACTACATCGGGCACCTCATGCCCGAGCTCCGGGATCAGCTCTTGAAGTTCCGGGAGCAGTTTCTCGCCAAGCGGTCGGACAAGGCGGTCCGCAAGACGGCGGAGGACAAGAGTTTTTTACCATCTGGCGAGTCGCCCAGTCCGGACACCGGTACCCCTGGGGAAACGACCGAGACCCCGCGGCGCTCCCGGCGTTCACCATCGCCCTCTACCACCGTCGCCGATGGCTAGACGACACCGAGGAGATCGTCGCGCACTACGCGGACTTCCCGCGTCCGACGCGGCTCGAGCGGCGGGATCCGGCGTACTTCTCGCAGTGGTTGCAGGCGACGAGGGAAGAGGAAAAGCAGCGAGCCAAGCGTAAGGGCGCGCCGCCCGAGGAGTTCAAGGCGCTGGGCTCTGGCGGGGAGGAGGACCAGGAAGCGTGGGAGCAGTGGTACGGCTACGTCGACTGGATCTGCGAGGAGCAGCCCGACGATCTCGAGTACGGGCGGATCAAGGACTCCGATGACGAGGACTATGTCCCGGCCCCCGATGAGCAGGAAGTGTTCGGTGAGTGATGGCTGAAGGCCAGTTCACCCCGGATCTGCTGCTCACCGTCGGGGCCGACGTCTCGGCGCTGCGCCAGCAGCTTGCCAACATCTCGCGCGAGCTGGGCATCCCGCCGGTCAACGTCCAGGTCGAGGCAAACGTCCAGCAGATCCGCGAGGCCCAGCAATCCTTCAACGATCTCCAGCGGCAGATCGAGGCCGCGAAGAAGTCCCTCTCTGAACTGAAGGCGCAGATCGCGGGCGGCCTCTATGACGTCCGGCTCGACAAGGCCGCGACGGTCGCCTTCCAGCAGAACGAGGAGCTGAAGCGGAAGGAAGCGCAGAAGACCTTCGATTTCATGCGGGGCCAGGAGGAAAAGCAGGCGGCCCTACAGGCGAAGGACGTCCTCACCGAAGGGCGCGCCTTCGCCGCCAACGAGCAGTTCAAGCGGACCGAGATTGAGAAGACCGCGATCGCGCAGCAGCGGCTCGGCGACGCCAATGCCGCCCTGACCGCGCGGAACTTCACCGGCCAACTCTCGCAACTCTCGCAGATCGCCAACGCCTACGAGAAGATCGCCGCGCTCCAGATCAAGGCCTCGGCGACCGGGACGGTGATCCCGCCGCAGCTTCAGCAGCGCATCGGGACCTTCACGTCGGTCCTTGCGGGGGAACAGCAGGGCTTGCTGGGGGGCGCAGAGGCCGCGAGCCCCCAGGCCGCCGCCGCGCTCAAGGCGACCGCCGAGAGCATCCAGCGCGACCTGAAGGCCATCGTGGGGGCGGCAGGGGATGCCGACGGCGCGGTCTCGGGCTTCTTCGGCAAGCTCGGCCGGTATGCCCAGATCGCGGCGGGCCTCACGATCATCTACACGGTCATGCGCCAGATCGGCGCGGCGGCCGAGGAGTTCGTCGAGGTCGACCGGCAACTCGCCAAGATCGCCGCCACGATGGACAACGGGGCCGATCGGGCGACCGTGCTCCGCGACTCCTACGACCTGATGGTGCAGGCGAACCAGCGCCTCGGCGTCAGCTTCACCGAGGCGAGCAAGGTCGTCTTCGAGTTGGAGAAGGCCCTCGGCAACAACTCCGAGCAGGTCCGGGCGGCGTTCCTGCCCGCGCTGACGCTCGCGTCCCTCGGCGAGGGCAATCAGACAGAGATCCTGCGGACCCTCGTCGGGCTCTACAAGCTGTTCGGGGACACGCTCACCAGCGCGATCACGCCGCAGGAGAAGTACCTCCAGATCTCCGACAAGCTGATCGGCTCGGCGGCCGCGTCAATCCAGGACATCGACGGCTTCCGGACCGCGCTCCAGAACGTCGCGCCGGTGGCGAAGGCGGCCGGCGTCTCGCTCGACGTCCAGTTGGCGGCCATCGTCCAGTTGACGAACGGTATGCAGTCGGCCAGCCGGGCGGGCACCGGCTTCCGTCAACTCCTCGTTGACCTCCAGACGCGACCGGGCGCGATCTCGAAGGCCTTCGGCATCGACTTCGATCCGAACGCCCCGCTCAACGCGACGAAGCTCCTGGACGAGGTCATCAAGAAGATCCGGGATCTGGGGACCGACAGTCTCAAGACGCAGGCCCTCATCAACTCGGCCTTCCCGGACAAGCGCGCGACCCTCGCCCTCGAGACACTGGTCGAGCTCTACCCGCAGTACTCCAAGGCCCTCCAGGACGTCGCCGACTCCGCCGGTCGGACGCAGAAGGCCCAGGAGGAACTCAACAACACCATCAGTGCGGCGGCCGGACGGTTCAAGGGGGCACTCTTCAACGAGATCACCCTGACCGTCAACGCGATCTCCGGAGTCAAGCCGGGGCAAGCGGACGGCCTCGTTGGCCTCTTCGACATCGTCACGCGGGCCGCGATCATCGCGGGCCAGGAGCTCCGCAAGTACCTCGGCGACGTCAAGGCGCTGATCGATGCAGCCAACCGCGCGACCGGCGGGGCGGCGGGGGCGGCCACGCAGGGGGCGGCTGGCTCGAACATCACCGGCTCCGCGCTCCTGGGCTTCGCGTCACCGCAAGCGGCCTACCGGGGCGTCCTGCCGCCGTCTCAGGCCCGCCTCGACGCCGAGGCGGCGGCGCAGGCCAAGCAGCAGCAGGATCTCGCGCGCGCCAACGCGCAGGCCCTTCAGAATGCGCAGAACATTGAGCTCCAGCCGGGCGATCAGTCCGGCCAGCTCAAGAAGATGATCGATCTGACGGCGGAACTCGCCAAGCAGAAGGCGATCCTCAAGAACCAGATCGAGTTGGAGTTTACGGTCAACGATAAGTCGCTCTCGTACGCGACGCGCATCGCAGCGGCCGACGCGCTCCTGGCCGAGAAGACGCGCGAGCGGCAGATCGCCGAGAAGAACTACGACACCACCGCCTCACTGACCCCGAAGGACATCGCGGCGCTCGACGAGTACAAGGGCAAGCTCCAAACCGCCCTGGAGGCCGAGCGGCGCGCGCGGTCGCAGGCGACGGAGCTGCGTCGGGAGGACGCGAACGAGTCCATCGAGATCAGCCAGAAGCTCGCCGCGCAGACCGAGGCCGACCAGAAGAAGGTGGTCGAGCTCTTCGCCAAGTTCACGACCGAGCAGAGCAAGCTCAAGGAGATCTCGCCACTTGAGCGCGCCGTCGACGAGTACAAGAAGCTCGGCGACGTGCTCAACTCGGCCCAATTCGCGCCGCTCTCGCCGGCCCAGTTCTCCGAGATCAACAAGATGTACATCCAGATCGGCGAGGCCATCAATCGCTACTGGGTGGACCCGCTCCTGGCGATCACCCAACTCGACTACGAGTCCGGGTGGGACAAGTTCAACAAGGCGCTGAAGAAGAACATCGAGGACGCCGAGAAGCTCCGCGGGATCACGAGCGCCGTGACCGGCAAGACGGCCCCGACCCCCGAGGAGGTGACCCAGCGGTCTCTCGAGCGCCAGGTCGGTGTCGACGCAGTCACCGACCAGATCCTCAAGCTCCGGGCTGAGATTGGGTACACCCGCGAAGAGTGGATCGCCAACATCGCGGCCATGAAGGCGGGGGCGAAGGACTTCGCCGATCTCCTGCGGCAGATCAATGATGAGTCGCTGCCCCAGGCGGATCGGGACAAGAAGCGCGCGGCGGCGACGATCATCACGACGAAGTTGCTCCCGCAGAGTGATGAGGCGACCTCCCTTCAGATCCAGAAGCAGACCCAGGACGAGCAGAACCGGCTGGACGGCCTCCGGGAAGGCTTCGGGCGGGTGGGCGAGGAGCTGAACCGCTACATCCTCGCGCGGGCCAACTGGCGCAAGTCCTACGACGACCTGACGCCGAAGCAGCAAGAAGAGATCGACCTCCTCGCCCGGACCACCGAGGAGATGAAGAATGCGGCGGCGGCCGCCGGCCTCGTCGCGCTCGGGTTCTCGGCGACGGACGCGAACTCGATCGCGGGGCAGGCCGGGGCCGTCCTCGAGCGCCAGAAGCAGATCCAGGACGGCATCAACGCCCTCAAGGTGCTCAACGATCAGCAGAAAGTCGCCCGCGATCAGCAGGAACAGGCGACCCAGGAGATCGCGAAGGCCGCCGGGCAGGTCGGGACCTACTTCGTCTCGGCGCTCCGGCAGGCGGCGAACGCCGCAGGCGACTTCTTCGACGACATCAAGACCCTGGCGCAGGACACGGCCAAGGCCATGACGTCGGCCTTCTCGGACTTCTTCTTCAACTCCTTCCAGGACAAGCTGAACGCGGGCAAGGACGCGTGGAAGAGCTTCCTCGACTCGATGCAGCGCGCGCTCGCCGACTTCATGAGCAAGCAACTCGTGAAGAGCTTCCTGAACATCCTGACGGGGACGGGGGACAGCGGCACCGGGACCGGGATCCCCGGTGCGGCGAACCTCGTGAGCGGGGTCGGGAGCGGCTTCGGCAACATCGTGTCCAACTTCCAGGCCGGCGGCCTCTCCGCCGCGCTCTTCGGCCTGCCCCCGACGACGCCGTCGACCGTCAGCACGTCGCCGCCAGGGGAGCCCGGGGCGGCGGGTGGCCCGAACTCGACCTCCGGGGTGCCTCGTGGCACGACCGGCATCGTGGGCTCCGGCGGCAACATCAGCAAGGATCTCTCTTCGGCTGGGGCGGTCGCCGCCGCGTACACGGCGTCCCAGTCGGTCCTGAAGCTCACCAGCGAGCTCTCGACGCAGCGCGACCGCAATTCGGGGACCGGCGGCCTCGCCGGGACGGCGGTCGGCGGGATCATCGGCTCGCTCTTCGGAGCCACCGCGATCGGGGCGGGCGCGGGCGGGCTCATCGGCAGCTTCCTGGGCGGCCTCTTCGGCAGTAACACGCCACCGGCAGGCAAGTTCGACGAGCTGTCCCGGAGCATCTCGACCGTTCAGACCGCCCTCGAGGCCGCCGTCAAGTCCTCGGCGACCTTCACGGATCTCTACAACACCATCCTGGGCTTCCAGGGCGGCGGGGCGCTCGCGGCGGCCACCCGGCAGCCGGTTCAGCTCGCGGTCGGGGGCCAATCGGTCAGCAACCTCACCCAGGAGCAGTTCCTCACCGCGCTGCGGGCCAACCCCGCGTCCCTCACGGCCAGCGTCCAGGCGGGCGTGTCGCCGGATCTCCTGGGGCCGCTCAACCAGGAGGTCGTCCAGACCATCCTGGCCAAGGTTGCCGCGCTCGACGACATCAACCGGCAGATCAGCCAGACGATCGCGGAGATCTCCGCCGAGGCGGTCTCGCCGGCGGCGACCGGCATCGCCAATCTCGAGACCCTGAAGGAGCAGGCGGTCAACTTCCGGGCGACCGTCGATCAGCTCATCGCGGGCGAGCAGGCGCAGGTGGCCTCGCTCGAGAGCCTGCTCGCGACCACCACGGATCCGGCCCAGATCCTCTCCTACACGACCCAGATCAAGAAGCTGATCGAGGATCGGTACCAGAACGAGACGCAACTCGTCCAGCAGTTCGCCGGGCAACTCGATTCGCTCGCGACGAGCCTCAAGAGCGTCAGCAAGTCGATCGACGACCAGATCTTCCAGCTTCAGCTCTCCAACTTCGGCCCGACGAACCCGCTCCAGGGCTTCCAACTCGCGCAGGGCCGGTTCGAGGCCGCCAAGTCGGCCTTCCAGGCGAGCCCGACGCCGGAGAACGCGCAGGCGCTCCAGGCCCTCGTCGACCCGCTCCTGAAGGCGGCGAGTGACGTCTTCACCCGGCCGTCGCCGGAGTACCGGGCGATCTACGACGAGGTGATCGCGACCCTCGGCGACGTCAAGGTCTCGGTCGACCAGCAGGCGAACGACATCCAGGACGCCCTCAAGGCCGCGCTGGGCGACTCCGTCAGTATCCAGGACCTCACCCAGAAGAACACCGCCTCGATGGCCTCCGACATGAAGTCGCTCCTCGCCATCGTGTCCGCGCAGGCGGCGGCGGCGGGGATCAACCTCAATCTGGGAGCCGGGCTCCTCACCGGGCAGAACTTCCCGTTCCCGACTGGCCAGGTGGTGGCCCCCACGGGGCCGACGCCGCAGGGCGGCAACCAAACCGCCTCGACGGCGGCCGCGTTCGGCGTCCTCGGGGCACTCGGTGGCGGGGCGAGCCTCCTCGGTGGGGCCGTGTCCCTGTCCGACAAGATCGGCCTGACCGCGTGGCTCCAGCAGACGTTCCCGAGCATCTTCGGCGTCAAGTACAACGACACGATGCTGCCCGGGAGCGGGGGCGCGCCGGGGGCGGGCGCGGGCGGGGTCACGGTCACGAATCCGCAGTTTGCCCTGGGCTCGGCGGACTTCCAGAGCGCGCTGGCGAGCGCCATGGAAGCGATGAACCTGCAACTTACCATCCCGAACATCAACCTCAACTTCGGGAACCTGGGCTCGTTCAGCTTCTCGGACCTGGGGAGTCTCGACACCAACTTCAGCGACATTCGCGCGTTCCAGTCCGGCGGCCATGTGCCCGGCATGGGCGTGGGCGACATCGTCCCGGCCATGCTCGAGCCCGGCGAGTTCGTCATCCCGAAGAAGTTCGCGGGTCCGCTGCGGCCCTGGCTCGAGCACCTCATCGGGGGGAACAAGAGCATCCCGACCGGGCCGCGGGGCCTGCACTTCGCTGACGGCGGGACGGTGCCGCTCACGGCGCAGGATGTCCAGGCGCTCCTCCTGCTCCAGGCGCTCCTGAGCGTCAACAGCACGCAGACCCAGACCCAGGCCCAGATCGCGGCCAACACGCAGCTCACTGCGGCGATCCTTCAGCAGCTTGCCCAGCGGAGCGGGGTCTCGGTCAACGGAGCTGCGTCGCCAACCACCATCTCGATCCCCTCGACGCCGAGCGTGGTGGGCGCGCTCGGGTCGCCCAGCGCGACCGCGAGTGCGGGCGGCTCGGGGCTCACGCTCCAGCAGTTCCTCACGCGGCTGGTGGCGAGCGCCAGCGGGGCCGGCGGAACGGCGGGCGCGCATCTACCGACGACCGCCACGGCGGGCGGCCTGATCACCTCGAGCCCCAGTGGGGGCCTCGCCAGCATCACCGGCCCCGGCGTCCCACAGGGGGGCGGCTTCCTGGGGCCGCTCGGGCTCGCGATTCAGTCCGGCAACCCGATGGCGATCCTGAAGGCTGCCTCTCCGCTCCTGGGGCTCCTCTCGACCATCTCCACCCTCTCGCAAGCCACGAGTGGTAGCGGGGCGCTGCTCGGCGGCGCACCGACGACCCTGGGCTCGCTCCTGGGGACCCTCACGGGCGGCCTGACACTCGCGGGGGGCCTCCAGAGCGGCAACATCCTCCAGGCGATCCAGGGGGGCATCAGCGGGGGGATCAGTCTCTCGGATCTGATCTCGACGCTCACGTCCGGAGCGGTCCCCGGGGCGACCGACCTCCTCTCCGGGCTCATCTCGGATGCGGCGACGGGCCTCGGGATCGATCTCCTGCCGACGGATGCGATCCCCTATGCCGGGGCGGTGATCAAGGCGGCCCTCGCCGCGTTCCAGATCTCGGAGATCGCGACCAGCAACGCCAGCGACCAGGACAAGGCGATCGCGGCCGCCGAGATCGCCGCCAAGACCGCCGCCGTGCTCGCGGCCGGTCCCACGTTCGGCGCGAGCCTCGCGGTCACCCAGATCCTCGACTTCATCGACCGCCTACGTGCGGGTCAGAGCTTCTCGCAATCCATCATTTCGGCGAACGACCCGACGGCGATCTTGGGCGGGCAGAGCGGCATCTCGGGGCAAATCTTCTACCCGAGTACGGCCTGGCAGACGTTCGGGACCCGTCTGCTCGAGACCTTCCAGAAGGGCGGCACCGACATCTCCCGGCTCGCGACCGACATGCAGTACGTCCAGAGCAAGGAGGAGTTGGGTGGCCTGATCAACTCCTTCCGGACGTGGGTGCAGTCGGACAACGGCTGGCCCTGGTACGGGCAGGACACGCCCGATCCGTACAAGATCCCGGCGTTCCCGGAGGCGGGTGGCTCGGCGCACGAAGGCGGGCTCAACATCAGCCTCAGCGACCCGATCAATCAGATCCAGGCCTTCATCGATCAGCTCCTTCAGGTGCTCCCGGGCAATCGGGTGACGTCCCTGGGGTACTTCAACCAGGGGCCGGGCGTCGGGCTCTACAACCTCTCACAGTCGCCGCCCCCACAGGGCTTGAATCAGGTACAGGTCGCGCAGGGCTTCTCCGGCGAGTCGACGAACTTCGCGACGGAAATCGCGGGGGCTAACCTGCCGGTGTTCGTCCCGGACGGCGCTGGCGGCTATCAGGCCATCACGATGAACCCGCAAGATGTCATCAACGGCATCGCGGCGGGGACGTTGGACCCGAGCCCGATCCTCGACCCACGGACCGGGCAGTGGGGCATCACCTATACCGGGACGAAGGGGAGTCTTGGATTCCCCAGCGTGTCGAGCCTGCTCTCGCCGTACTTCCAGAACTTCGGGCAGCGGCCGATCCCCACCGTCACGCTGCCGAACGTGAGCTCGGTGAACCTCGTGCAGGCCCTTGCTGGCGCGGATCCGAACCTGCTCCAGTCCATCGTCAGCCCGGATGGCGGCGGCTTCGCGCTGGGTGGCTGGGTCACTGGCGGATCTCGGGGGCGCGACTCGGTCCCGGCCATGCTCATGCCGGACGAGTTCGTGGTCCCGGCGAGCATCGCGCGGGAGAACGCCGCGATGCTTGAGAGCCTCGTGAGCGACGGGGTCTACCGGCCGGGGTCAGACGTCTCGGCGGCCGCGCGATCGGGGCTCTATCACTCCGCTGGCGGGGTCTCGCAGATCGCGCTGCACATCGCCGAGGGGGCCATCAACATCTCCGGAGCGAAGGACCCGAAGGCCGTCAGCCGCGAGGTCCTCGACGCCATCGAGCAGAACATCCGGACCGGACGGCTCGGCCAGGTCATCGCCGCGCGCATCCGGCCTGCGCGAGTGGGGGGCTAGATGGTCGGACGGACCAAGGTCGCTGGATCCCGGATGTACATCTCGATCCAGAACTACGTGGCGGCGAGCGCCTCGATCATCACGGGCTCCTCCGAGGCGGCCAACTCTCCGGCGACGAACATCTCCAAGCCCGCGCGGCCGTTCCTGCCGTGGCGGACGGCGGCCGGGGGCGATCAGAGCGTGGTGATCAACTTCGCCGCCGCCAAGCAGATCGACGCGGTGTGGCTGGTCAACGTCAACTTCGCTCAGGTCCGCATCCAAGGCAACGCCTCGGATGCGTGGGGCGCGCCCGCCTTCAATCAGCTCTACACGGTCGGCCTCAGCCCGTGGAACTTCCGCTATCAGCTCGGGGTGCGCCTGACCGGCTTCAACTACCAGTACATGCGGGTGTTCATTCCCTCCCAGACGCCGACCGACGGCACCGCCGCCTACCTGCTCGGCGGGGTCTGGGCGGGGCCGATCGAGGGGCTTCCGCAGAACGTCCGCTTCGACGTCAATCTGGCAACCGTCCAGCCGGGGCAGGACGTGGTCCCGAGTCACCAGGGCTGGCGGCAGCGGCTCGTCCTGGGCGACCCGCTGTGCCGGATCGCGGCCATGCGGACGGTCCGGATCACCGAGATGATGCCGGGCTACCAGGACGACCTGAACACGTGGCAGAGCATCGCCCGGCGCATCCGGCTCAACGACACGCTCGCGATCCTCCTGGGGGCGGCCGACAATTCGCAGGCCTTTGTCGTCCGGCCGGTCAACGAGGCGTACTGGCAGTGGACCCGCCGGCGGATCGGGCGGGCCGAGTCCCCCTGGGAGCTGGAAGAGGCGATCGGCCCGTAGTCCATGCCCTCGCTCACCCCGCTGGTCAGTGACGCCCTCACCGCCACCGAGGCGATCAGTTTTCGGTTCAATCCCGGTGTCCCGGTGGTCGCCGACGCCATCACGGTGTCGGAGTCGGTCACGCTCCGCCGGAGCCTCCTCGAGATCAACGTGGCGGAGACCATCCCCGTGGGGGAAGTGGCCATTCCCTTCACGATTGCCTTGCAGGACACGCAGGGCAGCGGCGGATCGGGCGGGTCGGGCTCCGGCCTCTCGGGGGCCGCCAACGAGCTCTGGCAGCCGGTGTGGCTCATCGACATGAGCCAGATCACGGTGCTCCCGGCCGGGATCCTGGCCGCCAGCCTCCGCTTCTCCAACCGCGACATCGACGCGCTCTCGCCGCCCTACCACGGGCGGGTGGTGGACAACCCCTCGATCGACCGCCGCCTCATGAACGTCTTCTGGGGCATCACCGAGATCGCGGACGTGACCTTCACGCTGGTGAACACCGACGGCGCGCTCACGCCGCTCTACACCCAGGCGGATCTCCGCGAGCAGCCGATCACGATCACTCGGTACGACGTCGCCAGCGGGATCATCGCCGAGGAGTACCACGCCCGCATCTCGAGCGTGGGCCTCCAGACCGGCAAGCTCATGATCACCGCCTCGAGCCCGGCCCTGACGCTCTTCGAGCAGCTCGTGCCGAGCGAGGTCATCGACAAATCGACCTACCCCAAGGCGGTCTCGGTCGGCCAGCCGCTCCCGGTGGTCTTCGGGATCCCGAAGAAGATCCCGCTGCCCTACATCAACGACGACACGGTCACGAACACCTACGACTACGTGGTGGGGTACGGGGCGCTCACCGTGGACGCTCTCTACCGGAACGGGCCGAACGATACCCTCGTAACCGTCACGACCCCGGAATACAGCATCCACACGGACCTCGCGGCTTACCCGGGCCTCACCATCGCCCGATTCACCTTCCGGCAGGTCGACTTCACGGGCGGCTTCCACCAGATCTTCGCGGACGTGACCGGGCCGAGCCGGAACTTCGCGGACGCCATCAAGCAGGTGCTCACGGACACGACCTGGGGGCTGGGGCAGGCGGTCGATGCCGCGAGCTTCGCCACGGCCGCAGCCGACCTGGACGCCTTCGGCGGCATGTTCTGCGACGGCGTGGTCAATCAGCAGGTGCAGGCCCAGGACCTCCTGCGCTTGCTCATGATCGTCCGCGGGATGCGTCTGGGCTTCAGCTCCAACAACGAGTGGACGCTAGTGGTCGACAAAGTGCCGGTCTCGATCAAGATGCGGATCCGGGACGGAGTCGGCGACGGGGAGCGCAACATCCAGCAGGCCGGGAACCGCGTCCTGGTCCCCACGAGTAGCGCGGTCTCCCAGTACACCGTGAAGTACCGGCTTAACTTCCCCAACGGGGGTTCCTCGACCGACTACGATTTCTCCCAGACCCGGCCAGTCAACAACTTCGGCAAGGAGACCATCCTCGAGCAGCCCTTCATCCGGGACCACGAGACGGCCGACCGGGTGACCGACTATCTCGCCAAGCGCGAGAAGTACTCCCAGGACTCCTGCGACTTCGAGGTGACCCAGGAAGCTCGGCAGCTCCGTGAGGGCGACCTCGTGAGCGTGACCTATATCCCGAACGGCTACTCGGACACCATCGCGGAGGTCCGGGAGATCGAGAAGAAGATCGACACGAACCGGGTCGTCGTCTCGGCCTGGGATGCCTCGATCTTCGTCTACCAGCCCGGGACGCTCCCGACGGACTTCACCGACACCGTCGGGGTGCTCTTCATCCCGCGCCCCGGCTACCTCGAGATCCCCGGGCAGCGGCTCAATCAGGTCTTCACCGGCCCGGACATCTTCATTCACTGGGCGGCGGTCTCGGAGATCTTCATCGGGGCGCAGGATGAGGAGAACCTGCCCGGGGCGCTGATCGTTGGCTACTGGGTCACCACCGTGGTCAACGGGGTCACGGTCCGGGAAGAGTTCACCCCGCTGACCGCGTACATCTACACCCTCGTGATGAACAAGGCGGACAACCCGCCGAACGGCGCGCGGACGATCACCTTCCTCGTCCAGGCGCAAGCCTCTGACGGCTCGCTGGGCGAGCAGAACTACATCACGGTCACCAACGGGGCGCAGGATCTCGCTCCGCTCGCGGTGGGGCCGGTCGTCGACGACACGGGGGCGGTCGACGTCGTCCAGGTGCTCTACGGCTTCACGCCGGGCAACGTCTACGACCTCGATCCGCCGACGGAGTTCGTCGACGTCATCGTGGGCGGCTCGCGCCGGATCAACGTGGCGGACTACCCGAACAACTCGTTCGTCCAGGAAAGCGTGACGGTGCGGATCAACGTGGTGCTGGTGTCCACGGTCGACTACGTCGACGAGTACGACAAGGTGGTGGATATCCGGAACAGCAAGTTCCTCGGGATCCTCGTCGTCGAAGACACCCCGGCGAGCGACGGCGTGACCGTCGTCAAGAGTGCGTAGGGGCTTATGAACGAGGCGGTGCAGCAGCGACATCGGAAGGCCCTCGCGACGCGTCAGGCAATGGCGGCGCTTGGCGGTGTGGTGATCGCGCCCGCGCCGCCGGGGAACGCCGTGGCGCAGCTCCAGCACAAGCTCGATGTGGCGGTCGCCGTCATCACGGCGCTCGAACTCGCGCTCCAGTCCAACGTGGAACTCCAGGCCCGGATGGAGCGGCGGGATCCGGAGCCCGGCTCGAATATCGTCCGCCGCGAGGCCAAGGATCTCGCGTCGGCCGCGCTCCAGCTTGTTGCGCGCGCGAGGCCCCAGATCACGTAATGGCGACCACGATCACGTGGGAGCGCGTCCTCAGTACCCCCGGTGACGTCATCGCGGGCGTCGTCAATCCGGGGGCCTACCTCGCGACGGTGACCTTCACGTTCGTCGGGCCGAACTACGGTCCCGCGCAGGTCTGGTCGTCCAGCGACAACGGGCGGACGTGGCAGAAGCGCGTGGACTTCGCCGACGAGGGCACGCTGGGCCTCCAGGGGGAAAACTGGCCGTTCCAGGCGACGGGCATGCTCGTCCCGCGGCCCGGCGTCTTCATCCACGGTGAGGACGGGCAGGGACTTCTCTTTGTCACGCATCCCGGTCCCGGCATCCTGAAGGAGCACACCGGCCCGGGGGTCGGCGTCCCAATCGGCGCAAACATGGGCTGGAGCCAATGGGGTTGCCCGTGTCTCGTCAGCCGGAAGGACGTCGATGCCGAGGACAAGTTTGGGATCTGGCCCGGGACGTTCCTGATCGACGTGCTGGCGAGTGCGCCGGTCCAGGGCGCGCTCCTGCTCGAGCTCACGCAGGCGGGCGCGACCACGCTGACCACCGCCTTCCTGCTCAATCAGCTCGGTCCCGGCGGAGCCTATGCCCAGATCGGCCCCGGCGGCGATCTCGTCTGGTACTGGGTCCGCAACGTCCCGCGCATCGATACGAGCACCGGGAACGTCGCGGGATTCGTGACCGACGGGACGTACTTCTTCATGTACGTCACCTACGATGCGGGCCGGACGTGGCGACCCTACGGGCCGAATCAGGCGAACTGGCCGGCTCCGTTCGGGGATGTCAACCTGACGAACGATCTCGACCAGGGCAACGCGGTCCTGTTCCTGAGCGATCAGCAGACCGTGCTCCTCGCGATGACGGTCAACGGCTTCGGGCCGATCATCATGCGGAGCACCCAGCGCGGCCTCCCGGACACCTGGCAGGTCGTCAACATGCCAGGGAACTATCGCCAGGGCCTCGGCGGGCTCATCGTGATGACGCACGCGTTCTGCGAGCTCGACGATGGGACCGTGCTGTGCTGTGGCGGCGCGCCGGAGGGCGCGGCCCCGATGAGCGCTGAACCGTGGGTGCACGGAACCGGCGGCACGGGCTTCACGGCCGCCCTCGATGGGCAGGGCACGATCTACCACTATCCCCAGGTCTGGCGGTCCACCGATCGCGGGGCAAACTGGACCAACGTGAGCAAGCAGGTCGCCGATTTCGGGACGCGCCTGCCGACGAATGCCACGGCGGTCATCGAGGGACGTATCCTTCTCGCCCTCGGCGGCTCGTCCGCGTTCATGGCGACCTACATCGAGGAAGATCCGGGAGCTGGGGGCGACTGGACGCCGTTCTTTGTGACCGACGACGGCGGCCTGACGTGGCAGAAGAGCATCCCGCCGCGCGTCGGCATGATGGCGTCGAACAACTTCAACGGCGCGCGGGTGCTGGTCCCGCAGCAGGCGACGTTCACCAATGACGGCCGAATCATTGTCGCCCTTCTGGACAATGAAGGCACCGTGGAGCTGTGGATGGGAACTCTCGGCAACGCGCCAGTCATTTCCGGCCACCGCGCGGTCGGCTTCGTCGAGAGTGCGGGGGATCCCGCCGGATCGGGGTTCGTCAACGCTGCCGTGCCTCCGCAGGAGCTCATCCGTGGCTAGCCGGCGGTCGGGACATCGGCAGCCCGCAGACGACTCGTTACTGTCGCTCCTCGCCGAGCGCGCGAGTCGCGGGCAGAAGATCCTGGCGTTTCTCATCGCTGCTGGCGTGATCGGGAGCGGGCTGGCCTTCTTCGAGCGGACCTACGGGCCTGTCGGCACCACGATGGGCTGGCTCCGACTCGTCGACATGACCGCGCACGAGAGCAAGCACTCGCTCGAGGTAAAGGCCGCCGTCAAGCCGGTCGAGAGCAAGGTGGACGAGGTCAAGGGGTCGATCGACGAGATCCGGGAGGAGCGCATCTACTTCAACTACAAGCAAACCTCCTGGGAGATCCAGACGCTCGAGTCGAAACTCGCCAAAGAACACACCCTCACGCAGCAGGACTACGCCAAGCTGACCGATCTGCGCACGGAGAACGCCCGGCTCAAGAAGTGGCTGGACAGCCGGCCGATGAAGCCATGATCCCCTCGATCGTGGCCGTGGCGGGTGGGGTCCGGGTCGATTGGAGCGACTATCTCGAGCCGGACGACCACGTGGACTATACGGTCTATTTCGGCCCGTCATCCCCGCCCTGGCAGATCTGGGGGAAGACGCAATCGAAGCAAGTGACCCTCGGAGGCCTGAATCCCGGCACCCGGTACTACGTACAGGTCTTCGCGAACGACCATTTCGGGCCAGGGACCGGCAGCGGCATCGTCGACGCGGTTCCAGAATGAGGGATTTCCCCCTCTGGATTGCTAGGCTTGGGAGACTCTAATGCCCCAGTACAAGACAGGAACCGCACGCGCCCTGAGTGCCTCGCCCCAGCGCATCGAGCTGGTCGGGGCGACCACCGCCAACAACATCATCCGCGGCGACCTCTTTCGCTTCCAGGCCGACGCGGCGGCGGCCTGGTTCACGGTGGGCAGCGTCGTCAGCACGACCCTCTTCGATCTCACCGGCCCCTACACGGGGCAGCAGGCCTTCGATTCGCTCCTGCCCTACATCATCGTCCGGGACTTCACACCGAATCTCCTACTCCCGGAGCTCGCCCCCGGCGACATCGCTATCCGTGAGGTCTACACCCAGGCCATGCGGATCCTCGACTCGGCGGCGCTCCGCGCCGCGCCGGCGACCTTTTCGTTCGTGGGCTCACTCACGGCCGGGGACAAGCCGTTCCGGTGGTACGCCCCGGTGGCGCTCCTCACCCGCACGGTGCACATCGCGCTCGGCACGCCCGCATCGGGCGTGGGGCTCGTCGTCGACATCAAGAAGAACGGCGCGAGCATCTTCGCCAACCAGGCCGCGATGCCCCAGATCCCGGTCGGCGGGTACGTGGGAGAGGTGTCGGCTGTCGTCCAGCTCGCGCTCGGGGACTATCTCACGGTGAACATCGTGCAGGCGTCGGGGACTGACCTCGTCGTCCAAGTGAGGTTCTGATGACGATGCAAATCTCGGCATGGCCCGACACGCTCAACGTGCGGCACTTCCTGAAGGAACTCCTGCGGGTGCGCTGGCCGCTGGCGTTCGCGATCACCGTCGTCGTGCTGCGCCAGTACGGGATCCTGGGGCCGCAAAGCCTCTGGACGCTCGTGGCCTACAAGATCGCGCTGGCGTACATGGCCTTCATCGCCGCCCACATCGGCTACTCGCAGATCTTCCCCTACCTCGACATGCGGGGGCTGCTCTTCCGCGCCCTCTCGGTCAAGGAGTTCGAGGGCCAGGGCAGTGACCACGCGCAATTCGTTGCCGTGCTCGCGTTCGTCGGGGCCTGCATCCTCCGTGGCCTGATCTACACCGCGTTCGTCCTCGGCGTGCTGATGGGGTTGTAGCCGATGACCCGCCACCGGCTCCCGGCCATCATGGTGGTCTACGTCAGCACGCTGCATGGGCTCTGGGGCATCCTGATCGCGCTCTGGCCCCAGACGTTGAAGACCACGCCGCTCTACGGCCTCGGCGTCGCGGCCGAGCAACTGGTAGCGATGGTCTTCGGGGTCTGGATCTGGCCGATCTGGATTCTGATCTTCACCCTCTCGGCCGCGAGCGTGCTTGCGATTGCCGGGACGCTCCGCGCGCCGAGCTTCATCGGGCTCGTGTGCATGATCCCCCAGCAGTTTCTCCTGCTGGTCTCCGCGTGGACGGCGTTGCAGGCGGCGATCCTCGGGGCGTATCCCGACGGCGTGCCGCGTGAGTGGCCCTTCATTCTGGCCGACCAGCTACCGATCATCCTGGCCGCTCCGTTCTACACCCTCGCCATCATCGCGTGCCATGCCCCCCCTGAATAGCATCGTCATCCCGGCGGGGGCGCTCTTGGTCTGCCTCTTCACGGTGGCCTACGTCATGGTGCGTCTTCGGCAGCGGCCGATCGTGCCGCGCTTCCGCCGCGGGATTCTCGACCTCTTCGCGATTCTGTCTGACCCGACGCGGTCGGTCGAAGCCCTGAGCGCGCTCATTCTCATGAACCGGGGCATCAGTGGGCTCTGGCGGATTCCTCAGACGGCCCGCCGACTGGAGGATGGCTGGGTGCTGATCGCCTATGTCGGGATCGCGCTTTCGCAGATCATCGCGCTCGGATCGGACCACCGGACCGGCCGTCGGATCTGCGCCACCCTCAGCGTCATGATCTGGGTCACCGTCTCCTACCAGATCTGGACGACGGACCACGAGTGGACGAACAGCTTCCCATTCCTGGCGATGGCCATGCTCTGGGCCGCCATCCGGCTGAGTGACAAGGATGCGGAATGATGGATGTGCCGATCACCGGCAGCGTGAGCGCCGCCCTCGTCGCGGGGGGCACCCTCGTGGCCGTCGAGGGGCTGCGGTACGTCTTTTCGCGGTGGAAGCGCACCCAGCGGGCCGACGGGGTGGTCGACGTCGCGAAGATCACCGATTCGGCCAAGCTCCGCGGCGAAATGATGGAACAGATCGAGCGACTGTGGTCGCGCAGCCGTGAGCAGGACGAGGAGATCCGCCGGCTTCACAACGACCTCAATGAGTGCGAGGGGCGGCACACGACCCTGATGGCCGAGCACGAGCTGCTCAAGGGCCGCTACGAGCGCTTCCTCCTCGAGTTCCGGCGGGCATTCCCGGAGCGCGCGGGCGAGCTCGGGCCATGAGGCGGGTGGGCGAGATGCTCCTGATCGGCTGGGCCATCGGTGGCCTGCTCGCCGTACTCTGGGGCTGCGACCGCCTCCCGGCACTGACGCCGCCACCTGCGCCACCGGCGCAGCCGGCCCATGCCGCGCCGGCCATGCCCGTTCCCGCGCTCGATCCCGGATTTCCGATTCCCCGGCAGGCCGCCACGCACCGGAACTACCTGATCCAGAGCGCGCGGTACTACTGGGGCCTCGAGGCCGATCTGGGGCTCTTTTTCGGTCAGGTCCACCAAGAATCGCGCTTCGACGAGAGCGCCGCGAGCCGGTTTGCCTCCGGCATCGCCCAATTCACGCCCGCCACGGCCGCCGACATGCAGAAGCTCTATCCGGCGGATCTCCAGGTGCTCTGCGACGCCGTGACGGGCTGTCCTGGTGATCCGAAGTGGGCGCTCCGGGCCATGCTGCTCTACGACCGGCAGATCTGGACCGGCTACCGCTTCGCGGGCGGCGACGACCGCATGGGCTGGATGCTCGCGGCCTACAACGGCGGGGCGGGCAATCTCAACCGCGAACGGGCGCAGACCAACCGCCAAGGCCTCGATCAGGACCGCTGGTTCGAGAATGTGGAGACCGTGTGCCTCCGCAGCGTGGACGCGTGTGTCGAGAACCGGGACTACCCCCGGAAGATCCTCTTCAAGTGGCGGCCAGGCTACCGCATCTGGCTGTCGAGATAGGAGACCGCTCATGGCGTGCTTCATCATCATCTTCGCGCTGGTGGGCTTCATCGCGTTCCAGAACTTCAGCCCGTTCAAGGCCTGGGTCCAGACGGTGATCGCGAAGGCGAAGGGTAACGTCCCGCCGCCAGCACCGCCCCCAGCTCCGCCAGCCTGATGTTCACCACGATCGTCGCGGCCGTGGTGGGCTTCTTCATCCGGAAGCCCATGCTCTCGCTCATCGTCGTGGGCTCGGTGGTCTTGCTCATCGGGCTCGCCTGGGGCGGCAGCTCGGTCAACAACTGGTGGCACAAGCACCAGCAGGAGAAGGTGCTCAAGCTCGACCACGATTCCATCCAGAAGATCCAGGAGGCGCGTGATGAAGCGACCAAGGCCAGCGCGGTCGCGAAAAAAGCCCTCCAGGACTCGCAGGCGGCCCAGAAAGAGCTTGCGACGCTGGCGCACGAGGTCACAGATCTCCGGGCGCGGGCGAACAAGATGGAGCCGCTGATCGCCGACCTCCGCAAGCGCCGGGCCGACATCGAGACCGCCTTCAAGGCCCAGCCACCCCCCAAAGACCTCCAGGAAGCCCATTCCGCGCTCGAGGCCCTCGGCTATGGCCGCAAATAGAGCCGTGGCGGCGGTTGTTGCCCTCGTATTCCTCGCCGGGGCACTCCCGGCCTGGGGAGACGACGTCACCCCGCAAGATCCCGCCGCGTCGATCCTCCGGAAGGGGCAGCCCGCGCCCTACGACGGCGAGCTGCTCAACACGGCGGCGATCATCAAGATGGTCCAGGAACTCCGGGCGGCCAAGGAGCGCGCGGCCGTGATCGAGACGCTCGAGGCCGAAAATAAGCTCCGGGAGGAGCAGAACAAGTTCCTGACCAACGCGGCCGGCATTGCCGAGCAGATGGCTGCGATCGCGCAGAAGAATGCCGCCGACAACTCGGCCGTGCTCCAGCAGTTGGGCAAGGTCATCGACCACAACGGCGAGATCCTGAAGCAAAACCAGGAAGTCATCGCCTCGAACGTGAAGGTGATCGAGTCGATGCAGAAGGAGATCGAAAATCTACGCAAGGAGCGGCGATGGGCCATGATCGCGGGGCCGATCGGGTTGGGCGTGGGGCTCTTACTCGGGCACTTCGGTGGCTTTCTCCTCCCGCACTGATGACCGATGAGTGGATCGTCTGGCTCGTCGTGGGGACGATCGAGGCCGGCCTGATCGTGATGTTCGTCGCCCTCTGGCAAGGATGGTGGCCGAATTAGCGGATCAGCGGAGATGCGGAGACAATTTTCTTGACAGTCGTCGCGCGCCGGGGGTAACGTCGGCGCGCGATGGCATCTACGGTCACCGCGTCGGTAGTCGTGGCACGGATCCGACGCCAAGTGGAGCTGTTTGACAACCAGGCCGAAGCGGCGAAAGCGCTCGGGGTGTCCTCGCAGTATCTCACCGACGTCTTGACCGGCAATCGGCAGCCGGGACCGAAGATCCTGAAGGCCCTGAACCTCCGGCGCGTATTCCGGTACGAGGACTCGCGTGCGAACGATTCCTGAGCTCATCGACCTGCTCGAGCGCGGCCCGAAGCTGATGTACGACGCCCGTCAGGCCCTTCACACCGCCAAGACCGCGTGCGCGACGGCCAAGGAAGCGGTGGCGGAGCGGGAAGCCGACGCGATCGCCGCCGTGTCCCTGGATCACGACGACAAGGGCAAGGCGCGGTATTCCAACAAGGAAGCACGCGAGCAGGCCGCCCACAAGCTCCTCTCGGGCGACCCGGAATATGCCCGCGTGTCCCAGCAGTTCAGCCGGGCGGAGGTGGACGTCCAGAACGCGCAGATCCGCCTGAACTTGCTGGAAGATGAGACGAAGCTCTACCACGCCCAGCTCGACGCTGCGGTCGCGGTCCTCCGATCGGAGGCCGTCCAGGAGTTGACCAAGGCCACCCTCGCCCTCGCTCGGTACGAGGCCATCAAGGAGACGCCGTCATGAGCAACCTCGTCAAGCACGCCCCTACGAAGAATCTCGCGCTCGAGAAGATCGTGCCCACGCTCGTCGCAGGCACCATCTCCCAGGAAGATTGGGATGCGATGCCCCAGGACGAACGCTCGGCGGCCATCGACTTCTTCCGCGCGGAGCAGGCGGGGACGACGGACGGGCTTACGATCACGTTCCCGCGGATCAAGTACCCGACGTCGGGCGCGGGGGTGTTCGAGATCCCGGGGGCGCAGAAGCCCGAGTACGTGCCGACCATCACAGCGGTCGTCGTCCATAAACAGGTGGTGCGCGCCTACTGGCCGATCGGCGACCCGATCGCGAACAACCCGCCGACGTGCTCATCCCCGGACGGCATCACGCCGCTGAACGGTCCCGGACGGCAGGCCCCACACTGCGCGGAGTGTCCGCAGGCGCAGTTCGGGTCCGGCAAGGACGATTCGGGGCAGGCGGGCGGCCCGGGGCAGGCGTGCAAGCAACGCGTGAACACGTTCCTCCTGCGGGACATCAACGGGACGCTTGAGGACATTCCGACGCTGCTCTCGTTCCCACCGACGGCGATCAAGCCCTTCTCGGACTTCGCCGTGCAGGTCCGGAAGGCCAACCTGACCCTCCTGAGCCAGTGCACCGAGATCGGGCTCCAGGACGCCCGGAACAAGGGCGGCACCGCGTACAAGGCCGTGACGCTTCGCCTCGGACGGAAACTGAGTTACCCGGAGATGCAGTCCGCGCGGGCCATCGCGACCGCGTTCGGGGACCAGATGAAGCAGCGCGGCCTCGTACCGGAGGAAGCCGAGGAGACGCCGTCCAGCAACGGCACGCATGCGGGCGCGCCCGGCACGACTGGCGGGACGGTGATCGACGGCAAGGCCGAGCGCGTGGACGAGCCGCCGCACCCGGCGGAGGCGGCAGGGAAGCGGGGCGGGATCCCGTTCTAGTGGCTTCCGACCGGACGCGGCTGGCCGCGCTGGAAGCCGAGGTCAAGCTCCTGCGGAAGACCATCGACTCCCTGCTCCAGCCCGGTCCGCGTGCGACCCAGGAAGCCCTCTGGCGCATGCGCGAGCTGGAGCGGGAGGACAACATCATGCTCCGGATGGAGCGCCAGGGCGTGCGGGCCTTCCTCGCGGACGCCGTCCAGCGACTCGGCGGCATCGTCGCGCTCTTGCAGAAGTACCCGCGTGGGGAGCCCGTCCAGGATCTTGAGGGGTTTGCCCGCGCGATCTCGAAGCTCGGACGTGGGCCGCAGCCTTAACGTCTGGATCCCCGGGGTGCCGCTCGGGGTCAACGCATTTCGACGCCGCAACACGCGAGGGCGCATGGCGACCATCCGGGCGGAACGAGACAAAGCCGACATGTGTGCCAAGGCGGCGGTGCGGGCGCGGTACCGGAGCGGCGAGGACACGTGGACCGGGCCGACCGAGATCGCGTTCGAGATGCGCACGAGCCGGGTCTTCAAGGACGCGCTGGTCGTGGGCGCGTCCTTGAAGCAGTATCAGGACGGCTTGTGCCACGCGCTGCTCCCACACGGGGACGGGCCGAAAACGCCGTACGTGTGGTATCCCCCAACGCAGGTCCGCGTGCCGCACCGGCGCGATGAGGGCGTGATGGTCAAGATCAAGGAGATTGACGTGCCGGTGGTCCGCGGGCGGACGCTCGAGCCGTTCGGATTCCACTACATCGAGTGCCCGTTCCCGAAGGATACCTGCGCCTGCGTGTACTTGGCGCGCACATGAACAAGGCCGAGCGCTGGAGCCAAGCACTGGAAGATTTCGCCGAGGCGAACCGCCCGGTGTTCCGCGATGCCGAGGACGATGAGCGGGAGATCGCCCAGGTCGACGACTACGGGGGCCTGGAACTCCGGCGCGGCATCACGCTCAACAAGGAGACAGCCCTCCGGCTGGCGCGGTGGATTCAGAACGTGTTCTCGGATGAGGAGACACCCGTCGGTGAGGCGCTCCGTCGTGCGCCGCTCGCTCGTCAAGGGCCGGAGGCTCCATGAAGGTCGCCGTCTTCGGGGATCTGCATCTCTCGCGCCCCTCGCCGCGCTACGAGCACGCGCTCTATGTCCTCGACCGCGCCATCCGGGATGCGCGCGAGCAGAACGCCGAGGCCTTCGTCTTCCTGGGCGACGTGTTCGAGGGCAAGCCCGCGCCCCGCGAGTACGCCGACTTCATCGGCATCATGCTCGATCTGGTCCAGGACGGGCAGGTCTTCATCGTGCGGGGCAACCACGAGGACTTCGAGGCGTACTCGTTCTTCGAGGGCATCTCGCCGCTGATCCGCGTCGCGTGGGAGACCTTCGAGATGGTCGGGCTTGACACCCTCCGGCTGCTGCTGGTGCCCTACCCGGTCCGCCAGCGCCGGCCGTTCGAGGACCTGGACGACACCACGATCGCGAGCAGCATGCGCGCGGCGGCGGACCGGATCCGGTCGACCGTGAACGCGGCGGCCCTGGACAAGCGGCTCCCGCTGGTCGTCCTCGGCCACTTCACGATCGAGGGCATGACGACGCGGGATACCGAGTTCGAGCTCCACCAGGCCAACGAGGTCGTGGTGCCGGTCGACGCCTTCGCGCTCGCGGATCTCACGCTGGTGGGGCACATCCACCGCGCCCAGGAGGTCACGCCGACCATCCTCGGCGTCGGCGATCTCTACCGCACGTCCTTCGCGGAAGCCGAGGACGAGAAGAGCTACGTCCTCATCCAGGCGCGGCACGGCGAGCCATTGCGATGGGAGCGCCGGACGACCGAGGCGCGGCCGATGCTCGATCTCGCGGTGGAGCTGGACGAGATCTCCGCCGCGTGGATCGCGACGGTCGTGCAGCAGGCCAAGGGCAAGGAGGTCAAGATCCGGGTGTCGATGGAGGCCGAGCAGGCAGGGCGGTACGATCCGGCCGTGCTCGAGCCGATCCGCGCGGTCGCGGCCTACATGCCGCAGCCGGAGCGGGTCGTCCGGCCGAAACAGCGGGTTCGCGCGCCCGAGGTGTCCCGGGCAATGACCACCGGGGATCAACTCCTCTCGTGGATGCGTGCCACCGACCAGCCGATGGAGCCCGAGCGCGTGGAACGGCTGCTCGCGAAGCTCCAGGAGGTTCAGGGATGAACCTGATGATCAGCGACAACTGCCCGTGGTGCCATCTCCCCTCGAACTTCCGCGAGCGGATCTGCCGCCGGTGCGGGCACTGCGCGCGCCTTCCACAGCCGCTCTGCGACTGCGCGGCGTGTCTCTCCGGCCGCCCGACCTACAAGATGTTCCACTTCGACGCCCCGCCCGATCTCCTGGAGACGATGGACGCGCTGGTAGCGCAGGGCTTCGCTCGGCGGGCCAACGTCCCGGCAGCCATTCCGGCGGTGTTCTTCCGCTGATGCCTCGGCCGATCGACATCGACATCAAGCTCACCCAGCACCCCATCGAGGGGCCGTCGGTCACGTTCGTCTTCACGCGGAAGATCAAGAGCTTCGGTCTCGACGCGGACAAGGCGGCGAAGCTCGCGCTCCATCTCCTGGATCTCGTGGGGCAGATCCGCAAGGCGCAATCGGGATGATGACCAAGATCCTCGTCACCGTGATCGTGTTCGCCGGAGTCTTCGCCGTCGCGGGGGCGGTCGTGCTCGCCAACGTGCTCGTTCACGGCTGGGCGCTCACGCTGCTCTGGAACTGGTACGCCGTGCCGTTCGCTGGCGCGCCGCCCCTGTCGATCCCGATGGGGATCGGCCTGACCGCCCTGGTCGCCGTCATCCTCGGGCAGCGCGGGCTCGTCGGGCCGAAGGATCCCGAGGAAAAGGAGTTCGTCCGCGTCCTCACCCCGTTCGTGCGGCCGCTGCTTGCCGTCCTGATCGGGTGGATCGCTCGAGGCTACCTGTGATCCTGCATCACTACCGCCACGCCGGGACCGTCGCCTTCCCGGACGAGATTGTCGTCGACTTCGACCGCCTTCCGGCCGTCGTGGGGGTCCGGGGCAAGAACGGCTCCGGCAAGACGACCTTCCTCGACACGCTGGTGGCCGCCTTCTACCTCCAGATGCCCTACCGGCCGGAGCCGCTGCACGCGCAGTTCGCGACCCGCGGGTACATCGACGTCATCTGGAGCCGGGAGCCGGGCGGCAAGCGGTACCGGAGCCGGATCAACGTCGATCCCGAGGCCGGGCGCACGGAGGCCGTGCTCTACCCGGCCGAAGGCGGGCCAGCCCTCGCGGGGCCGCTCCAGCGGAACTATCTGGCCGAGATCGGGAAGCTCCTCGGGCCGCTCGACCTCTTCCTCTGCTCGGCCTACACCACCCAGCAGTCCTACACCTCGGGCAAGAACGCGCTCACGTTCCTCCTGGCCGACCGCGCGGCCCGGCGCGGGGTCATGGCCGACCTGCTGGGCCTCTCGAGCTTCGGGATGTGGCAGGCGGGGGTCAAGGACAAGATCAAGGCGACCGAAACGCGGCTCAACGGCCTCCAGAGCCTTGCCCGGCAGTGGGAATCCGAGCTCGCGCGCCGCCCGGGCACCGAGGACCTCGTTGCCTCGGTCAACCGCCGTCTCGCCGAGGCCACCGTCGTGCTCGAACGGGCGCAGGCAGACCACCAGGAGGCCCAGGTGGCGCTCCAGGAGGCGCGGGAGGCCAAGAAGGCGCTCATCCCTCACCAGCAGCAGCACGACGTCCTGGTCGCTGAAATCACCCGGCTCCGGCGGCGCGAAACCGCCCTCGCGGCCGAGATCGCGGCCGCCCAGGAGGCCATCGCGCGGGCCAACCGAGCGGCGCACGCGCCAGCCGAGCGCGAGAAGCTCCTGGGGGAGATCGCGGGCCTCGCGCCTGCGGAAACGCAGCTCCCCGGGGTCGAGGCCGAGTTGTTGGAGATCGAAACCGAGTTGGAAGGGGTCATCCGGGACGCCAACGCGGATACAGCGCTCCTGGCGCGCCGGGCTGAGATCGAGGCGGCGGTGGAGGAGATCCGGGGCCTCGATCAGGAGCTCGAGCAGGCCGCCGGAGCCTACGACGTCCAAATGACTGCCGATTCAGCGGCTCTAAGTGCGTATCGGGACTGGCTTGTTCAGAAAATGGCGTGGCAACAAGAGGCGCGCGCCCTGGCGGCCGATCAGGAGGCGGCGGCGACCATCGAGACCGTCCCGTGCGGGGGATCCGGGGATTTTGCCCGCTGTCGGTTCCTGGTCAACGCGGACGCGGCGCGGACGCGCCTACCGGAGGCGACCGCACGCGTCACACAGCTCCAGGCCGACGTCGGCGAGGACCGAACGGAGCCGGTGCCGCTTGCGCCGCAACTCAAGGCCAGAATTGAGCAACTGAAGGCCTCCCGGGCGGCGCTGGGCGCGCTGGCGGCCAAGAGCGTCGCGCTCGAGATGGCCCGCACCCGCGTGGACGGTCTCCACGACCGCGCGGACGCGCTCAACCGGCGTCGGGAGGACAAACGCACGCGCCGGACCGATTTGGCCGCCGAGGTGGCCCGCTTGAAGCCGCTCCGGACCGCGCTCGAGATCCTGACGCCCCTCGTCGCCGTCGCCCGGACCCTGGAGGCGCATCTGGCGACCGCGCAGGCCAAGGATCAGGAGATCGTCGTGCTCCGGGAGGAGCTGGTGGAGCGCAGCGGGCGGTTAGCTGTCGCCGACGCCGCGCTCGCGGACCTCCCGAAGATCACTGCGGCCGTCGTCGGGGGCGACACGGCGGTGCTGCGCGGTGCGGCAGCCGTGCGCGAGGCCCAGACCATCGTGACGACACTGACGCGCGAATCCGGGGTGGTCCAGATGAAGCTCCAGGCCCTCGACGAGGTCCAGGTGCGGCTGGACGACGCCCGCACCCAGATCGGCCCGCTCCAGACCGATCTGGACGACTGGACGCTCCTCAACAAGGCCCTGAGCCCCGCCGGGATCCCCGCGCTGCTGGTGGACCAGGCGTTGCCCGAGATCTCGGCGCTGGCCACCGACATGCTGCGCGACTGCCTCGGGGAAGCGCTCTTCACGATCCAGCTCGTCACGCAAAAGCCCTCGGCCGACGACAAAAAGGTCCTCGAGGTGCTCGACGTGCTGATCTACCGCGACGGCACGCCCATGAAGGTCGAGAATCTGTCGGGCGGCGAGGGCGTCCTGGTCTCGGAGGCGATTTCGCTCGCCATCGCGCTGATCAACGCCCGCCGGGCCGAGAGCACGCGCTCCTACACGCTCTTCCGGGACGAGGTGGGGGCCAATCTCGACGTCGACCGCGCGCCGGCCTACACCCGACTCCTCGCCCGCGCGGTCAAGCTCGGGGGGTTCGATCGCGTGGTCTTCGTGTCGCACCATGTGGCGGCGCTGGACCTCGCTGAGGCCCAGGTGGAGATCCGTGACGGCGCGCTCGCGGCCGCCTAAGCCGCGGAGGATCCCGATGACCATCGATGACCTGATGGCGCAGCCGGCGACGTCCGACAAGGACAGTCCCTCCATCGGCGCGCGCCTCGCGGAGCTGACGTACAAGAACGGCGGGACGCCCACGGTCCGGGGCTGGGGCATGCTTCAGATCGGCGTGGGGCCGTACGGTCAGGTGGGGCTCGTGGAGTCCGAAGCCCTCGAACTCGTGCACCTGGGTGGCCTCATCCGGGGATTCGGTCTCGCGCACCCCAATCCGCGAGCCATCGACCGCGAGGTGGTCGAGTGGATCCGGCGCGAGTGGGATCGGGAGATGGACGCGCGGGGCTTCCAGCGCGAAGCGGACCGGTCGTGACCCGGCTGCTCCGGCTCGGACCGAAAATCGACCTGCCGATGCAGGCCGTGACCGAGACCTTCGGCATCCTGGCCGCGCGGGGAGCCGGGAAGAGCAACACCGCCGCCGTCATGGCCGAGGAGATGTTCGCCGCCGGGCTGCCGTTCGTCGTCATCGATCCCGTGCGGGCCTGGTGGGGCCTCCGGGCCTCGCGCGACGGCACCGGCCCCGGGATCCCCATCCCGATCTTCGGCGGCCCTCACGGCGACGTCCCGCTCGAGCGCGGCGGCGGGGCGTTCATGGCCCAATTGATCGTCACCGAGCGCCTGTCCTGCGTGCTCGACCTGAGTAGCTTCGAGTCCGAGGGGGCCAAGAAGACGTTTCTGCTCGACTTCGCGCGGGAGCTGTACCAGCGCAACGAAGCTCCGCTCCATCTCTTCCTTGAGGAGGCCGACGACTACATCCCGCAGAAGCCGATGCGCGATGAGGCCCAGCTCCTCCGGGCCTGGGAGAACATCGTCCGGCGCGGCCGCGGGCGCGGGCTCGGGATCACGCTCATCACCCAGCGGTCGGCCTCGATCAACAAGAACGTGCTCACCCAGGTCCAGACGTTGATCGCGATGCGGACCACCGGCCCGCAGGACATCGCTGCCATCAAGGAGTGGGTGAAGTACCACCAGCAGAGCGAGGCGATTCTCTCGAGCCTCGCGAAGCTGGGAGATGGCGAGGCCTGGGTCTGGAGCCCGCACTTTCTCCAGCGCACCGAGAAGGTCCACTTCCGCCTCCGGGCGACGTTCGACTCCGGGGCCACGCCGAAGGTGGGTGAGTCGACCAAGGCCCCGGCGACGCTCGCTGACATCGACCTCGCGGTCGTGAAGAAGCGGATGGCGGCCACGATCGAGAAGGCCAAGGCCGAGGATCCCCGCGAGCTCCGCCGGCGGATCGCCGAGCTGGAAGCGGCGTTGCGCAAACCGCCCCAGCCTGTTGCGAAACTCGCAACACCGACGCGCGTCGAGGTGCCGATCTTCAAGGACGGGCACGTCAAGCGTCTGGAGGCGGCGGTGAGCAAGGCCGAGATCCTCAACGAGCGTTCGATCAAGGTCTTGACGGAGGTCCTGGGCTCGACCCACGACCTGCTCCGCGAAGTGCGGGCGGCGGCCTCCGGGCTGCGTCCCCAGGCCGGTCCCGGGCTGGTGCGGGGCGAGTCTCCGGTGAGCTACGGGGGCACGGCGGGACCGCGACCGAGCCCCTGGGTGCCGGAGGCGAAGGCCCTGACGCGGCGGGCCGCTCCACGGCAGCCGGGCGGCCTACCCCAGATGGAGCGCCGCTTCCTGACCGCGCTGGCCCAGCACCCGGCCGGGCTGACCAAGGGCCAACTCCTGATCCACGCGGGCTATGCCTCGAGCGGGCCGACGTCGACGTGCTTCGCCCGGCTCTCGGGCGACGGCTGGATGGCGACCACGGCTGACGGGCGGCTGGTCGTCACCACGTCGGGCTTGGCCGCGCTCGGCGACTTCGAGCCCCTGCCCACCGGCCGCGAGCTCCAGGAGTACGTGCTGGGCAAGATGAGCCGAATGGAGAGCACCATGCTCCGCGTGCTCTTCGACGCCTATCCGGAGCCGCTGATGAAGGGCACGATCCTCGAGAAGGCGGGCTACGCCTCGTCCGGACCCACGTCGACCGCGTTCGCCAAGCTCACCCGGCTCAACTACGTCGTCGAGGTACGCGGGGCGGGGCTGCGCGCCTCCGAGGAGTTCTTCTTGTGAGGCTGCGGTTTGCGTGGTGGCGGATCCAGCTCCGGTTCGCGACGTACGATCGGTGGCTTGAGGTGTGGTTCGATGTGGGAAGCACGTGGCGATGGCAGCGGCCGCTCGGTTGGGGGCCGCGGTGGCTGCGGCGGACGTGGTGCCTGCTCTTTCACTGGCGGCGCTTCCACGCGATCGGCGGTTCCGACTGCGGCGTCGTCTGGAGCCTCGACCGTTACGGCCAGCCGGTGCTGCCGCTGCGTCCGTGGTTCTATCTCCTGCTGCACCAGCGGAGCTACGGCCCCGAGGTCCGGATCTACGAGCATATCGAGAACCACGGTTGCGGGCAGTGTCAGTTCTCCTGGCGGCGGCGGTATCACTACGATACGAAGGCCGAGGGGGAGCGCATTCGGTGAAGGGCTACCACTACACGTCCTGGGAGAACTGGCTCAAGATCGACGTCGACGGACTCCGGCCATACGATCTCCGCAAGCAGGAGATCCTGGACGCCCTCAAGCAACACGGACGACCGATGGTTCCGCTCTACGGCATCTTCATGTGGGTCCGGGCACACACGGGGCGCGTGCTCTTTGGCGATCTCATGTTCCATGGGGTCGGCAAGGGAACGGATCGGATCGTCGAGATCGAGATCACGTACGACCCGTCCGAGCGCGTCTCGTTCGCTGGGCGCACCGTAGATGTGTTCCACAGCATGAACACGAATCCACGCGACCCCGACTACCGCTACTGGCATGATCAGGAGCCCGCGCACATCCTACGTGATCCGGTCCCGCGCGGGCGGCTCCGGCTGCTCCGCGTGTTCGATCTGACGATGTGTGACCTACTCGCGGTCGATGGCCTGTACGCCTGATGGCGTACTTCTCCAACGGCACCGAGGGGATGATGTACCAGGAGAAGTACTGCCACAACTGCCAGTACTGGAACGATGCGGACTACGAGCGGCTCGGCTACGAGGTGGGCTGTCCGATCTGGCTCCTGCACGAGATCCACGTCGGCGACAAGGCCTGGCAACCGACGCTCGATACCCTGATCCCGATGGTGCCGAAAGAGATCAACGGGATCCGGCACCTGTTCGCGGGGCAGTGTTCAGGCTTCTGGGCAAAGAATGAGGCCCGGTAGGCGGACAGAGGTGCGATTAACCGCGCTTGGTGCTCGCAGGGAGCTGGCGGCGGCCGTCCAGAGCCTCCAAAGAACCGCCGTACTCCGGTGATGAGCCGGGGGCCGGGTCATGAAACGGCGTGCTGAACGCACGCGCGAAGAGCAGGAACTCTCCGAGCGGCTCTCCGAGGTGCTCCGGGCCGCGCGGCGCGGGTGGGATCACTGGATCGATCTGGCGAACAAGCGGGACCGGCTCCGGACGATGGACCAGGCCGACGAGGTAGTGCTCGAGCAGTTGCGCGCGACGGAGGCCGTGATGACGCAGCGGGCCGTGGAGATCGACCAACTCGAGGCGCAGGCGAACCGGCTGCTCTACCGACTCGGTGAGCGGCCACTCCGGTGCCCATGAAGCTCCGCCTCGTCCGCGACGCCAGCGGCTCGCCATCCTGGACCTGCACGCTGGCCATCCCCGCCGCCATCGTGCTCACGGGCCGCATCCTGATCGGCGGCTTCGCCATCGACTTCGGGCACTGGAAGATGGCGATCGGTCCCGCTGATACCACCACCGTGCTAGCGCTGGCTTCCTATCTCGGATTCTTTGCTCAAAGAGACATCACGCGGAGGATCTGGGGTGACAAGACGGCGGACCGAGACGGCGGAGGACCGAGAACGGCGGCTAGCGTATCTCCAGGGGTGGCGACAGAACAACCCTAGCTACATGGCCACCGTGGCTCGCCGCTGGCGTCAACGATTCCCCGAACGAGCATGGTGGCTCGGCAGCGTTGTCGCGAGCGGAACAAGGTGATCGTGCTCACGCATTACGGGAACGGGAGGCTCGCGTGCGTGCTCTGCGGTTACTCGAACCTGGACGCCCTACAGCTCGACCATGTGAACGACGACGGCTATCTCGAACGCGCTGCTCGGGACGGTCGGCATCGCTTGAAGGCTGGCGTCCACTTCTACGCCCTACTTCTACGTCGGCGGCTCCCACCAGGGTTTCAGACGCTATGTGCCAACTGCAACGCCCTCAAGCAGGCGACCGTGTGGCGCGCGCGCAGGGCGAATCCATATCGACGGCGAACGATCGTCGCGCCGGCCGTTGTGGTGCCAGGTCCGCAAGTCCCGCCCGCGTCGTAAAATTTCCCGTCCACGCATGTGGACAACCTGTGGATGATTTGTGGACGATCGCGATGCATTTTTCTCTTGGCGTTCGCGGGGGCGGCGGCATAGGATCACGTCGCACAGTCGAAATAACTGAGTCATCCGTCCACGTCAGGTAGAAGTTGCTGCACCACGTGGACGTATCCGAGTTCCGTGGAAACATCGCCGGCTTTCCCAAGGAGCCCAGCGGTGGCCGGTAGCGAGGCCGGATCCACGGAGCGCTTCTTGGGGGAGGCCGGTTGAAGACGAGCGGAGTCGACGACCGGCACCTCCCGTTGTTTGCGCACGTCGTGCTGCTCGTGCTGATCGCCTGCCTCATCAGCCTGACCCCACTGGCCCACGCGAGCTTGCCCGATCCCATGTGGATCGCGGGCATCTACGACGGGGCCGATGGAGACGATGAGATTGCGAGCGTCTCCTGGGCGATGTTTCTGCCGTTGCTCGTTCCACCGCAACTCTGTTTCGTGGTCCTCGAGATCGCACCAGTCTGCCCCGCAGCGGCCTGTGTCCCGCGCGTCGTCTCGCGTCCGATCTCGCGGAATCGCGCGCCGCCGGGAGCGGAGATCTGATGCGCAACTACGGCAAGGTCCTCCCTCAGTTCTGGACGGGTTCCACCGGACGCGAACTCCGCAAGCACGGGCATCAGACTCTCGTCGTCGCCGCCTATCTGGTGACGTGTCCAACCGCCTCCTGGCTCGGGCTCTACTACCTCCCGCTCCCGACGCTCTGCCATGAAACAGCAAGCCCCTTGGAAGGGGCTTTGGAGGCCCTTCGGAGGCTCTCCGAAGAGGGATTTGCCTACTACGACGAGGTCACAGAACACGTCTGGATCCCCAAGATGGCGAGCATTCAGATCGGGAATGCGCTCCAGGCGAAAGACAAGAACGTTATCGGCATCAAACGCGATCTAGAGTCCGTCCGCAACACCCCGTTCTTCAATGACTTTCTTGACCTGTACGCGGAGGCTTACCACCTGCAAGATGTCCCCCGAAATGAAGGCCCTCCGAAGGACCTTCCAAGCCCCATCGAAGCCCCCTCGAAGCCCAGAGCCAGAGCCTTAGCCAGAACCAGATCCAGATCCGGAGCCAGAGCCGTAGCCGGAGCCTCTCTTGCCGAGCCTTCGGCTTCGGCGACTGTGGAACCGCCGGACAACCCAACGCCGAGCCCACCGAACAGCGGCCTGAGCAGCCGCAACGGCCACGGCACGAACGGCCACCACCCGATCAAGGAATTGCTGGCGGTGTTCGATCAGAAATTCCGCGAGAAATTTTCCGCGCCGCATCCGCCGATGGGCGGAGCCGAGGCGAAACTCGCGCAAGCGATGCTCAAGACCTACGGGTCCGACAAGGTGCTGATCTTCGTCGAGGGATTCTTCCGCATGAACTCGCCGTGGTTGCAGGAGGCGGGCTACACGTTCCGCGTGTTCAACAGCCAACTCGGCAAGCTCGTCGCGCACGGGGACAACAAGTGGCTCGCGAGTCTGTCCGGGAAAACTCGCGCGAACATCGAGGCGGTGGCCGAGGCGGGGCGGCTCCTCGCGTCACTGGAGAAATCATGAATCGCGAACGCGACTACGAGCGGTTTGGGCAGGCGATGACGGCGACGGCGGAGGCGTACGGGATCCAGTTCACGCCGCAGCGGGTGGCGGTTTACTTCGAGGACCTGCGCGATCTCGAGATCGACGACGTGGTGCGGGCGCTCGGCGAGCGTCGGCGCGCGAGCGAGTTTTTCCCGACGATCGCGAGTCTGCGCACGGCCGTCCTGGGCGACGCGAAGGACCAGGCGGTGCTGGCCTGGGACCGCTACGTCGCGGCGGTGGGCCACATCGGCAGCTACCAGTCGGTCGACTTCGGCGATCCCGTGATGCACATGACCATCGTCGCGCTCGGCGGCTGGGCCGGGCAAGCCGCGCGACTCCCGGATCCGACCAGCGACGATGCGGAGGCGTTCGGGTATCAGCGCCACGAGTTCATCGAGCGGTACCGCGCGTACTCGCGGCATCTCCCCGGCCGCACGCCCGCGTATCTGCCGGGGATCTTCGAGATCACGAACAACGAGACGCGCGGGAGCTGGGATCACGCGGTGGATCACCGCGAGCACGTGTTGGCGCTCAGTCCGGACGGTCGCCGGGCCATCGCCCAGCGCGCGCTTGAGCCGGGGCGATCGACGACAGCTCCCGCGCTGCCCGCCGCGCCGGAGGAGCCGGTGTCGCGCGAGCAGGTCCAGGCCTCGATCCGCGAACTCGCGGAGCGGTTGGGGCCGATCGAGCCGCGTCGCCCGTACGCGCCGCCGGATGGCATCGCGCGGCCGCCGATGGAGCAGGACCCCCTGTTCAAGCTCGCACGGACCGATCCCGATGGCGATCGCCGTTCCCTTGACCCCGGAGGGCCTGATGGCCGATGACATCGTCCCGTTGCGCGACTTTCAGCGCACCTACGTGCTGGGCATCCTCGAGCGACTGGAGGGCAATCGCGCGGGCACAGCGGAGGCGCTCAAGATCAGCCTTCGCGGATTGCAGTACATGCTGCGGCGGTGGCAGAGCGAGGGCTACAAGATTCCGAGTAAGCCGCTGGGCGTCCCCGGGCGGCCGCTGACGCTGGCGCTGCTGCTGGTCATCGCGGTGGCGGGCACGGCGTGGAGTCACGGGTCGGGGCCGAGCGGCGGAGCGCCAGGCGGCGCACCGGCGGGCGCGCCAGCGGGTGGAGCGCCCGGTGGAACGGGAAGCGCGCCGGGCGGGACGGCGGGGCCGTCGGGCGGAACGACCGGGGGGGCGGGTGAAACGCCAGTGGTTCGCTTCGGGGCGCTCGCGGGGCCGCGGGAGAGCGTGCCCGTGGTGGCGTGTCTGTTCGGGGTATGCCGGACGTTCTGGCGGATCCCGAAGGCCCAGGCGGCGGTGCTCGATGCCCACCACGCCTGCTCCGGTGGGCGCGTCGTGCTCGAGCAGGTGACCTCGGCTGGGCGGTTCTCCTATCGGGCTGACGGACCGGACGAGGCGCGCTACCGGGAATGCCTGACCGCGCGGGGCTTCGTATTTGGCCGCTAGCGGGCCGGGAAGGGGCCTACGGGCCGCGATCCGGCGCTCGCCCATGCGGCGGACCGGGCGGCTGGGCCGCGCGGCTCAGGAACGCCGCCAGGCGGGTGGGAAGCTGGCGGTGGGGCGGCCGTCGGAGACGGTCGAGGGCTGGAAGGCCGTGGTCCAACACGTTCAGGCTCGAGCTCGTGGGCGGTGCGAGATCTGTACCTACGATCACCCTGGGTGCGATCCCCACCACGTCGTCCCTCGGTCTCTCGGTGGAGCGGATCTGGCCTCCAACGTCATTTGGCTCTGCCGTTGGCACCACGACATGGTCGATCAGGCGTTTCGGAAGGGACGGCTCGTGATCTACGGGCTGGGGGCGGAGCAATTCGCCTGGAAGATCGTGCGGAAAGCATCGAAGTGGGCGGTGGCGGAGGAGATTCTGGAGGCGGGGATCACGCGCGGGTGAGGCACATCGTGATGTTCTCGGGCGGAGGGGCGAGTTGGGCGACGGCGAAGCGGGTGATCGAGCGGGGGAAGGCGGCGACGCTGCTCTTCGCGGACACGCTGATCGAGGACGAGGATCTCTACCGCTTCCTCGACGAGGCCAGCGCGGACCTCGGGGTCCCGATCACGCGAGTGGCGGACGGGCGGGATCCCTGGCAGGTGTTCTTCGACCGGCGGTTCCTGGGCAACACCCGCGTGGATCTCTGCTCGCGAATCCTGAAACGCGAGCTGCTCCGCGACTGGCTCGACCGCGAGTGCGAGCCCGGGGCCACCACGGTGTACCTCGGGTTTGATGGCGATGAGGCGGCGCGGATGGCGCGGGCGGCGACGTACTGGGCACCCTGGACGGTGCGTGCGCCGCTCCTCGAGGATCCGCCGATGGACAAGGACGACGTGCGCGACCTGATGCGGATGGTCGGCCTCAAGGAGCCTCGGCTCTACGCGCTCGGGTTCAAGCACAACAACTGCGGGGGCTTTTGCGTGAAGGCCGGGCACGAGCAGTTCCAGCTCCTCCTCAAGCATTTCCCGGAGCGCTTCGATGCCCACGCGCGGCGGGAGCAAGAGCTGCGGGTGTTTCTCGGCAAGGACGTGGCGATCCTGCGAGACCGACGGGGCGGGCGGATGCGGCCGCTGACGCTCGTGGAGTTTCGCCGGCGCGCGCTGGCGAACGAGCAACTGGATTGCTTCGGCGGATCGGATTGCGCGTGCTTCACGCCGGAGCCGGAGACGGCATGACGATCGAGATGCGGGGGAGCGACATGGAGCTCCGGCCGGACGACGTCCGCGTGGTCGACGCCTTCCAGGAGATCTGGCGACGGTGCGGCAACCTCGACCGGGTGAAGTACTTCGGCGTGCCGATCCTGAAAAACCCAGTGGACCTCCTGGCCTACCAGCAGATCATGTTTGACCTGATGCCCGACGTCGTGGTCGAGACGGGCACGTGCTACGGGGGCTCTGCGCTCTACCTCGCGCATCTCTGCCAACTCCTGGGGCACGGCCACGTCTTCACGATCGACCGGGAACCACGGGGGCCGCTGCCGCCGGTTCACAATCGGCTCACGTATGTCCTGGGCGACTCGGTGGCTCCCGCGACGGTGGCGCAGGTGAAGCAGCTTGCGGCGGGCCGCTCCGCGCTCGTGATCCTCGATTCCGACCATGCGTGTCAGCACGTGCTGGCCGAGATGGTGGCGTACCAGGAACTCGTGCCGCGCGGGGGCTACCTGATCGTGGAAGACACGAACATCAACGGCCACCCGATCTATCCGGGGCACGGACCTGGTCCCTGGGAGGCGGTCGAGATCTTCCTCGCGGACTTCGGGGAGGAGTTCGTGATCGACACGACGCGGGAGTATCTGACGACCTACAACCCCCGGGGATACCTGCGGCGGGTATGAGCCGAAAGAATCTGCCGCCGCCGACGCTCCAGGACGCGCTCGCGCGCTACGGCGAGCTGGACGCGCTCATCGCGCAGACGCTCGCGGCGCTTCCGGCGGATCGGCCCGAGGGGATGCGGTTGGCGGCGGGGGTGGTGCAGAAGGTGATCACGTTGGACCGGATTCTGGATGTGGTCTTGCCGGAGCTGCATGACGACGACGTCCTGCATCCGAGGCATCGGCTGGTGCGGCCAGGTAATAGCGAGCGGCCGCCGGTCCGGTACGTGGATGGGGGAGAAACATTGTGAGAGGAGGAATGCCAATGCGGGCAGCGCCAGAGCCAGTCGGGCGGTTCGGGGCACCACGAGAGCGGTCGCGGGATGAGATCCTCGAGGAGAACGGGCGGCTCAAGGAGCGGATCACGCGACTGGAGGAGGACTGTCGGCGGCTCCTTGAGGAGCGGATGGTGCCCGGACGCCCGTGACGGCGAGCCCCGAAGAGAACGACGCCGCGATCGCGACGGCGCTGCTCGCCAAGACGGACAGCGACTACCATCTCGCGTCGGCGCTCTTCGAGAATCACAAGAACGGGTACTATCGGCTCCGGGGGTATCGCAGCACGGCGGAGTACCTGCGGGAACGATTCAAGGGCCAGGAGCAGGATTCGGCGGCCCGGGTGCACGCGCGGTCGTTCCAGCGGCTCATCCGGGAGTTCAAGCTGGCCCTCGAGATCCCGAAGTTCCGGGAGGCGTTCGACCAGATCCCGCGGAGCAATCGGCGCTTGATTGCCCAGGTGATCACGCCGGACAATGCCGAGGAGTGGATCGCCCGGGGGCGGACGATGACCTACCGCGAGCTCGAAGAGCTGATCATGAAGCGGGTGGACGGGCCGGCGGCGGGGATGGTGACGAAGCGGCTGCGGTTCTTCCCGGACCAGTGGGAGATCTACCAGCGGGCGATCGAGTCGGCGAAGAAGATCCTGGAGGGGGAGGGGCGGGCACCGGAGGACCTGGCCGAGGGGTTGCTGGTCGAGATGGTCTGTCAGGAGTTCATCGGGACCTACGAGGCGGGGGGCTTCAAGGCCTTCGCGTACTTCGAGTGCCCGGCGTGCGGGAAGTTCTCCCCCATGACGCGCAACCCGGAGCAGGACGTGCCAGACGGCGAGAGGAAGATGATCGTGTTCGAGTGCCGGAGCTGCGGGGCGGGTGTGGTGACGAAGGCCTTCGCATGAGTCAGGCCTGGAACGAGCCCGCGCCGACGCTCGAGCGCCTGCACCCGGATCGCCGGTTCGCCCGCGACGAGCGAAGTCGCCTCGCGCGGCTGGAGAAGATCATCGTGCGGCTCGAGCAACGGCTGGCGATGGCGGCCACGCAGACGCGCAACGGGGGGGCGGTGCCGGATCAGGCGGGGCTCCAGAGCTTCCTCCGGGCCGATCTCTCGGCGGTGCGGTGGGCGCTGGATGTGCTGACCGCGCCGGACCACGCGCGATCGCTCACCGAGCTCCTGCGAGCGGACCGCGCGCGGCGGCGGGAGGGGCGGCTACGAGATCCAGAGGGCCGCGCCGTGCCACACGGCCCAGAGCGCCCCGAGCCCCAGGAGGATGAGGACGCCGACGGGAATCACTAGACCCCTTTCTCGGGGTTCTTGCGGTTCCACCGGCGCGCGTACCACCGCCCCTCGATGAGCCAGAGCAGGCTCAGGAGGGGGTATACCCACAGCTTGCGGACGTTCTCCCGGACGGTCTCGCCCAGCGCGATCGCGATGCAGATCGCCCACTCCTGGTAGTACCGCCAGCCGGTCGGGTCGCCGTAGCGGCTCATGGCTCGGTGAGGGAGAGCAGGAAGAGGCCGAGTACGAAGAGCACCACGGTGACGCCGGCCACGGTGAGGGCGAACCGGGCGATCATTCGATCAGTGCGGCGAGGTTGCGCAGCGTGGCGACCTCGGCGTCGGTGAATGGCGATGGTGGGGCCGGGGCCGGGGTCGGGATCGGAGTGGGCTGATAGCCGATCGTGGGGCTCAGGCCGATGCCGGTGCTCAGGTCCAGGCCGACGCCGGTCGGATCGTGAATGGAATTGAACTGCGCGGCGGTAAAGCCCTGGTTGCGGTCGGGTCCTGCGCCATCTTCATCCCCCGCGTCCACGAGGACGTTGCGGGCGAGCACGCCATCGCTCCCGGCGGCGGCGATGAGCGCGGCGACCGCCTGACCGGCGTAGGAGCCAGCCCCGAAGAGATTGTCAGTGAACGTGAGTCGCCGGCCGAGCGCGCCCTCGGGCCAGAACGGCGAGTTGCGGCAGGGTAGCGCGGTCACGTGGCTGATCTCCAGGTCGTCGAGGATCGCCCCCGCCACGCCGCTGCCCCAATAGAACGCGCGCTGCTGGATGTTCAGGCCGAGCAGGTTGCGGATTGCGATGCGGGCGCACGCCATGCTGGCATGCACGTCGTCGGTCGTCTGCAAGCTGAATAGGGCGAGCAGATCATGGAAGCGGCTGTTCTGGATCAGCAGGTCGGTGACCCCGCACCAGGGGGCCGAGCCGTCCTGGTTGCGCGGCGTGATCACGATCCCGACTCCGCGCCAGCCGTCAGCGACGAAATCCATGTCCTCGACCAGCACGCGCCGCGCGTTCTTGAACTCAAGCTTGTTCTTCTGGGGGTAGAGATTGCCCCACGCCGGATCCTTCGACAGCCGGGTGCGGCGGATCGTGATGTCCGACGGGATTAGCCCCGCGAGACTCGGATCGCTGCCGCCGAACAGGATGTTCTCGGTCGAGGCGGACAGCTCGCAGTTGTCGATGAGGAAGGGGCCGGGGCCATCCCATCCGCAGATCGCCTGCGCGTCGGCCCCGGGCTCGTGGTTCTCGGTACTGAGGCTGTCCACGACGGCGGTGTCCGCGTTGTTGAGCGCGATCGACCGGCGGAGCGGCTGGCCCGCCGTCCCGTGCGGGTAGCAGCGCTCGAAGCGGAGGCGGCTCGAGCCGCGCGCGAGGTTGATCAGCACGTACACGGTATCGGGCACCGGCGGGCGCGGGACCTCGATGCCGACGAAGCGCCACCCGCCGCTTCCGTCCGTGGCGGTGATGCCCGGCGTCTTCACCATCGCGACCGCCTGGTCGGCGGTGACCGTGGTGCCCGGCCGCGAGAGGTTGGGTTCGCCGTCAGTCATGAGCACGCACCACGCGCCGCGCTTGTCGGGCGGGACGGTGAGTGGCGGGAGCGTGGTCCCGCGCGGGGCCACGAGGACGTCGCCCGGGGCGGCCGCGTTCATCGCGGCCTGTACGGTGCTGGCTGAGACCGCCGTGCGCGGCCCCTGGAGGCTGCCGTCGCACGCGGAGACGGAGGCGGGGGCGGCGGGGGCGGTGGTCATCGGACTTCCTTGTTCGAGGCGCAGATCGGCGGGGTACTCCGGTCGATGTCCGCATACCGCTGTCCACCGACGACCAGGATGCGTACCTTCACTTCCGGCTTCCCGCAGCCGCAAAAGCACTCACGCGGTGGCGCACCGGAGTACCACGCCTTGAGATCGACCCACAGCGAGATGAGCCAATTCTTCCACGTCATGTCGGCCTCCTACTTCATCAGGGCCAGGAGCTTCTTGAGCTTCGCGACTTCCTCGTCAGTGAACTGTCCGGCGGGAGCGGGGGCCGGAGCTGGAGTCGGCGGGGCGTTCGGGCTCGAGTTGGCCGTTTCGACCGAGCCGTCGGGGTAGGTAACCTTCACGGTGAAGGGCTGGATCGCAGGCGCGTACTGCTCGAAGAACACGTTGATCGGCTTGCTGACGTCCGCGCCCTGCCAGACCGCCGCCCAATTCGTCCCGTTGGAGGGACCGATCCAGGTGCCGGTGCCGTTCTGGCCGTCGATCTGGATCCGCGCGGGCACGGCCTTGAGGCCGGTGAGGGCGATCTGCCAGTCGGGGCCGCCGCCCGCCCCGGGAGCTGCCGAGGGACCAGCGACGTTGACCGTCGAGACTCCGAGGAATTGAGCGTACATAGCGCCTCCAGTGGTTGGGATGGGGGTAGGGGTGGGCACCGGCACCGGCGCGGGGACCGGCACGGGCGCGGGCGCGGAGCCGGCGGTCAGGGCTGCGGCGAGGGCATCGACGTCGCAGCCGCGACCGGCCCAGGGGCTTCCGGCCTTGAGGCGGTAGTTCTGCCCCGCGTAGTCCACGAAGATCGTGGTGGGATCCTCCACCGCATCTAGCGGCCCGGGAAGGGTCGCGGGGGCGTTGATCGCGACTGCGCCCGCGCCGACCTCGAGATTGCCGCTCCAGGTTGTCTCGGCGAAGAGCTTGCTGATGGTGTTGCCCTCGCCGCTCGCGCCGGTCCAGCCGTACCCGCCGTGGGCGAAGATGTTGTTGGTCGCCTTGAGGCGCGTCAGGACGACGCCGTTCCGGGTGGCCACGATGGCGGTGGCATAGAGGGTCGAGCGGTCGACGGGGCCGACGAAGGTCATGCGGTCCATCTCGATATCGAAGCTATGGGCGACGGGCTCGAAGCACTTCCCGTTGGGGTTGAGGCGGGCGAGCCAGTTGACCATCCGGATGCGGCTGGTGTGGGTCTCTTCCGGGAGGCCCTCCATGTTGTCGTCGCTCCCGAGCAGGACGAAGGCGCTCATCACGTCCTCGATCCAGATGTCCTGCATGTCGATGTCCTGCACGCGGATCCACGGGCTGCTGGCGACGTCGCGCGGGGTGAACACGATCGAGCGTCCGGTCTGGCCATCGACCCAGCAGTTGAGGGTATGCAGCCCGCGGACGCGCACCCGCTGGGCGTTCTTGAACTCCAGGTGGTTCTTAATGTTCCACGTGCCCGCGCCCCAGGCTGGATCCTTGAACAAGGTGACGCGCTCGATCGTGATGTCGCGGGGGTTCGCGAGGGCGCTGGCGTTGCCCGCGCCGCCGTACATGACGTTCTCGCTCGCGGCCTCGAGGTAGGCGTCGCGGATGAGATGGCCGGGGCCGGAGTTGAATCCACAGATGGCCTGGCTATCGCTGCCGCGCTGGTGGATTTCGTGGATCCGGCCATCCACGAAGAAGAAGTCGGCGCAGTTGGTGAGGATCCCCCGGCGGACGTCCTGCCCCGGGTTGCCGAAGAGGCGGCTGTGGGTGAAGCCGAAGCTGCGCGGGATCTCATCGCCGTCTTGCCGGGTACCCAGCTCGACGAGACTCTGCCCGCCCCGGTAGTCGGCGGCGGGATCGAGCGTGATCTCGACGTTGTGCCAGTGCAGCCCGCCTGAGCTCGGGGCCGCGCTGAATACCGGCGCGGGGACCGTGGTGAGAAACCGCAGCGGGATGTCCTCGCGCGTGGAGCGCAGGATCGGTCGCGGGCCGTCGATGCGGCCGTTGATTTGCCAGTTCCCCACCCAGGGGGCAGAGGGATCGCCCTGCAACACATCGCCGGGCTGGCGCGCGTCCAGGGCGGCCTGCAAGGTGCTCGGGGTGACGGTCGTCACCTTGCCCGAGGGACGCATCGTGGGATCGGGGACCACGCGGGGGGCTTCGGGGGCGGCGGTGGCCATCGGGCTGCCTTTCCGGTGGCCCGCCCCCAGGGTCGCGAAGGCCAGGGCCAGCATGCCGAACTCTCGGCGGGTAAGGGTCACGTCCCCCGACGCCGATGCCACCAGCGACAGGCGGTGGCTACGAGTACCACGGCCAACCCGGTGGCTGTCAACATGATCACGTCGAGCACGGGCAACTCCCCGTAGTGGCCCAGGACAATCCACTTCAACCAGTCGTCCATCATCCGTTTGGCCCCATCGCCAGTTGCGCGAGAAACGCCCACGCCAGCAGAAGGAACGCGCCCAGGAGCAGGAGTTCCACGACCGTATACAGGGTCGGCCGGGCCGACCAGCGCCGGCCACACGTGGGGCAGTGCTTCCAGTAGACCAGCAAGTCCGGGTCGTCGTCCTGGACCCAGGCCCAGGAGTGAAGGATCGTGCAGCGGATCCAGCGGGCGACGGGGGTCATTTGCGACGGCCCCACAGGTGCCGCCGCTGCCCGGCGCGGGCCGAGGGCGCGCGCCACGCGCGGTGATCCAGCCAGAATGTGACGACGAGCCCGAGCACGAGGACCGTACCAGCGATCCAGCCTGCGAGTGTTTGACCGTCCGTCATCGGTGAGCCTCTTCCCAAACCCACCCGGGGCGGGCGTACGCGCCAGCGAGCTTGCAGTGCCGGAGGGTATGGTCGCTGAACTCGTCATAGGCAATGAGAACGGACGGTCCGCCAGCGGTGTTCGATCCGTTCACCCGGTGCGACGCCGTCCCGTCCGGCCGGAGAAACGTCAGTCGGCCACGGAGGAAGAGCATCCCGATCGCAAACGGCCAGACGTGGCGGAAGAACATCTCGGTCTCGGTGCGGGCGAAGAGGAGCGCGATGCCGTTGCGGTGCGCGCCCATGCGCTCGAGGAACCGCACGGCATGACGACCGTAGGGCGGATTGAGCCACACGCGCCCAGACCACGGGAGCATGAGGCCGTCGCTCGTGGGCCATGTGTAGTGGACCCGCGCGGTCGGCCACGGCTGGCCGACGGTGGCGCAGGGGTCGAGATCGAATGGCCCGAGGGCGTCGATGATCGGCTTCGGGGTAAGCCAGTCGTGATGGTGGGCGCGCGCTGATTGATGTCCGCCGATGCCCTTCATGCGCTGCGTGTTCTCCGGTGGATATCGGGAACTCCGGCGGCATTTCTCACGGGTCTCATGCGAGGGCCGCGCGGACTTCGGGGCGGCTCGTGTCGAGCTTGCCGATCTGAGCGAGGTAGCGGATTCCGGCGGGCTTGATGACTCGCCGAGCCAGCGTTTCCATCATGTCGAGTTGCCGCAGGTACGGCTCGACCATCCCGGTGAATTGCGATTGCGAGATCGAGAGGGCGCGACAGATTTCCGCTTGGCCGATGCCCCGGGGGGACCGTTCGTAGAGCAGGCGCAGGACGCGCACGTCCGTCTCGGTGAGGCCCTGCGGATAGAGCCGGAGGCGCTCGGTGACTTCCTGGGCGACGGCTTCGTCGATGTTGGGGCGGTCTGTCGCGACGGCGCGCGAGTTCGCGGCCGTCAACAGGCTCATCGCCGTTCCCGGATTGCGACGTCCGAAGCGCGAGAGCCAGGTCGCCGCCGCGTCTGTGATCGTCCATCCGAGGCGCTGGGCGGACCCACCGAGGATCGTCGCGATCTCGTTCTCGGTATACGGATCGAGCTCGATGTGGATCAGGAACCGTCGAAGCAAGGGTTGGCTGAGAAGCCCTGGCTCGGTCGTGGCCCCGATCGCCGTGAACGGGAGCGCGGCGGTGTTGTTGTCGCGGAGGATATAGCGCCGCCCCCTCTCGTCCTCGACGCGCTTGCCGATCAAATTGTGATACATCACCCAATCTTCCAAAAGCGTAAAAAGTTGCTCTTGGTCGATCGCCTGCCTCCCGTTGGACTTGCCGAGCGTGTGGATCTCATCGATGAAGGCGAGCGATGCGGTCCGCGTCTGCTCGCAGCCGTCGTTCATCTGCCAGATCACCCGGACCAAATCGGCGGGTGTCTCAAGCGTCGACGCGGTGGTGGTTACGAGGAAGCCGCCCATGTCGCGCGCGGCCATCTGCGCGATCGTGGTCTTCCCGGTGCCGGGGGGACCGAAGAACAGCATGTGAGGCAGCGGCCGGCTCATCTTCTTGGCCGCGAGGATCGCTTCACGAATCTGCTCGACGGCGCGGGCGTTGCCGATGATGCCGTCCCACGTGGTCGGGCGGGGAGCGGGGAGACTGCGCGTGCGTTCGCGAAATTCCAGCAGGTCAGCGAGAGCGGCCGCGTCCATTGGGTTTGACGACTCCCTTCCTGTTGCCGTGCGTGTCGTACAGGTCGATGTTGCCGTTCGGATCTTCCTTGCCGACGCCGGTGCGATTCTGGTTCTTGTCGTAGATGTCGAAGGACTTAGTATCCGGCGACGTCTTGATAGACCCCGTCCGATTCCCGTGGGAGTCGTAGAGGTCGTACGTCTCGGGGGGCGGGCTCGAGTTGGTAGCTTCCAGGGCGAGGAGGCAGCAGAGCAGGAGGATGCGCAGCGAGCACACGTTCTTTCTCCTCTCGGGGGATGTCGGGGTCCATCCGCAGGACCTCGTTGGCGAGCCACTGCGGATCCACGTGGATGTACCCCTCGGTGGTCTTGAGCGAGAGATGTCCGACGAGCGCGCGGACATAGGTCGGGCCGCCTCCCCGATGGAGGAAGTCCGAGATGAAGTAGTGCCGGAACTTATGAGGCGTGATGCGCGGCACGATCTCGGGATCCTGGATCACGCGGGTGGCGACGCGCCGGACGAGATCGTGGATCGAGGGCGGGCGCATGTGCGCGTGCTGGTTCGCCCGGAACTTGTGCGGGAACAGCATCGGGCGCAGCGGCCAGGTCTTGGCGTGCCAGGGCAGGTAGCGGTCGATGGCCAACCGCGTGCGGCGGTAGAGTGGGATCTCGCGGATCTTGCTGCCCTTGCCCACGACGCGGATGAGGCCCGAGGCCCCCTGGTCGGGGAAGAAGTCGACGACCATCAGCTTGGCGATCTCGTCGCACCGGAGGCCGTTGGCCAGAAGGAACAGGATGCATTCCTCCTTCGGGCTCAACTTGGCCGATAGGATGCGGTGAAACCACTCCTCCACGATGAGGTAGCGGCTGATCGTGGCCACGGCGGGCCGGTTGACGCCGACGAAGGGATTGCTCCCCTGGGGGCGCGCGCCGCGCCGCTCGAGCCAGTTGTAGAACTCCCGGCAGTAGGTGACCTGATACCACCACGCCTTCGTGCGCCACACGAGCGGCCCGCGCAGGCGGCTGGCTTCCGGCCCGAGCTTCTTCATGATCTTCGCGATGCGGGGACGGCTGCGCAGCTCGAAGTCCTTGGCGTAGGCGATGATCGGCGTGCGGATGGAGTCAGGCGTGAAGCCGCCGCCCTCGGTCAACCCGAGCCGCACGAGCGGGACCGCGATCCGCTGGGCGAGATGCTCGACCTTCATCCGGGCGATGCGACAGGTCTCCTCGGTCCAGTCCCGCGTGGGCTGGTGATTGGTGCTGGTGCTGTAGACGATCGCGTCGGTGATGGGCTCGCGCGTCACGCCCGCGCGGTCCGAGAGCCACGCGTCGATCAGCGCGGCATCGGCGGGGGTGATCGGGTGGACGGGGAGAAGGTCGCTCACCGTTTGCGCTCCTGGGGTGGCCGGCGGCGCTTGCGGCCGGGCACGGTGGCGGGGCAATGGACGCACTGCTTGTACGTCCGGTCCGCGTTGTAGACGAAATGGTGGCCGGGACAACTCTTCGACGGCGGCCGCGTGTTCATGATCGGGAGCCTATCAGCACTTTTGCGGATTCGTCAAGTCGCCGGGGGCGGGCTTGAGATTCGCGGGGTGCACGATGCCCTCGAAGTCGATGTGCACCACGTTGATCTCGTGGCGACGGCACCATACCTGGAGACCAATCGGGGTGAAGCCGACGTCGAAGCGGGTGTAGAGCGCGGGGCTCTGAGACTGCTTGGTGCGCTGCACGATCTCGGAGACCTCTTCGAGGCAGAGCTTGCACTGGAGATACGGCCCGATCGAGAGCGCGGCGCTCGGCTCGCCACGCTCGAGCGGGGGCCAGCCCCGGAGCTTGTCGCGGACCGCCGAGGCGGCGGAAAGCGCGATGGTCTCGAAGGGCCACTCGCCAGCCAGGACGAACTCCAGGCAGGCGGCGGCGATGTGACGCTCGGCCTGGGTGAGGCGGGGGGCTTTCATGGTTTGACCTCTCCCTGGTACTTGCTGGCGACGACGACCATCGGACCGAAGCAAGCGATCACGGCGGCCGCGTCATGCTTGGCGCAGTAGGCGTTCGCCTCGTCGTCCGTGTCGAAGATGGCCAGGACGCGGAAGCGCTTACCCATCGAGTACACGTAGAGATGCTCGTCCGTCTTGGCGATGTGGCTCATCGCGCGGGGGCTCCGGCCTTGATCTCCTCGATCAGGACCTTCATGGCATCGTACCGGGAGCGGACCTCGATCCCGCGATCCAGGCAGAACCGGGCGAGTTTGCCCGCCATGCGCTCGACTTCTCGGCGGAAGTCATCACCGTGGTGCCCGGCGTTCTCGTGGGCGACCTCGTGGACGAGCAGGCCGAGGAAGCCCTCGGACATGGGATCCTGCCATGCGGAGCGGACTGCGCCGTTGAGGGTTAGCCGCCCGCCCTCCGCCCATGCGGCCGTGGCGAGCTGCCCCCGGATGATCAGCTCGGGGGTGATGCGGACGTCGACCGGCATGCCGACCAACTCGCCGGCGAGCCAGGCGATGAACGCCTTGAGGGGCTGATCCTTGGCCGATTGCCGGTCCTGCTTGTCCGCGCCCAGGTTGAAGGCGACGTTGACCGTCTCGCGCCGCTGGAGCTCGGCCTCCCTCGAGGACGGGAGAATCTCCTGGGCGGCGTCCCGGAGGCCCTTCGGCAGCAGGGCGGTGTCGATCGGCTTGAGGCCCATCTCCCGGGCATCGCTGTTCCAGTCGTGCCGCCCCATGCTCGGGACCGCGCGGACGGCATCGTCGCCGAACGCGGTGGTCACGATCTCCTTCCGAAGATCGGCGTCGGCCTCCTCGACCGCGAGGCTGACCCACTCGTCCCGGAGCTGCTCGGGCTCGAGCTTCGGCATCAGGGTGGGGAGAATCTGCCGGTACACGTCTTTCAGGTAGCCGGCGGCCACGGCGTCCCGCCGGGGGTTCATCGGGATGCGCATCAGGACGTTGACGTGGTAGGGCTGGGTCCACTCGATGTCCTGGACGGGGATCCCCATCTCGAAGATCATCGGCTCTTCCTTGATCTCGGTGAAGAGTGGCTTGACCAACTCGACCTTCCCGGGCCGCTCGCGGCGGACCCACTTGCCGTCCTGGAACAATTCGGTCTTGAGGGTGACGTCGATGGTGTACTCGGCCTTGCGCTCGCCGAGGCGCTGGTCGTTGAGCCAGACCTGGCGGCCTTCGGGGATGATCAGACTCCCGACGTACTGGACAAGGGCCGGGATGCTGTCGAGGGGCCAGGGCATCCACATGGCGACCGACGTGCCGGGGAAGTAGCCAACTCCCTGCGAGGCCTTCGGGGAGGAATCGACGTCGCACACCCGCTCGCCCTTCTCGACGAAGAACCGCATCCTGTGATCGCGGGAGGCGATGTCGGCCTTGAGGCAGAGGCAGAGGATCTCCTTAAAACCTTGCCCAAGCCGACCGCGCAGGAGGAAGCTGTCGGTCTTGCCGGTGGAGAACACGGTCCGGAGATTGGCGGGATCGTCGATGCCGGGGCCGTTGTCCTCGACGATGAGCTCCACCACGTTCTTGCGCTGGAGCTTGGCGGGGCGGATCCAGATCTTGACGGTGCTGCCGACCTCCTCGGTGGCATCCAGCGCGTTCTGGATCACTTCCTTGAGCAGATGCTCGGGCTTGCGATCGGCTTGCCGCTGGGCGAATCCGGTCGTGCTGATCTCGAGCCAGTCCTTGAGGCGTGTGGTCACGACTTCTTCTCCTCGGCTGTGGGTAGTGTTGACTCGGCTGTGCGGCAGGGATCGCACCGCCAGCGATCGGGTTTGATCTGCGAGAGAAACACGTCGAACTGCTTGCAGCCGACACAGAAGCCTTTGATGTAGGGCTCGTGCCACTTGCCTTCTACCTCGAACTCGATGCCGTCAGCGACCATGCTCGCCTTCCTCCCGTCTGAGTAGTCCCATCGAACGATCGTCATGCCTGGGCCTGTGATTCGAGATGCGACTTCAACACGGTGAGGAGGGCCTGCGCGCCCGCGCGGTCGAAGCCGACGCTGCCCTCCGGGCGGACCTTGTCGGTACCGCTGTGGCTGTAGACGGTGAGGGAGCCCGACCCATCGGGGTGGATCGAGAGGGCGGCGTGCCACGGCGTGCCGTTCCGTTCAGAGAACAGCCACGCCGTGCTGTTGGCGGATCCGAGTGCGATCTGCGGGGGCTTGCGAACGGTCTCGATCATTTCCTGACGTACTCCTGTGTGGGATCACCGCCGGGTCGGCGGCGACCGCTACGGGGATGGCGCATCCAGCCGGACGGTTCCCCGGTCCCGTCCCAGGCTGCCATGGCGACGACCGCCGCCACGGGGGAATCGAATCACCATTCGTCCTCGAACCAGGACTTGTTCCCGGGGAGACTGATCCCGAGCCGCGCCCGGCCGCCGAGGAGTTCGTAGATGAAGAGGCCGCGCCCGTCCGGGAGCTCCCGTTGGGCGATGTAGTCGCTCATGTGTAGTATCCCTTCCTGGGCGGCGGACCTCCCAGGATGTCGGAGAGGATAGACGTCACGCCGATGACCTCAAAGGCATCGCGGATGGCCGTTGCCACAAAGCGGGCCTGGGCGTACTCGACGGCGTGCCGGATGTGCTGCCCGTTGACGATCACGGAGCAGCGCGAGGGTTCGTCGGGGCCGACCGGGAGGATCTCGATGATCGGGCTGCTCACCGGCGTCCCTCGATCGTGATCGGCGACCGGCTCGTGTGGGCCGCGATCACGTGGTCCTCGAGGGCCTCGCTGATGCGGCGGACGATCTGGTCGTCCTTGGGCGTGGGGTCGAGGAATCCGATCCGGGAGCAGCAGATGATGCAGTACAGGTGGATCTCGTAGTCGTTGGGGTTCATTCACGCACCTTTCTTCCGGACCGCCGTGATCGGGGGCCGGAGCGGTTTGTTGTCGGGACCAAGCACCCGCGGCGCGCGATAGCGGCGCGGCTTCTTCCCCGGGATGGGGATCATGTCACCGGGGAGGATTGTCAGGCCGCCAGCCAGATCGGCCTCCGTGATGGGGATCTTCTCCAGCGACCCGGTTGCCGAGCGACGGTACTTGTGGGCCATACGCCTCCCTGTTCAGCAGCATTCGGAGGCCGACGTGGCTCTCCGCGCCGCAGCCCGGACAGTGCCGGGCCTGGGGGAATACCAGACTGCAATCCTCACACCACCGCGCGGCCGCGACCGGGATCGCGGCGACGGCCAGCGGGTGGAGCGGGATGAGCCGAACGGGCTCAGGACGGATCGGGCGAAGCTGCGCCAGGAGTTGCCGGAGTTCCTGGATCAACGGGACCCTCCTTCTCGGGCTGGGGGCGTCGGGTGGCCGCGCACGCCTCGCGACAGGCGGCCATCCACTCTTCCCGGGTGAACTCGTCCCAGGTCTTCATTCGGGCTCCAGCTTCTCGGACGCGATCGCGACGCCCTTGATCCAGACTGCGAGCACCATCGCATCGGTGGTATGGCCGAGCAACCGCTCGGCGTGTACCCGCCCGCCCTCTTCCCCCGGCTCGACGGCGACGTCGGTGATCGCGCCCTCGAGGAAGGTCTGGCAGCCACGGAGTGCCTCGATGAGGCCGTCCCACGAGTCGATACGGACCTCGCCGGGCCTCATGCCGCCTCCGCGATCTCGAGCGGGGCCGCGCCCGCGCGGGCCATCAGCTCGCAGCCGTCGGCCGCGTCCTTCTCGTAGATCGGCATGGCCCAGATCGCCTGCATCGCGCGGGCGAACTGATCCATGCTCCGGGTGACGACCCAGATCGTCTCGTAGGTTGCGCAGTCGTGGGTCGCGGGGTCCACATAGTCCTTGCAGGTGGGGCAGGGGAGATAGCCGAGCTGCCGGTAGCCGGCATACAGCGCGACTCGGATGGTCCGTGACTCGCCACGGGGTTTTGCGGGTGCGGGGACGGTGGCGACTTCCCCGCCGCAGTTGGTGCACAGCACGGGCTTCTTGGGCTTGGCCATCAGGGTCCTCCTATTTGAACGGCTCGGCGGCCCCACCGTCCCGCGCGGCGATGGTTTGCCGGGCGGTTTCGTAGGCCGGGGTCCCGGCGATCAGCCGGAGACTCCACAGGGAATAGATGTCGGCCTGGCGCTTCTCGTCGTGCTCGGAGAAGTAGGCGCAGCCGAACGGGGCGACCGCGTGGATCGAGCAGCGGTTGTCCTCGGTGAGAAACACGCACGCGCCATCCTCCCGCACGGCCGGGGTGATGGTGCCGATCCGGTAGAGCTGGCCGCTGGCATCGCCGACGATGGCCCCCTTGGACGCGCGCAGGGAGTCCATCACGTACTTCGTCTCCGGGATCCGGCCTTCCCGGACCAGGAAGTCGGCGATGCGGAACAGATCGGACGGGATCAGGTGGCCGGGGCGCTGCCGGCAGAACTTCGCGCAATCGCCGCAATCGCACGAGGACCGGACGAACTCCCGGGGGGCGAGCTCGAGCCCCTCCTTCATGCGGGCACCGCACGGATCAGGGCGATGTGGGCGTAGAGGCCGTCACCGCCCTCGCGGATGACGTACATGCGGTCGCCCTCGATGTCGGCCCAGCCCCCGATGCCCCGCTTGGACTCCAGGAACCGGGGCGTGCACCGGATGTACTGGCCGGTCGGGATCGGGGAGGCCGAGAAGACCGACGTGTCGACGTCGACCTTCTGGCCGTACAGCACGTTGCTCGCTTCCTCGTGCGTCATGCGGCGTTCTCCTGTGACGAGGGCTTGAGGTAGGGAACGAGGACGGCGAGCGCCTCCCAGAGCCGGGCCTCGGCTTTCCGGGACCGCTCGTAGACGCGATCCCAGGGCTCGTCGCTATCGTTGCGGTTCCACTCTCCGCACTCGAACGATGTGTCGGCGAAGTCGTAGACCGCGTCCATCAGGGTGTAGAGGCGGCGGATGGTCTCGGACCAGCCTCCGCGATACCACGTCCGCCGGGCGATCTCCCGGTAGCCGCGGTGGGTGCCGTAGTGGTCCCAATGCCGATCGAACATGTAGGCGATGTCCTGCTGGTAGCAAGCCTCAAGATAGATCGCCTTCCCGAGCGTCTCTCGCGGGGGCAGATCGATCACTGGTTCCTCCACTTCTCGCGCCCGCAGTAGCACCAGGGGCCGCTGACCGGCCAGGTGTGGCTACCTGCGGGGCGGCATCCGCCGGAGAGGGCGCGATAGAGATCGGAGACCTTCTGGGCGGCCTTGGGATCGCCGGAGGACAGGAAGCGGTTGTGGGCGGTGTCGAGGGCGGCGAAGGCGCGGCTGTCGTTGTTCATGAGTCCTCCCGTTCGGTGATGGTCCAGGGCTCGACGAGCCCGCCGGTCCTAAGCGCGACTTCTGTGGCCAGCTTCTTGTCCGAGAAGATGGCGAGGATCGTCCCCGGGCTACTCGGATGCCGGACGAGGTAGACCGCGGAGGACAAGGGATGCGGTAACCGCTGCGCGATCAACTCCAGCGCGGCGGCGATCCGGGGCATGGTGCCCTCGTAGAACTTGCGGCCCATGGGGGTCTGGAACAGCTCGGGTGCTGACATGGCTAGACCTCGAAGCTGCGGCCGGGCCGCAGGGAGATCGGCGCGGCCTCGATCGGCTTCTCCCGGCGCGCCTTCACGCGCGGGATCACGTCGGGCTCGTCGTCGTCGTTCTGTTGGGGGGCGTCCCACTTCCGCCCGGAGCGGCCGAGGAACTGCGCGTACATCTGCTGGGCCTCGCCGAACAACTCGGCGACGTGCTTGCACCAGCGCTCGTGTCCGAACTTGTCGAGGTTGTCTTTCCGCTTGAAGGTCCATCCGGGGCAGTCGCAGGAGATGTGCCCGGAGTCCCACAGGACGATCTCGTACTTGGTTGAGCCGTTGGAGGAGCGCTTCCCCCACGCGGCGATGTTCCGAAGCCCACTCGGGAGCTCGGCTGAACGGAGATTAGGCAAAGCGACCTCCTGTGACGAGCTGGTCGATCGTGCAGTCTTCCGGCGCTTTGTCGGTCCGGAAGGGGTTGGGCCGCTTGAGTCGCGGCTGGACGACCCGGTTCCCCGGCGTGGCGTAGAGATAGGACACCTCCGCGATGACACTCTGTCCGGGAATGAGACGGTCGTAAAACTGCTGCGCGCTCACCGTTCCGATACTCACCACCTTTCCTTGATCGATCAAGAACATCTCGAAATGGGCCTTGGTGCCGGTTGCCGGACGCTGGACGATGGCGGTCAGGCTCTTGAGAAACTTGAGCCGCCGCATCGTCCAGCCCCACGCCGTCCGACCGGGGCGGTACGGCGCGCGCAGATCCTTGAGGATCAGGCCCTCGGCGCGCTCGGCGCGGAGCCGGTCGGCGAGCGCGCGCTTGGCCGGCGGGGTCAGGGCCGTCTCGACCACGCGGAGCAGGGGCGAGTTGACCTCAAGGCAGAGCTCGGCCGCGCGGGCGAGACGGCCGGTGTAGGGGAAGCCGCGCAGATCCTCCCCGGCTCCGTACAGCATGTCGAACACGACGAGGCCGCCCTCGTGGAGCTTCTCGCCGTCGAGCATCGTCTCGCGGGGGACCTGGCGCAGCACCCGCTCGAGCGCGGGGGGAATCCGGTGCAGCTCTCCCCGGCGATTGCGGACGTCGATCCGCCCGTCCGCCGTGTGCGAGGCTAGGACGTGCACCCCGTCTTCCTTCTTCTGGAGGCAGTAGTTGTCGTTCTCGAGGAAGCCGTCCAGCTCCCGCTCCTCAATGTCGGTCGGGAGCCAGACGGCATCCGTGCCCATCACGTCGACTTTCACGCGGCCTTCCTCCTTCCTTGGCGGGGCCGATGGCACCGCTCGCAGGTCTTGCGGCGGCTGGTGTTGGTCCAGTGGGAGTAGCCGTTCTCGTCCCGGCACTCCCAGGTGATTCCGGCCTTCTCTCTGAGGCGATCGAGGACGTCGGCCTCGTCGCCGTCGGCGACGGCATAGAGCTTCTCGATCTCGGTCCGTCGCTTCATCGGCGGCTCTCCTTCGGGATCAAGGCCTCCTCGGCGGCGATGAGCCGGGCGAGATGGGCGATGGTCTGGCTCAGAAGGACGACCTGCCCCGTATCCAGCGGGGCGGTGAGCAGCGCGTCGCGCCACTTGATGAGTTGCTGGCGGATCACCGGGGCCGGATCGAGCTCCCGGTCCTTGCTGAGGGCGTACTCGACCTTGCGGAGTATCGCTTGCGCGGCGTAACTCATACGCGCGCCGCCGTTCGCCTGCGCCGGGCCAAAGTCTGCGGGCGTCTGGCACGCAGGTCGTCGTTCCAGAGGCGGGCGATCTTGCGGGCGACCACGCGGGCGAAGGTCTTGCTGCACCCGCCGATCTTGATCGTGAAGGTGATCGGCCCGCGCGGGGTCATCCAGTGTTGCCCGCCGAGGACATCGTACTTCGGGGAGACCTCAAGTTTCGCGTCGAGCGCGTTCATACGTCGTCCACCTGCCCAACCGAGAGCACGGCTACGCTCTCGACGTTGATCATGGTGTCGAACACGTGGCTTCTCTGGCCGGTCTGTCCCTTGACAGCGTTCAGGGCTTCCTGTTGGGCGAGGGTGAGGTTGTCGGTCTGGACGACTACGAGGTAGGTTTTCACGACCACGGCGCGATAGAACGGCATCAGGCACTCCTCTTCTTGCTCGTCTTGGCCTTGGGCTTCTCGGCCTCCATCTTGACGGGCGGCTTGGGCTCGATCTCGAACGACCGGCCGGGGCGCAGGTCCAGGCTGGCCTTGAGGGCGGCGAGCAGATCGCCACCGGCGGCGACGGCGGGGGCCTTCTCGAACTGCGGCAGGGGCAGCCCGTTGCGACGGGTCTCCTTCAACGTCTCGACCCGATCGAGGTACTGGTCGGCCTGCTCGAGGATGGCCACGTTGAAGTCGATCACCTTCGAGGCGATGAGCTGATCGCCCAGCTTCTTCTCCTCGGGGGAGAACTCCATCGGGATCAGCGGCTCCTTGAACTGCTCGGCGTAGGTCCGCTGCTCGGCGGGGAAGTACGCGTCGTGCAGCATCAGGGACTCGGCCCCGGCGCGGATGATGCCGATCTTGTCCCGGCCGTAGCCGGTGTACTTCACCAGCGCGCCCAGCTTGCCCTCCCGCAGCCGATCGGTGAGCAGGTGGTAGGCCTTCTCGGCGGGCCGTCCCAGGGGGCCGAGGTAGTCGGCCTTGGCGACCCAGCGCAGGTCCATCTGGGCGAGGGGGAAGAAGCCGACGACCTCGACCTCCTTAGTGCTCTCGGCGGCCAGGGCCTTCAACTCCTCCTCGGTGACGGGGAGCCAGCGCCCGTTCTCGGGGAAGCCCTTGATGATCTCGCTCTTGTCCAGGATCTTGCCGCAGGTCTTGCACTGGCTAGCGTTGCCGAGCTTGGGCTCGACCGCGCCGGCCTCGAGGCAGCCCTTGTGCAGATTGACCGCGCCGGTCGAGACATCGCGGGCGACGGGGTGCTTCTTGAGCGGGATGGTGATGAGGTCGGTCCAGCGGAGGATCAGGTTCGGAGTGGGAGCGGCCACGGGGTTCTCCTATCTGGCAGCCGAAGCTGCCGGGGACAGCGGTTTACGGCGCGGGCGTGTACTCGATCAGCACGAACACGCCGAACACTACGGCAAGGCCAACGATGAGCGCAAGCACGAACAGGCCACCGCGGAGGACGAGGTTCCGGTCGTACTCGGTCACCAGCGATCCTCCGCGCGATACTCCATCCGGTCCCGTTCGCGATCGGCCAACTCCCGGTTGGCCCGTTCCAAGATCACCTCCTGTTCGGCCTCCGTGAGGATGTGTCCGCACGGGGCGTCTTCGATCAGATCGATGAATGAATCCTCCTCGCCCTTGCCGCCGATCCAGACGACCAGATCGGCCTCGCAGGCGTCGTCCTCGTTGATCTGCCGGGGGCACGCGATCCGCACCGGCTTGTTCATCACTCGTCCTCCTTGAGGGTGTAGCCGCGACTCATCCACACCTCCCGCTTGATGTTGCGGAACCAGTCGGCCACGGTGGGGATGAACCCGCCGCAGTCCTCCTTGACATGCTGCTCGCCGATGTACCGCACGGGGACCATGCGGCCGTCCGAGTTGGTGATCGTGTGGCCGAACAGGCGCTCGGCCTCGAAGATGCCCTGGCTATGGTGCCGGAGCGCCCGATGCCGGAAGTCGGCGAACGTCTCCTTGGTCGCGTCGAACCAGTCGTGGATGGGCTCGTAGTCCTCCGGTTTGCCACCGAACCGCTTCGCAGAGCTGACCGCGTGGATGCTGGGGTGGCTCATGCGACGTCTCGATCCGGCGTTGGGCCGGGTCCGATGATCTTCGAGTCGTCCTCGTAGGACTCCACCACCCAGCCGTGGTGCATGAAGATGATGTCCCGGGTCAGGTCCCACTTGATCGTGCCCGACGAGCCCTCGTTGTCGAAGCCGTTGAGGCCGTACTCCTCGAGCAGCCGGTACATGAAGTCCTCGACGCCGAGGCCGGGGTCGGCTGTCTCCGTGTCGCCGATGTAGAAGCCGACCCCGTTGATCTGGCCGCTGTCCCCGGAGCCGTCGTACTCGGCCTCGACCCGGGTGATCCCGCCGGCCCGGAGATCCCGAAGAATCTCCGCGCGCGCCTCCAGGAGCTCGCCGTCCTTCAACTCGATCATCTCTTCCGGAGTCGGGTTGGTAGGGAGCCCTTCGTTCTCGTAACTCATAGGTCGTCCTCCGAGGTGTTGGTGCTCATGTAGTGCTCGTGGTGCGTGTTGGTCAGCTTGTCGGCCGGGATGTCCCACGAGAACTCCCCGTCCGCGCCGTCGTTGATCTCCCATCCGGGATGCTGGTCCTCGAGGATCTCGTTGAGGAATGTCTCGATCTGCTCGCAGAGTGCGAAGAGGGCCGGAGTGTCTGGCCCGGCTGCGAGGCGCTGATTGGCCGCGTTGTAGAGGTGCGGCTTCTCGAGCCATCCCTCGTCATTGGAGCCGGAATACGTGCAGGTGACGCGGGCGATGCCCTCCGCTCGGAGCAGCGGAAGCAGGGCCTTGCGCAGATCGCTCATCATGCCGCCTCCTCCGACCCGCCGACCTCGAAGGAGCGGCCGGGGCGCAGGTTGAGGAACGTGGTCAACTCGGTCTGGACGCCGGACAACTCGTTCTCCACGTAGTCGCGGACCCGGCGATTCTCCCGCAGGATGTCGGGGGACACGCCGCCGAGGATGCCGGATACCTTGGTGGCGAGGGTGGAGAGCTCCTCGACCTCAAGCAGGTTGCGGAGCGGGACGTTGTTCAGGAACTCCAGGAAGTTGTCGAGCAGGCCCTTGACCTTGGTGCTGTCGCCGGCCGCGATCTTGCCGGTACGGGCGATGAAGCGCTCGGTGAAGGCCTTGAACTCGGTGGCCAGCTCCCGGGGCGCGTCCTCGGCGGTCTGCTGGGCCTGGGTCTGCCGGCGGCTCTGCTCTCGGGTGAGCAGGTCCGCGCGGACGGAGGCGAGCGCCTCCGGAGCCCCGAACGAGATGTACATCTGGTCGATGTAGAACTTCTCGACGAACTCGTCGACCGGGGCGTAGTCGGCCAGGTTGAACAGCCCGTTGAGATCGCGCTGGGCCTCCTGGATGCGCAGGCTGTACTTCTCCCGGATGAGCGGCTTGTGCACGGTGTTGAGCGTGGTGATCGCGCCCGCGATCAACTCCTCGGCCTTCGGGACGGCCAGGATCGACAGCAGGCGCGTGCCGTCGCCCATCGGGGAGGACATCGACAGCTTGCGGATGGCGGCCCGGCACTGGTCCAGGCCCTTGCCCGCCGCGCTGATCTCGGGGGCCTTGAGCAGTTTCTTCTGGGCCGACGTGCTGTCCTTGTCGGCATCGACCTCGTACTGGTTCTTGTCGAGCTGCATGCGGTTGCCAGGCTTGCCGATCGTCAGCTTGAGGATCACGGCGCGGTTGAAGATGCTGAGGGGGTTCTCGATGAGCTTCACGCGAGTCTCCTTTATCCCCGGAATCCGCCGGGGGCGGGAATCGCGATTCTGAATTTCAGAACCGCGTTACGACGTTGCGGGGCCACGTGCGGCGAGGATGGCGGCGCTCGCTTGTGCGGAGAAGCCGCTGCCATCGATGAAGTCGTTGACGGTCAGCCGGTCGTGGTGCTCATTCTTGTCCAGCCACTCCATCGCGGTCTCTAGCGCGTCCAGGGCGGGTTTCGCAGCAGCGTGGAGGGGGCAAAACACGATGTAGTGCCCGTCCTCATCTTCTCCAGCCCGGCACCGACAGGCGATCTCAGTGCTCATGGCTGTGGGTCTGGTCGTGGGTGTGCGAGTGCACCGCCATCTTGCCCCGGCTCTTGCGCTCGACGGGGCCGCCCATGAGCCGGGCCAGATAGGCGAGCGCATTCTCCGCCGCCATGTGATTGGGGCCGGAGACCTCGTCGGTGGTGATCTTGATCCGGCCGCCGCCGAGGTGGTCGACGATGATCTTGTCCTCTGCCATGGTGCCCTCCTAGTACCCGGTCTTCTGGGCGGACTTCTTGAAGCTGGACTTGCCGAACGTCGCCTTGGTCATGATGTCCTGATTCTTCACCGTCTTCGACTGCTCGACCTTGAAGCCGAACTTGGCGAAGGCGGTGCGCACGGCCTCCCGGCTGTACGCGTCGTTCATCTTCTCGACGAGGTCCTCGTCGCCCTGGTCGACGACCGCGCGGTCGCGATGAATCTCGATCCGCCGCCCGTCCTTGTACGCGAGCATGTAGTCGCGCCGCAGGGCGACGGTCCAGCCGTCCTTCTCGAGGGCGCGCTTGAGGACGACGTGATCCATCTGCTTGAGGTTCACTTCCATCTTCACCACGGAGTCACACGGCATGGGGGCTCCTCTCTGTGAATGTGGGGCCGATTTTATCCGCAGAACAGCGGATCAGCTACCTAGTTTTCTAGGTTCCTAGCGGCCTAGTTGTCGCTGAACAGCCGGCCGCCCTGGGGCGCGGTGGGCAGATCCTCGGGCATGTAGTAGAGACCGGGCTTGACGGCGGAGAGCAGGGTGCCGTTGGCCTCGGCGCGCATGGCCTGGAGCTTGGCCCGGGAGCCGATCGCCTGGGGGACGATGGCCTGGGCGGTGGTCAGGAGCGGCAGACCCAGCTCCCAGGACATCTCGGCGCAGTTGCGGACGTCGCGGCCGGTCCACTGGTCGCACGCCGGGAGCGGCTGGTTGGGGTCCAGGCCGTAGTTGCGGATGTTGACCTTCCAGAGGGCGTCCAACTCCTCCTTCCCGGGCAGATCGAAGAACAGCTTGACCTTCATGCGGCTCAGGAACTCCGCCGACAGCGTAGCCATCGTGTTGCAGGTGAAGATCAGGAGCGGGGAATCCGCGCACATCGCCATCATCGACTTCCAGAGCGTCAGGAAGTTGATCATGCTGGACCCGACGATCCCCGACTTCACCTGGGGCAGGCTGGCCTTGAGCATGATGATCTCGCCGCCCCGGGCCTCGTTCCGCCCGGACTTCACCAGATGGCTCTTCCCGGACCCCCACACGCCGTGATAGAGCAGGGCGGTGAGCTTGAGGTCCTCGATCAACTCGAGGATGGCTCCGTGCAGCTCGCCCGACACGCCGGTGTTGTCTCCGGCATTGCCGGCAAAGGCCTTGTCGATCTCGTCGAACAGCACGATGCCCTTGTGGCGCTTCTTGCCGTTGATGAACGCGAGTTGGAGCTCCTTGGCGTACTCGTTGCCCACGTAGTCGCTGTACCGCTCGGCCCCGCGGTGGACGCTCAGGCCCTTGATGGACCCGACGGAGCCGATCTTCCAGTTCCAGATTCCCCCGATGTCGACCCCGGTCTCGGTGATGTTCATGGCGGTGGCCTGGTCCGCCGCGAACGCGGGCAGGCCCAGGGCCGCATCGACCGCGCGCTCGAGGACCGCCGCATCGGGGATCTCGATGATGGGCTGCGCGGACTTGACCTGCTTCTCGTTGAAGAACTTGATGTTGCCCAGGATGATGGTCTCGATGTCCTTGGGCGTCGGCATCGGCTCGTCGAGGATCAGGATGTCCTGCGCCAGCGACGGGGGGAATCGCAGGATGGTGTCGATCAGGATGAGGGTCTGGTTGGAGAGCTTGTTCTCGTCCCGCCGGTTCCAGATCGCCTGCTGGACGGTCTCGCTCTCCAGGTAGTTGTTGGCCATGAGCATGAACAGGAGCGTGCTCCGGGGGAACTTCGCGCTCACCTTGAGCATGTCCACCGGATTCGTGGTGAACGTGGCGACGTACGCCGCGCGGTCGACCGGGGGCTCGCCGGGCTCGGGGCGCGGTATGGGCGGCAGCGCGTCGAGGATGGCGCGGGTGCCGGCCTCGTTGAGGCCGAAGGCTCCGCGGACGATGTCCCACCGGACGAGCGCGAGCGTCGGATACATCTCGCCGATGGAGGCGATGGTCGCGGTCGCGTCGAGCGACTGGATGCCGATGATCGGCGTCGAGACGCGCTTGGCGGCCTTGAACATGGCCTGGAGCTTCGTGAGTAGGGGATCCTGGGGCTTCTCCACTACGGCGACAGCGGTCTTGGCCATACGGCTCCTCGTGTGGATGACAGGTTAGCTGCGCTGGGACAACAGCAGGTCGAGGCGGTCGATCCGCTCGGCTAGGGCGGGGCGCTGCTCGTCGCGGGCGTGCGCGAGCCGGCGCTCGAGCGTCGTCCGCATGGACGTGAGCACCTCCCGCTGCACCTTCGCCACGAGATCGGGATCGGGGATCAGGCGATCCAGCGTTGACTGTATGAACCGATTGGCGGGGGAGACCAGGACCTTGAGGCCGGAGAACATCGTGAACCGTCTCATGCCCTGGCCGCGGCCCTCCGGGAGCACATGCAGGAAATATCCGCGTGGCTCGCGTTGTCCCGTGAAGAAGTTGCTCCCACCTAATCCGTAGGACAGCTCTGTGACTAAGTACTCCTGATACTCCGGGTCGTCGAGGTCTGTGCCGATCAACGTCTCTGCGATGAGGCGTCCTCTCTTCACTGCTCCTCTCCTTTCGTCGTTCTGAATTTCAGATTCGGCCGAACTGGCGTGCGGTGCGTGTGCGTGGGCGCGGTCGGCGCGGGTCTGGGACCGGGGCCTTCCGCCACAGGACCGCGTGGTCGCGATGCGCGAGGCAGCGATCGGCATGATGGAGCGCGCCCTGGGCCGACTTGAGCGCGCGCTGCACGTAGCCGGCGGACTTCTTGGCTCCGGCGATCCGGAGCGTGGTACGGGCCTCCCTCAAGAGACGGACGGCCTGCTCGATCTCCTGGACCTGGTTGGCGGTGACGAGACGGAGACGTCTCATGTGCCCTCCTTTCTGAGCGGCCACTGGCTGGCCGTGACCTGATACGGGCGAGTGCCGCGCGGGATCGGGATATCCTCGAACCGTGGGCGTTCCGCCTCGTCGTGCAGGATGAAGTTGGGGAACTGCATGTCCGACCACACGGGCTGCTCCTTGGTGCAGCCGTAGGGGATCCAGTCCTGAAGCCGGACCCACCCGCCAGCCGTGTACACATGGGTGTAGCCGGCTTGCCGGGCGGCGACGATCGCCTCGTTGCGGTTCATTAGGCCACCTCGTAGTCCTCGCTCCCGCATTCCGGACACTCCGGCCACGGGGTCTGGTTGACGTCGACCGAGAACGCGGCCCCGCACTCCTGGCAGACCAGGGCCATGCCGGGCTTGGGATCGCGCGTGCCCTCTCGACAGGTGAACGGGGGATGCTGGGTGAGGCAGATCGGGCAGAGCGGCTGGCTCATGCCAGGATCTCCCCATTGAGCTTCCCGGGGCGTGCCGATCCGCCATGGACTACGGCGGTGCCGTAGCCGTACCAGTGCGCGCGCCCATCCGGGTTGTAGCGCTCCATGACGATCCGCCGTGCCGCGTCCACATGGGCGAGCGCTTCGGAGTGTTCTGTGAACGGGCCGACGGCCAGGACGTGCCGGGACCCGTCGATGATGCTCACGTAGTACGACGCGGCCTGATAATGGGTCTCGCCGCAGTGGCAGTTGAGGCCAGCGAAGATCACGGCTTCCTCCACAACTTCGTGACGGGGTCCTGGTACATGCCCTGACAGTCGCCGCACTTCGTCTCGGGCGGGACCACGCGGATGCGGCCACAGCCCGCGCAGGGCGGATAGCGCACGGGATACAGCGGGCCACGGACCCACACGCGGCCCCCGTCGCCCGTCTCAAGCAGATAGCGGGGGGACTTCCGGCGTTGCTTCTCGACGACGCGCCCGACCGTCCCGCCAGGCGTGCGGACGAGTTGGTTCATGCCGGCACCCACCCGGACCGCTTGAGGTACTTCTGCCACACGCCATCGTGATAGCGAATCTCGGTCGTGCCGCGAACGCGCGGGGGCGGAATCGGCTCCGAGGTCGCGGTGCCCTCGTGCTCGCTCTCGGCGATCAGATAGCCGCCCTGCTTGTACGCCTGCCAGTTATCGGTATCGCGGACCCAGTCCATCACGAGGCCGGATGCCGGGTCGGGGGCGAATGCGCCGTTGCCGGACCGGCGAAAGCCCTTGACCTTGTACGTCACGATGTTGCGGATCGGCTCGGCATACCGGGGATAGGAGTGAACGAGTACCCACTCGCGGCCTGGATCGTGGCCGCTGCCGGTGAGTTGGAGCGTGGCTTGTAGACTCATGGACTACTCCTGTCGCTCCGGCCGCTCGAAGGGGAGGGGGACGCCGAGCATGGCGCGATCGACCTGCTTGAGGGCTTGCAGGTCGTTGGCGGCGAGCCAGGCCCGGATATTGGGGTTGCGGGCGATGACACCGAGCGCGCGGGCGATCGGGTCCTGTGGCGGTGATTGTGCCCGGCCGTAGGCCCGGTTGATGTTCCACCGCTGACGAACGCCGACCAGCAGATCCTCGATCTCCTCGTCGGTCAGGATGAAGCTGGCGCTGCCCTCGTGGTGAGTGATGACGAACTCGGTCTGGATGCCGCCCTCGTCCAGATCGAGGTCTTGGAACTCGAACTTGATGCCGTTCATGACCGGGCCTCGGCTCGCGCCTCGGCCGCGTTCTCGTCCGCGCGGGCCGCGCAGGTGGGGCAGAGCGGGAAGCGGACGTGCACGATCGCGGGCTCGCCATCGCGGCCCCACCGGAAATCGGTGTCGACGCGCGTCGCGAGGGCGCGGCACGGCACCTCCCGGAACTTGGGGCCGACGATCCGCCGGCCGACGCAGCGCTCGCCGGGGTTGGGCTTCGTGGGAAAACGGAACGGTTTGGGCATGAGGGACTCCTTCTCGCGCGATTCTGAAATTCAGAACGACGCCACGACCTGTGGCATCCTTCCGGGGTGGAAACGCGGCAGTGCGCGACCTGCCACGCCAGCAAACCCCTGACCGACTTCCATACCCGCCGCAGCCGGCGGATGCGGGCCGGACAACCCTACATTTACGAGCACACCAGCACCGTCTGCAAGAGCTGTGAGCACCAGACCAAGACGGCCTGGCGTACGACGCCGGAGGCGAAAGCGGCCGAGCGCCGGTTTCGCCTGACGAACGAGAAGCACCGGAACTACCGGAACACCGAGGCCGGGCGGGCTACCCTCGAGCGCTACCGGGCCAGCGCGGACAACCTGCTGCGCCAGAGCCGGGCGGATTACAAGGCGCGTGGGGGCATCGGTCCGATCACGCTGACGGTCGAGGAGTTGGGAGAACTCCTCGCCACCTACGGGCTGCTGTGTGCCTACTGCCGGGTGCCGCTCCGGCGTGAGGCCGAGGTCGGCGATCCCCAGAAGCTCACGCTGGACCATATCGAGCCGATCGATCGGGGCGGGGGGCACACGCGGGCCAACGTCGTGCCCGCCTGCTTTCGCTGCAATGCGCGTAAGAGCACGGTCGCGTTGCGCCCGTTGCCGCCGCCGTCAAAGTCATCCGGCGTCTGAGATCGTCCGCAAGAACGCGGTCGCCTCGGGGTCCTCGACGCAGGATCGCAGGAACGCGGCCGACGCCTCGATATCCATCGGCCACTTCGACGCGATCGCCGTCTCGCAGTCCTCGCTGTCGTAGTGGCACGCGCCCCAGGGGCCGAGGCAGGACTCCGGGAGCACGGCGTCCATCTCCCACTCGCCGGTTTCGAGATCCTGGTAGGCCACCGTGAAGGCGACCACGTGGCCGTTTTCCAGCCGGGCACAGACCCAAAAGCAACCGCCGCCGGTGTGCTCGATCTGGACGGGATGGATAGCCCGCAGCGCCTCGAGGAACGGGCCGAGCGCCTCCTCGTGCGTCTTGCCGGAGAAGTAGCACCACCGGCAGAACGTGGTGACCGGACTCGGGGGATCGAACAACTCGTGGCAGTAGATGCACTCGATCACGGGGCCTCCTTCAACAGGGCCTTGACCGCGCGCTTGACCGCGCGGACGTCCTGCTCCGTCCACTTCTCGTCGATATCCGGGAGCAGTCCCGCGTCGGCCTCCATCTGTTCGAGCAGATAGGACCGGACGGCCGCCCGGGGGCGGATCGCGCGGCCCTGCTTGATCAGATCGGCGAGCCGCCCGAACGCCTCCTGCATGGCGTTGCTGCGGGAGATATAGCTGCGGTAGCCGAGCTCCTTGGCCTGCTGATCGGCCTCCTCGCGGTCCATGTCGCCGTGGTTGTCGATCGTGTTCCAGAGCACCTGGACGGCGAGATCGGCGATGGCGCTGTCCTTCTCGAAGCGTAGGGACTTCATGGCACCTCCGTCACGCAATCACAGCAGCCGAGACAGTGCACTGCGCAGCCGCTCTCCCGGACGTTGAAGCTCTCCCCGCACTCGTCGCACGCGGGGCGCTCGCCGTCGTCCTCGTCCTCCTCTCGGTCCTCGCAAATCTCCCGCCACGCCGCGAGCGAATCGGGTCGCGAGTCATTCTGACTTTCAGAATCAGTCGCGGGGTGGCTGGATCATCCGCCGGGCCGGGAGATGGACCGGGGTGCCGTCGGACAGATGGCGCTCGTTGGGCTCGTGATCGAGAAGCCGCGCCAGCTCGCAGGCGGCTCGGAGCTGATGCGTGTCGGCGGTGAACGCGTGGCTCCGCCAGAAGGCCCGCCGGCGACGCCAGAAGGCGATGTCGGCGCGGGCCTGATCGAGGCCGAGGCGGGCGCGCAGGAAGCGATCGGTGGCGCGCTTGAGGCGATAGCGCAGGATTACGAGGGTGCCCAGCATGCCGAGCCACGCCACCGCGCCGAGCCCGACGGCGATCCAGACCGCGCGGGTGACGTCGGGCAGGGCCGTGAGCATGAGGGCCTGATCGAGGCCAGCCTGCGGGGAGATGTTGCTGGGTCCCACGTGGCCCGGATGGGCGAACGCGGGGAGCGGGCAGCACAGCAGGGCGATCGCGACGAGCGCGATCCAGACACGGGGGAACGTCATGGAGTAGCCTCCTGTTCGGGTTGGGCCGGCCGACACACAGGGCACAGGCACGGCGTGTTGAGGGTGGACGTGATCCCGGGGACGGGGAGATGCAGCGCTCTGATCTCCTCGTCGGTGAGCCGCAGGCCGACGATCTTCTCGCTCATCAGTCCACGTACGTCACGGTGACGCCGTGCGTGGCGAAGATCGAGGCGATCGTGGTCTCGCGGACGGTCTCGGAGACGCGATCGATGAAGTCCTGGTCCTCCAGCTCCACCTCCTCGCCGGCCAGGGCATCGTTGATCTTCATCAGGTTGGCGCAGTCCACCCCGTCGGTGGGCTTGGTGCCGGCGGTCTCGGTCGGGATCACCTCGTCGCCGGAAAGAATCTGCACGCCGGGGCTCAGGAGCCACTTCCCGGATTCGGGGATGGCGGCGGCGACCTGGCTGGGGGCCTCGCGGCCCTGGATCACGGCCGGGTCCACGCCGAGGGCGCGACAGTAGAATCCGAGGCAGCACATCATCCCGCTGTACGGGTTGAGCAGATAGGAGTCCTCCCGCGAACCGCGCTGCCACTGTGAACGAACGATGGTCAGGTCCATTACGCGAAGGCCTCCCCCTCGGCGTAGTCGGTGTCGACGTAGATCGCGGCGGGGCCGAGGCGCTGCCCGCCGAGCTTGAGGTACTGCCAGTCGAGCACCTTGGGGTTCTCCGAGAGCAGGCCGCTGAACCAGTCCATGGCGGCGGCCTCGGAGTCGAGCTTCTCGGATGGCTGAACGACGATCTGGACGGTGGCGATGTAGGTCGGGACGATCTGTCGGGGCATTACTCGAATCCCTCCTCATGGGCTTGATGGATGCAGGCCCCGTACGCGGCCAGCGCGGCGAGGGCCACGAGGCCGACGAGCGCGGCCGCGATGCCGCACCCTTCCCGGCCCGAGCAGATCACGGTAGACGTGAGATCGGCCGGGACCAGGCAGGTGCGTTGCTCGCCAACCACGTTGGTCAGCGTGCGGGCACAGCCGGTGGTGAGTAACAGCAGGAGCAGCAGGACGGCGGTCGGGCGCATTCTGAAATCCAGAATCGCGCGACGGGGGCTACTTCTTGATCACGTTCAGGTTCAGCGCGAGGCCCGCGTTGGGGCCGCCCGCCTCAAGCCGGGTGAAGCCGCCGGTGGAGGCGACGGTGCGGGACTTGCCGGTGCTGCTCAGACCGAAGTCCTTGGTGAGGTCCACCTTGATGGTGAGGGTGCTGCCGACGACGGTGATCTCGACGTTCTTCATGGCTTTTCTCCTGTTTGACGTGGCGTGCGCGGCCAAGTCGACGCGGGTCTGAGATCAGACTAGGTTAGGGGTGGGACAGCTCAGGCACAGCACTTCTTGAACTTCGCGCCCGATCCACAGGGACAGGGCGCGTTGCGCCCGACCTTGGGGGCCGAGCGGATCGCTGGCGGGGGCGCGTTATGGCTCTCGATGCGGATCAGGGGCTTGCCCGCCACATCGACCATCATCTTCGCGCACGCGGCCTGGAACAGTGCCTCCGACACGCCGACGATCAGGGGGCGGCGACGCTTCACGGTGTCGAGGGTGAGGCCCATCACCGGAACCCCACGATGAACATGCGGGCCTTCGCCTCGGTGATCCCCTCGGCCGCGAGCGCGAGGGCCATCAGGCCAGCGAACGTGTAGAGCCCCTCGGTCTCGGGATGCTTGTGGAGATCGGAGACCATGGACGTGACGGCCTGCTGCGGATCGGCCGGGAGGTACTCGAGGGCGCGGTCCTTACACCATTGCAGGTGCTCCGCGCGGGTGGTGGTCATCATGCGGCGGTCCTCCGATGATTCTGACTTTCAGAAACGCGCTGAAGGAATATGACCGATTCACGGACACTGTGCAACCCGGCCCAGGGCGTGTCCCAGCGCACATAGACATACTCCGGGGCGGAATGGAACGGGGCCGTTTCCACGGCCGTGATGGTGCCCTGCATGTCCGAGCTGGCGGTGTAGGCCACGCGGTCGCCGGGGATCAGTAATTGACGACCCATTGCAGGACCTCGATGATCTCGCCGGCGTACTGCGCCCAGATGGGGTGCTCGTGGCTCGCCTGGACGGCGCGCCGGAGATGCTGGAGAAAGTGCCGGGCCTCCTTGTGCCGGCCGACCTCGTCCATCAGGCGCTTGAGATCGTCCAGGTCCTCGGCGTCGAAGGGCTTGGAGCAATAGAGCGAGCCCTCCGTGACGCTGCTCTCCTCGAACACGATGGCCCGGACGCGGGCCGTGACCAAGTCCTTGATCTGGTCGGTGGGATAGCCCTGGAGGGTGTCGTACTCGCCGAGATCGACGTCGGGGCCACGCACGGCGGCGAGGATCTCGTAGGGGCGCTCCTGACGGTGGCGGCCCGCCTCGATCACGAGGCAATTGAACCAGGGAGTGAAGGCGCTCACCGGGGGCTCTCCGTGTGGGGATACTCGGTGTGGAGCAGCCGGGAGATGGCGCGCTCCTCCTCGAGGAGGGAGAAGTTGACGATCTGGATGGCGCGGTAGTACGGCGGCCGGCACATCGGCTCGTCGAAGCGGGCGTTGAGGAAGGCACAGGCGCAGGCCTGGGCATGGGTGAGGATCGACGTATTCGGCATGTCGCGCTCCTGTTCTGGATTTCAGAATCGGTCGGGAGGCAGGGGCCGGCACATGGCCGCGATGACCTCGTTCATGCGGACGAGGTCCTGGGCCACGGCGGGACAGACGGCGGCGGGCACCAGCATGGTCTCGGTGCGCGCGGTCCAGCCCAACGAGAGGACGACGATCAGCAGCATCATCGCGGGTGCCCGTAGCAATGCCGGCAGAGCAGGAACCCGGTGATGCTGTAGAACCACAGGGGCATGGGGCAGCGGCAGAAGCGGATCACGGGGCCTCCTTCTGGCGGGCGCGCAGCACGTCGGCGGCGACCCGCGCGGGCTCGACGCCGAACAGATCGGCGAGGAGTTGGGTGGAGATGTACTCGGCGATGGACTCGGGGTCGCGATCCAGGGGCTCGTCGTTCTGGGCGATCCAGGCCACGCCGATGCGGTAACTCGCGCGCTTCACCGCCGGGCCTGCTGCTTGCCCACCGCCGTCCAGCGGGTGAGCCAGACCTTCAGGTCGATGTTGTGGGGCATGCCCATGCCGTCGATCTCCGCGAGGAAGGCCTCAAGGCCGGGGCAGTCGTCGGGACCCCACGTGCCGAGCCAGTCGCGGATGCGGGAGAACGGCGTGGGCGGGTGCGCCAGCTCCTCGTAGGCCTCCAACTCCTCGGGGGACAGGGCCGCGCCGGACCGGCCGAGCTCGAGCAGGTCGTCGGGGTGGAGCTGCTCGTACAGGTCGCCGGGGAGGATCGCCGCCTCGAGGGCGGCCGGGTCCAGGGCGCTGATCCAGGTGCGGGTGCTGCCCTCGAGCCGCAGGGCCGTGACCACGCGGGCACCGGACAGGTTGAACAGCGTGACGGGGGTGGAGTTCATGACTCCCTCCTTGTTGAGATGGGAATGGGGAACGGCGCGCTGCCGGCGCGCGGCGGGCGATTCTGGATTCCAGAATCGCGGCGAACCTACAAGGACAAGTCGCGCTTGACGGCCGTCCACGGGATGCGCTTCGCGCACTCCGCGCACCGATTCGGGCCGGCGACGGGGGTATTGTTGGCATGGACGCCGAGCAGGCGATCCCCGGTCACGCACCAGACGCCATGCGGGCACCGATGGGGATAGTGCAACTTCCCGAACCGGGGCCGCTTCTTGACGTCGGTGCGGAAGCAGACATGGCACACGGAGAACGACTACAGCGGCTCGATCCGATAGCCGAGATGGGTGGCGAGGGTCTCGAGCAATTGCAGCGGGGTGGGGCCGACGATGGGCTCGATCATCTCGTCGTTGTCGTCGCCGCTGGCGGCGAACACGCGGAGATCGCCGCGCCAGGCCCGGTCGTGGGCACCGGCCGAATTGTCCAGGGCGAGGCTCAACTCGTCGCCGGTCTCGTTCACGACCTTGAGGCAGACCTGGAAGGCCGTGCCGGGGCGGATGACGTACCCGGCGATCATCGGGGCGTGGAAGAACAGGTCCATGGGGACTCTCCTTTCGATTCTGAGATTCAGAACTACGACGACACGGTGGTGAACACGGGGCGGAACGTCTTGCCGGACTCGCACCAGGCCGAGGTGACCTCGGGCATGACGATCAGCCGCATGGCGATCGCGGGGCAGGTGGCGGCCGGGACGGGGCGGGACAGGACATCGCCGGAGATGAGCATGACGACGAGGATCAGGGTCTCCATGAGCTCCTCCTAGCACTTGGCGAAGCGGGAGTTGGGGCCGACGCGGGCGAGATTGGCCACGTTGACCCGCGCGGGCATGTCGCGATCCCAGGCGATCGTGGCCAGCCGCGTCTCGGGGCCGAGTTGCGTGACCTGGGTGACTACCCCGCGCGCGTGGGCCATGTCGGAGTGGGCCATCCCGATGGACTCGAGGAACACCACCGAGTAGGCGACCTTGTCACCGGGGGAGACGGAGAACTTCGCGCTCATGTGACCCTCCTTTCGATTCTGACTTTCAGATAGACACCGGGGCCGGATTCGCGATCCGGGGCCGATGGCGGATTGGACCGGGGCCGCATCCCCGTTCGCGCAATCGCCGTGACGCGTGCCACGCGCGCGCAAGCCAGCAAACGTCTGATATGCGAAAACTTCTACCGACGACGGGCCTCTATCAGGGCGAGGACGGCGCGCAGGCGCTCGAGGAGCGGCGGGCGCACGTCGATCACGAGCCAAGGCAGCAGGATGCGCACCTCGACCTCGCCGGCGGGCCGATAGGCCGGCGGCGGGGGAGGCAGCGCGACCCGCGCGGGGAGGCCGCCCGGTGGCGGCGGCAGCGCGACCCGCGCGGGCAGCGGGATCACTGCGGGTTCTGGCTCTCGAGGTGGCGCTTGACGGCGCGCAGGGCGTCGCGCGAGACCACGCGGACGGCGATCACCTTGGGCTCGGGGCGCGGCTTGGGCGCGGGCATGACGGCGGACACGGAGCGATCCGCGTACACGCGATGGCGGATCTCGAGCTCCGCAGCGCGGCCGAGCATGGGCGGCGGAGGCGGCAGCTCCACCTGGACGGGCCGAAAGTCCGGCGGCGGGGGCGGGGCCTTGACGAACGGCGTGGCCTCGAACGCGCGCAGCTTGTCATACAGCCGGAACGCGGTGCGCAGGTAGTCGGCCGGATGGCCGTACGTGTACTTCCGCTCCGCGAGCGCCATGCTGATCGCGCCCGCGTGGTCATCGCCGCCCTTGCGCAGCCGACGCGCGCGGGCCAGGATCAGGTGTTCGTCTTTCATCGCGGCCTCCTACAGCCCCTCGGTGAGCACCAGGGCGAGCAGCGCGCAGCAGCACGCCACCGGCCACCGTAGCCGGATCAGGCACCACTCGATATCCGCCCCCCACGCCAGGAACATCTCGTCACTCATGGCCGGCCTGCTCCTTTGTCTGAGATTCAGAACCGTTCACTGCCCCGCCTCCGTCCACCACGCCCCCGCCCGCGACCCGATGGCCACGATCTGCCCCACCGGCCAGGTGCCCGTGATCCGCGACAGCCCGCACTGGCGCTGCCACGCGCGGAGATCGTCGACGGGTTCCCACCCGGCCAGCGATCCCCAATCCCCATCGGCGTACCGCGTGAGCACCATGCCCAACCGCCCCGCCGGCAACCGAGCTCCCTCGGGTTCCGTCCGCGTGGGCACATCCCGCCACCCGACCGTGCCGCCGATCACGCCGATCCGCTCGAGGGGCACCCGCGCTCGAGGCCGCGGCCGATACCCCGGCGGCTCCGGCGGGAGCTGGACCCGCCCATCCGATCCGATCTGCACCCCGATTCCCGCCATACTCGCGTTCCTCCGCGCGGCCTCTCGCCGCGCTGACTGTCTGACTTTCAGAACCGCGCCGCGCCCCGGCGCCAGGTGCCCGCATGGTCGGCCGTCAGCGGACAAACGAAAGGCGCGGCATCCGGTGCCCTGGATACCGCGCCTTGCTTCCCGCGTGGCCGCGCTAGGCCGCCTTGACCTTGGCCGCCTCCGTCGCGGCCGCCGTGTTGTACCGCTCCGTCACCAGCGTGAGGATTGCGTACGCTTCCACCAGCGTCAACTTGCCCTCGCCTACCGCGAAGTTGCTCTTGACGTACTCCGTTACCCGCGTGCCATACGGAGTCACGGTCGGTACGGACTTGACGGTATCCGCGCCCGCCAGCGTGGCACCGCACCGCCGGAGGTAATCCCAATCGGCCCGCGCGGACTTCAGCGTGGCCGCGTCGGATGCGTCGATCCCGAGACGGTCCCGCAGAAAGTCCGCGATGGTCTTGATCCCGCGCGTCGGATCGACAAACACGTTACGCAGCGTGTAGTTGTACGCCCACAGTTTCAAGGAATCCTTGTCCTTGTCGGACCGGAACGCCTTGAACCGCTCGACCATGACCGGCTCGTCCGCGCGGAGCGCCTTGACTTGCTCGGCCACCGCGTCCGCGTCCGCCGCGCGCTGATGCGTCGTCGCGCCCGTCTTCGCCGGATCCGCGTCCATGCTGCCTTGCAGCGGCGCCGCCGGAATCTCCGGAATCGGAGTCACCGGAGTCACCGCGATATCCGACACCTTGCTTCCCTTGTCCTTGGCCATTTCAGACACTCCCTCTGGAAAAGTCTGAATCTCAGAAAATTCTGAAAATTCAGACATGCCCCGGGCCGCGCCCGTCGCGCCGCCCGTCCGCATGGACACTCTCCCGACCCCATGCCGGGAGAGGGACTCAGAGGGACCGGCCGCGCCATGCGTCGCCTTTGCCTGCCTGCCTGCCCTCACCGGAATCACCACCTTTCAGAGTCTGAATCTGCCTACCCACGTCCGGAAGAAAGACATGAGCGAAAGCAATGCCAGTGCCAAACCCTGACACCCTGCGTTGTCAGGCACTTGCCCGCGTGCCCTCTCCCGCATGCCCCGCGCCAGTGCCCTGAATGAGTAACCCGCTACCCTATCCCGGCATTCTGTCGGGTATCCAGTGCTCAATCACCACATGCCGCGCCGTGGTCTCACGGTGCCGCGTGTCTTTCGGACAGACACGCGGCACCGTGCCCGCCATGCCTTGCCTGCGGCCCGTGGTGGCGCTCAGGCGGGACTTTCGGTCCCCGGTGGCCGCGTACCCTGCCAGTCGAGCCTGCGGCCAGCCACGCGGCACCTGGTGGCCGAGAGCTCGGCTCGCGAGCTGCCCGGACCCCCCCCACTTGTCCCGGAGGGTCGGCCCGCCCCCGAGGCGGCCGGGGGCCGCACTGTCCCTCCCACGCAATTCCCCCAATTTTCCACGCATTTCTCACATTCCTCTGGGGGCAAGGTCTGGGGTGGGGGGGTTCCACGTGGAACGGGTTCAGAACCTCCCCGGGGGGTGTTCAGAACAGGGGCGGGGGGAGTTCAGAACAGGGCACGTGGGGGTTGTGGACAGGGGCATCGAAGGGGCTTCGGAGGGGCTTCCCGACGGGGCCGGATGTAATACACGGGGGGCGGATGTAATACACGGTTGACGGTGTCATACGGTTCGATGTAATACAGGGCCGTGGATGTAATACAGGGGGGTGGCGAGATGGCGGTGATCACGATACGGATCCCGGAGGCGTTACTGGCGCGGTTGCCGAAGGAGGGGCGGAGCGCCTGGTTTCGGGAGGCGGCGGAGGAGAAGTTAGCGCGGGGGGCGACGCCGGAGGCGAAGCTGGTGAAGGCGGTGCGGCCACGGTTGGAGCGGATGACGAAGGGGGAGATCGGGCAGGCGATAGAGCGGACGGAGGCGGTGTTGGCCGAGTCGGTGGTGCGGGAGGCCTGGCCGGCGAGTCGGCTGTGTGGGTGGCACAAGAAGTCCTACTGCGAGGATCCGCGATGCGTGCGGGAGCGGGCGGGGGGAGGGGCGGATGCGGCTGAGTGAGGGGCAGCGGGCGGGGTTGGCGGCGGTACTGAGGAAGTCGCGGCGGAGGCGGTGGCGGCCGGGGGAGGTGGAGGAGTTGGTGGGGCTGGTGGCGACGTGGTTGGAGGGGGAGGAGAAGGGGCGGGAGCGGGCGGTGATCAGCGTGCGGTCGGGGCGGCCCTGTCCTCACGGGTTTCTGCTGGGGGTATGTGGGTACTGTCTGGGGGCGGCGGGGAAGATTCCGGAGGTGCGGTTGCCGGACCGGAGCCGGTTCGAGCCGAGGGGGCAGGGGTGATGGGTGTCGGCCCCGGGGTGGTGGCGGGCGGCGAACGAGGCGCGGCGGCAGCGCGGCGGGATCAAGGGGCGGGTGGTGCGGTGTCATCCGGGGCGGCCGCACGAGGCGAAGGGGCTATGCAGCGCGTGCTACGAGCGGGCGCGGAGGAAGGCGAGGCGGCGATGAGCGTCGGAGGGGCGTGATGGGCGAGGAGCCGGCGACGGTGCGGGAGTTGCTGGGGCGGTGTTCGGATGTGGGGCTGACGGCGGTGATCGCGCTGGCGTTGGAGGAGATGGAGCGGTGGGAGCTGAAGCCGCGGGGGGTGTTGAAGATGGGGAGGGAGTGGGGGGTGGTGACGGGGGAGTACGACCCGCCGGGGGAGCGGGCACGGAGGAACTGATGGGGCGACGGCGGACGACGTTCGTCTGTGGGCCGATTCCGGGGGGGCGGGGGTACTTCGAGTTCATCGAGCACGCCGAGCAGAAGCGCAAGCGGAAGCGGTGCGAGCCCGGCTGTTTCTTCTGCGCGGTGGATCGCCACCCGGAGCGCTACGAATGTGTCGACGGCCGGTGGGTGGACAAGGTCCTGGTGAAGGCGCGCTGATGCCGTACCCGGAGCCGACGACGTGGCAACTGGTGAAGGAGTACGCAGGGGTCGTCTGGCGGCTGTGGCGAGCGCGGCGGGCGTTGCAGCGGGCGGAGGCGGCGGTGGGGGTCGGGGAGTTTCAGGTGGGGCACCCGCAGGTGATCGAGACGCGGGAGGAGTGGGAGCGGTACAAGGCGTGGGCGGCGGCGCAGGTGTGCTCGGGCTGCGACACGCCCGGGTGCGGCCCGGGGTGTGGGCGGAGGGCCAGCGAGCGGCAACCGGGGGAGGGGTGGTGGGTGACGGAGACGTGCTGCTGGGCGTGTCACTTCAAGCACGTCGCGCGCGGCGAGGAGCTGGATCGGCCATGAGCCCGGAGCCGGAGGACGCGACTGCGCCGTCCTGCGTCGGGTGCACGTGGGTCCGGTGGAAGAAGACGGCGTACGAGTCGTTGCCGGTGTGCGTGCATCCGCGCGCGGCGGTGACGGTGGGGGATCCGGTCTACGGGTTCACGACGCGGGGGTGGCAGTACTGCGCTCAGGCGCGGGAGGCGGAGGTCGGGGTCTGCGGGCCGGAGGGGCGGCTGTGGGGGGCGGGGCATCCGCGCGGGCTCGTC